AACTTTCTATTTTAATCTAATTTCAACAGCATTATCATTATAAACCATTCCCATCCAAACCTTATCACCATCTACTTTGGTATAAATCTTCAACCCCCACTTTTCAGAGAACTCTGGGTCTGTTTTACATTTGTTGATGAACTCTTCTTTCATTAGTGTTGGTAACTTAATTGATGTAGGACCAATCCCATCATATTCTGAAGTTTCAATACTACTCCAATATCTCTCATACACCTCATCAATAATCTGTTGTTGTTCTTTATTCATGACTTTGATAGGTTGTTCCGTTTTCATATTTTTTAATTGTATTTTCTAATTCGTGAAACATTTGTTTTATTCTCATCCCAAGTTCATATGGGTCAGCGTGTTTAACGCTTTCAAGTGTTATTTTATGATTCGCTCTGAACCATTGTGGTGTCTTTGATTGTTTCTCCTGACCCCACATCCCTTCATATTTTCTATATCCCACATCATGCATTGTAACCAAACAATCAAATCTGATTTCACATACTCTTGTGGTGTCGGCGGTGATTTCAGGTACCGGTGTTATTTCTGTATTATTCATATTAATTCTAATTCGTGTTCATAAAAATAAGGACAGCACCACTTTGGGGTATCACATTTCAGTTTAACCATTGTTCCTTTATAACAACCAGTTTCAACTACCGTTGCCATACCTGAGTATCTTGTCTTAATTCTGTCCCCTGTTTTGAGGTCGCCAAATGTTATTTTCATATTCGTAATTATTAGTTATTAATCCTATAATCAATAATCCCGTTTCTCACAAGTTTCTCTCTTTTGGAAAAACAATTACCTTCACCTCTAATATATCGTAATGAATAACTGCCATTGAAAGTGTCAATGAAAAAATCTGCGTCTTCAGGTAATGAATGTGATTCGCGTATCCATTCACCATTTATTTTCTGCATACTTATATCAAAGTTTTTTTCATTGACTGATTCTCCACAACCAGATAAAATAAAAACCGTTAACAAGACATAAAAAAAATGCCGAGTTATATTCATATTAATTTTCATCTTTTTCTTCGTAGTTATCAATTTCGTCTTGTTTCAATTCATATTGAGTGTTCACATAGTTCTCAAGTTCCTCGGCAATTTGAATGTACTTCAACCTGAGTTCGTGAAACTTCTCATCCTTAATTTCTTCAAATGATGAATAATGACGGAAACAATAATCAAATCCCTCATCTCTCATCTTTGCGTTAAGGTAAGTCAAATCATCAAGTTCTTGGTGAAGGTCGTTAATATCTTTCATTTTACAAATTTAAGCCTTTTTTAGTATTCCGTCAATAAGTGGAGTGTGTGATTCAGCATCATAATGTATTGAATTAACACCAACATCTAAAACATTCTGAACAAGGTGGTCACACATATAAACATCGTGACTATATGTTTTAACATAATCATCCTCTTTAATCTTGAGCTTGTCGGTCACCTTATCTGATTCATCAAGAATTTGACTGACGATAACATCTTGGAGGGGACTTTCACCTTTTAATTTTCTAATTGATTTTATTTCAATCGGATTATCATTGTAATCAAGTGCTCCTGTTACAGGACGAAGCCTATGCGTTTTTGAATATCCAATTGTTTCAATGTCAACTGATAATACCTCATCTATTATTTTATCTTCATCAATCAGTGTCCCATGACTAGTTTTTTCAACCTCAAAAGTTATGACAGCATCCGCCTCTACGCAGAATTGAGAACCTACTTTGTCGGTTGTTTTCGCCTCGTTATTTAGGACCTCACCCAACCCTTGCGATATTGCTATGTCAGACCCGGATGTTGTTTCCACCTCGTTATTTAATACATCGTCCACCTTCCACTGCCTTGGGGTGAGATGCATTTCCGTTGTTTCTATCTCGTTATTTAATACCTCATCCACCACAAATCTTGGTTTCCATCCATAACCATCAGTTGTTTCTACCTCGTTATTTAGGACCTCATCCACCTGATAACGACGGTCTAACCTTCGATGAAGAGTTGTTTCTACCTCGCTATTTAATACCTCGTCCACCTTATCCCCAAAATTCATAACACTTCCAACGGTCTTGAATATCTTGTTTGGATACTTTGATTCAAGTTTTTGTTTCTTGGTTAAAATCATATTAACCAGTTCACCTAATAAATACTGTTCCTTTTCAGCCTCCATTGAAAACATTGTTAGAGCCGTGGTAAAATGAGACCATCTCCACCAAAGGTGTTTGTCCACTTTGTGATATTCAAAATACCAATACCGATTCTCTCTGTCAATAAACCATACACTGTCGCGATAATAGATTATCTCAACTTTATAGATTTCATCTAAAAGATATTCGAATATTATATTTTTAATTTTATCTGATAACATTTTAATCTCCGATTTGGCGCTCGGGTACGCTTGTTGGTTGTTTGTAATCGTTAGGAGATTCGATGTCGTCAGTGTCTATTGTTTTTATGTTAGACAAACTTTGGAAGACATGAACCTTTACTCCAAAAATTTGAGCAATTTTTTGGATGACCTTTGTCTTGAAGTTAAACCATTTATTTTCCATTGATGTAAATTTTTTCTTTTAGAAACATTAGTAATTGTTTTGACTCACTGATTGTTCTATCCTCCTTTGTAAAAAGTTCCAACTCATCGTCGGTTGCCAATTCACAAATCTTATCAAGTTCATCATCATTAATCCGAAAAACTTTCATCATAACTCCATCCATGAGACCAAATACCCCGCGACCTGCGTCCATACTGTCCTGTTCTTGAAAATTGCTTTTGCGTTCTAACCTTGTCATATAATTAAATTTCAAATAGTTTCTTTAGACATTCCAATTGAGCTTCCTCATAGTTATCATAAACATAACTAGAAAATACCAATCCTTTATTTTCACTAAAATCTTTTACAAAAAATTTATATGTGTGTTTAGTTATTTGTTCTACAAACCCAAATAAATTTTTGTTTTCTCTAAACCATCTAAATGCTTGTTGATACAAAACATCATCAACATCGGGTATATCAAACCCATATTCTATGAGCCGAATTTTCAGCTCATCCGATATAAAATCTTTATCCATTTCTAATAATTTTACAAAGATATATCAAACATCCTTTTCAAACAAATAAAAGTCAGGTAAATTACCTGTTCTGTTGTGAAATTCAACGATTGACTTAATATCATCATCTGATATTATAAAATCCGGAGTTAGTTCTGACGAGCTAGATGAAATCATTTTTTCATTCTCATCAACAACAATTATATGTTGTGGGTTCGAGATTTTAGTTCTGTGATAAACATCTTTGGAATAAAAAGATAATTTTTTACCCATGAAGCTAACTCTCGATGGTGTATCCGTTTCAACTAATCTAATCTTCATATCTCTTCAATTGTACAGTCAGTTTTTTGTGCGAATGTCTTAATACCGTTTCCGTATTCTCTCACCACAAGGGGAAAATCAATCAGAGATAAAGTATCACTGCTGATATTATTTAAAATAATTTCCCCTTGTGGTATAATAATTTTTTCACCCAAAACAATGTCGGTCAAATTATGTTTTAGTTTTATAACATATAATTTTTTATCCATAATAATTTACTCCGATACTTGATACAAATTTAATAAGAATTTTTCCATTTTTGACAAATTCATCGAAATATCTTTTGGTACGTGTGGTGGTGAAAATATTTCTTTAACATCTTCTTTGGTTCTTTTGGCCAGTTGGTAAATTGACTTTTTTTCTGTACCAACATTATACAAACCACTAGCACCTCCTTCAATTAATTTAATAACTAAATCAGAAATTACTGGTGTATAATCGGCGTTTGTCATCACATCAGTCCAAGCACTATGATAAGGAAATGGATATGGTTTATGTGACAATCTACAAATCAAATAATTTTTCGCATGTTCTTTCAAATATTCATCAGCCAATAATTTAGTGAACATATACCAAGTATGGTCAAACAATGGTTCGTCTTCTTCGGTTGCTTCTGTTACCGAATTTTGATAAAGGTAATCGGTCGATATATGAACCAACTTCTTTCCGTAGTCATCACAATACTCCGCCAAGTAAGTTACTAACTCGTAATTGGCTTTCCAATGTTTGTCCTTGTCATCCGAATACGTATCGGTGTTTGCAATACAATTAACAACCACATCGTAATCGTCCATTTTATTTTTCCACTCATCGAAATTATCAATTGTAATTTCATGTTCAGCCCTACACAAGTAGTCCCATCCCGTTTGTTTAACAATTTCACTTCCCAACTTCCCTTTTCCTAACACAATCGCTTTCATATTAAAAAAAATTATTGTTAATTTGATGATAAATCCAAATAAAAATTATTCTCTCTTCTTTGCTGTAAAAGAGCCCAATCCTCATTTCCATGAGACCTATTTGTCATTTCAACTTCATCCCCTTGTATTAAACCATGATTATGATGAAATGGGTCAATGCCGGGTACAAAAACATTTCTACCTAATAATTTAGAAACTTCGGTGTATTCGTCATCACAAAAAAGAGCCTTATAAGACGGATGATATACATATCCAAATCTATCATAATATTTTTTACCCATCACACAATATATGTCCAAAGAATCGGACCATCTTGGGGTCTGAAAATGTATCATACAATCCAGACCATACTCCGATTTTTCAAATTGGTTTGCAATCAAATCATCATACCCATGAATAATTGGTGTCAAATCATCCTGTATATAGATTAAAATATCAAATTTTTCATCGTCCAAATCTGTGTTTATCGCATCTACTTTACTTTTATTATTTCTAAAATTTATCTTCTTCTTGATGGGTAATGACATCATAAACTCAATAATTTCAGAATTATTCATAGTTTTATCATCTATATCAAGAGAAAAAACAAATTTAACATCGTGTTTAGCTGATAATTTATCTATAAATTTTTGTGTTGTTTGTTTAAACAACTCGGGTCTTCCTCTCGAGGGGTATTTAATTAAAATGTTCATAATCTTTTAAATTCAGGTTTTATATATTTCCATATCATTTTATCATAATTCTTATTGTCCCATATCGCAAAGCATAATGCTTTCACCTTCGGGTCAATATTATTCAATGTCAAAAATTCCGCAAATTCTTTTTTGGTCGGCTCGGGATATCTATCGTTAAATTTACCGTAACGGAATTTGTCATGCATTTTTCCCGCGTATTCACTATAAGATAAATAAGAATATCTCAAATCTAAAACATACATCTTTATTCTTTTATAGAATTCATCAGGAACATCTTTCAGTATTTCCAAGACATCACGACCCTCACTTAACATTTCCCAAACCGCAGTTGTTGAGACATTTGTCATCAGTTTATGTAATCTTAAGTATTCTTCACCTTTGATTTTTATTCTTTCGCCGTTAGAAAATTTTATAACATACCCTTCTTTATTGTCGGGTATAAAATCTTTCAAGTGAGAAAAATTTTTAAGTTGGTCGTATTTTTTTACCAATTTAAACCCAAGATTATGTATCATATTCCTCAACCTGATATCATTTTCTCCATCATGTAAATCAACTTCGTATCCGGTTTTGGTTTCTATCACACCAATAAGGATTAAGTCATCATAATCATACTGAACCACTATTCTGTTTTCCTTATAGATTATCTCAAACAGGTAAGTGTAATTCTTGTGAAGTTTTTCATAATCATAATTCTTGAGAATCTCAAAACCTTTGATTGCTTGTTCAGATACAAATGACCCTCGGGTAGCCATAACCCATTCACCTTGATAATTAAATAGGATACCTAAAGAACCGTCCATTTTTTCATAAACATCAAATTCTTCTGTCGGAGTATGTCTTCCTTCAGTGTCATTGAAAAATTTACGAAATGGTCTTGCGATTATATTACCCTCGTCATCAGTTACAAGACCTCGAGTTTGTAAAGTTATATCATCCCATAAATTATCATACTGAACCTTTTCAGAATAATTCCAAATAGTCAAAGGAAGGGTCGGATGTACTTGTTTATACACCAATCCTTCCTCATAATATCTATTCAAAACCTCATTCATACCGCGAATATACGGCAAATTATCTATTGTGAATCGGATTACTACAATTTCCTTTATGACTTCCCCAAGTCGAACTACCTCCGTAAAAAATTATATACTCACAACTATCAATTATATAAACGGAGTATTCTGTATCTAATGTATCAACATCATATACACTAATTTCTTTTTGTTTTTCTCTACTCGTACATCCGACCAATAATGTCATTATACATAACAATATAATGAAAACAATGGACCAAAATAATCTTAACATAACTTTTCTATCGTACATTACCTAATAAGTGTTACATAACCGGACTCTTGTTTATTCTGTCCGAATTTATCTTTATATTCAATTATCCAATTATAGATTCCATTGTCACAATAGTAACCACTTCCACTATCACCAGTCCACCAAAGATTTGATGATTCATAAACTACCACACCCCACCTATTGAATACTCTCATCATTGGTCTATAAACTGACAATCCTCTGACTTCAAAAATGTCGTTTGTTCCATCACCATTAGGCGTAAATGAGTTTGGTGCGAAAAATCTCTGACAGGATTCGGTTTTTACGGATATTAATTTTGGTTCACTTTCACAACCAATCTCGTCGTAAGCAATCACCTTAACAATATAAGTTCGTGTAGTATCATACCATTCGATTGTCATATTATTTTCGTTCGATAATTGTTTAACTTCGTCGATAAACCATCCGTATGTTACACCAACTGTATCTTCAGCAATATATGTTTGAACTCCCGAATCAAAACAAAGGTCAATTAACTCGGCACTATAAATAATATTTGGAGCTTCGTATTTTCTTTTAACAACAACCTCAACTTCTTCTTGGATGTCACATCCGTGAATATTAGTAAGGTAGGATGGATGATATGTTCCAGGTTTGGTTCCAACAAATGTGTTTCCATTCATAAACTCTGAAGACCAACTTCCACCTTGCGGAAACGGTATAATCTCATCCGACGAATTTAAGCACATTGAAAATGAGTTATGATTGAATATAATATCGGGTATGATAAGTTCAACTTCACAAGTTTTAATTACTCCGACACATCCTTCCTCCGTAGTTTCTTGTACCGTAATTGTATATGTTCCAGGAATGTCCCCCCAAATAATTTCACAATCTTTTGTGAGGTCAGTAGTTACAAGTCCTCCACCTGAAACTTGCCAATCATATGTGGAAGTAATATTTCCTGTAACTGAATACATTACCTCTGAACCAGTACAAGTTGTGTCAGGACATGGGATAAAATTATGGGTTATGTCCCCCATACTGAAATAGTTACAAGTTCCGTCATCACATCCCGCAAGTGGATTGAAGTTACAGGCAATTGGGTCGGTACATCCACCATAAGTACAACTACCGTCATCACAGGGTGCGTTTAAATCAAAGTTACAGGCAAGTGGGTCGGTACAACCTGGTAAAATACAACTACCATCATCACAAGCCGCGTTGGCATCATAGTTACAAGCCGCAGCGTTTGTACATCCATATGTGTTACATCCAACCTCTCCAATAAAAATACTAACAGGTGGGTCTTGACCTACACAATCGGCATTACCCCAACTCCCCATAGTACCATCAGAAAAGTTTTGTACCTCAATATTTAAAGGGTCACCACTATTACCCGATGAAGTAAGTTCGACACAGAAAGTCCAAACACAATCTCCATTCATACAATAGTCACCCCAGTCATTACCGGGGTTACCATCTGTTGGGCCTGTCGGACCTTCAAAGAAATAACCAGGACCTGCCACCAAACCTGTGGCATCAGAAGTTACAGTATTCATCCATAACCAAGTTCCGCTTGCATCTGCGTCAGCAGGGGTACTTAAATCAAATGTAAGAGCTCCACCACATTGTGAAAATGAAGTTAGAGACGATAGTAAAATTGATAGTAATAAAATTAAATGTTTCATTCGTAATTGTGTCTATAATGTCTAATTAATCCTTCTTTAGCGTCGTTTCTAAATATAACAAAATCTTTTATAATTCCAAGCCACCAAATAGCATTTATACCGTGGAAAGGAGTGAATGGGTGAATCCCATCCTCATCGTAGGGAGCAACATATCCGTAAATAAGACTCCCGATAATTGCTAAAGTCATTAACCAAAATATTGGTTTTCTTCTTAACCACCAAAAATAGTGAAACAAAAAGTAAAATGGATTACAAGTTTTCTTTTTCCATTTTCTATCCTCAAAATGTAACTCATGAAACCCCAAATATGAAGCCGACCCTATTTGAGCGGTCCTCCATAAAAACTCATGAAACCAAAGTGGAATCATGGTTGAAAAAACAAATATCGGTAGAGTCCATTCGGGAACATAATCTGAATATGTTGTAAAACAAGCAACAGGAATGTAGAATGACAAAAAACAAATTACACCTACTAACCACAAGAAATGTATGTTCTTAAAATTACTTAATATTTTACTCATTACAGTTCTTGATTTTTATTGGTATTAATAATTTCCGCAGGTTTAACCATAGCCAATCCTACTTCCCATATAATAAACTTAATAGATAAGACGATAGTCCAATCGTTTTTCCCCATTACTTTATCGTAATAATGTAATTGGGGTGAGGGTAACAAAACAATTTCTTTGTGAGATTCACTCAACAATACTTGCGAGAAAGGGTTTAATTGTATTTTCATTTGAACAAATGTAAGTGAAAAAATATATGGTATCAAAAAATATTTTTTATTTTTTTTCTGTTTTCAATCGATTTGTTTCATATATTTGTACCATCAAACAAAATTAATAATTTTATATAAACATGGCAACAAAAGGTAATTCACGAGGTCGTTATATGACCAAAGTAGGTCACTACGACATTTATGGTAAAGATTCATTCCGTCCAAAAAAAGATGGGTCATCCAAACACATGGGTCCCGAAGTAGCATCAACTGACTTTCAAATCTATCACGCCAAGAAATTGGTAGAAAAAGGATTTAAAACTCAAGAAATGGCAATCGAACGAGCTCACGTCTTGGAGAAGAAACGATAAAATTAAATTAACCAAATAATTAAAAACCCCTACTAAAAGGGGTTTTTTTATATATTTATCTGAAAAACTATGCTAATAACTATCTTAATCTTTATCTCACTAATTTTTATTGGTTTTCTAATTTCTTGGAAAAATTACAAAAAACTTCACAAGGATGATGAGGATGGTGTTGAATTAACTGAATTATCTATTAACGCCCCGACGCCAACTCCAGTACCTGAAAAAAAGAAAAGGGGTAGAAAACCAAAAACTCAATCGTAAGGATTGTCCTCATCGGCTAATCCCATTACCACACCTTCGAAAAAACTTACGATGTGGGGGACATTGTCTCCCGCGTCTTCTAATAAATCTTTTTGTGTATTTAAGTTTTCAAACTCAATTGATGTGAGTTCTTCATTCTCATCGGTAGTTACAAATCCGGTGTATTCATTTTCCATAAACACAACTTCACCCAAGTATTCATGACCATCTTCAGTTTCAATTGTTTCAAGTAATGTAAATGAAACAGTGGGTTCTTCTTGTGATTCAAATGTTACACCTGGTCTATCTCTGAATTTTGGTTTATCATATTCTAATGATTTACCCGAACTAAAATCTTGTAACTTTTTCTTTTGTGATGGAGACAATGATTCTTCCCCGTGTTTTGAAATTTGGTCAAGAATTCTATCAATAATGTCCTGTGACGTTGAATCAACTTCCGACAATAATTTAACTATTCTACTTAATTGTTGCTCTGTAACAACAATAGTTTTTTGTTCTGTTTTTAATTTCTTTCTCAATTTGATTAATACTATGTTGATTCTTTCCTGTAGTTTTTTAAACTCGTCAGAACCTGATTTTATTTTTTTATCTTTGACAAATTGATTAACTTCTTTTACCGCGTCCTTTAACTCATCTAAATTTTCAGAATTGACGATTTTCTTTTGAAGTTTCAAGTAATCAAGATTTTCCATACTAATAAATACAAAATTATCTTTTTCTGTAAATAAGATATTGATTTGGTCTTGTCATATTAGTTCTTACAACATCTCCATTTGCGTTAAATAAAAATTTAACTGTTTCTCCAAAATCATTTACATGAAAAACATTTCTACCTTTTATTTCTGAAATTTTATATTCTAAAGTGTCGTTATCATAAAACTGATACAAGGTTGAGTCGGATACGGTCCAAACTCCTGAATGATTTTTTTCAAGTCTTTCCTTACCATTGTAATCAATAACCAAATTATACTCGGCATTAAATTTTTGTCCAAAAGACATAATGGACATCATCAAAAAAACCAAAGTAATTATCTTTTTCATTTTTTTTGTTTGTATATTATTGTATAAATATCAACAAGCGTGCCCATAGACTATTTATTAATATGGAAAAAAATAAATTAATTTCGGTTGTAAAAAAAATACATCAACCTAATTTCAGCAACATACAACCCACAGACATCTATACCTACTTTCATTCTACTTTCCCTTATAATAAATTAGCAGAGGGAATGACGGCTAAAGATATTATAATTTCTTCTTTTCTTTTACCGCTCGTAGATACTCCCGAAGTTTTAGATAAAAAGTATGATGAAATAGTTAATAATTTATTTGCCTACTCATTAATTGAAATAGATTTGGATTATTCAGAGACCCAATGTCCTCAATGTGATGGTGATGGATATGAAAATTGTGATTACTGTGATGGTACTGGCCGCGAAGAATGTAGTGATTGTAGTGGTAGTGGACGAGATGAGGAAGATGATACTTGCGGGCTTTGTGATGGCGATGGTGATTTAGATTGTGATTACTGTGCAGGCGATGGACAAGTAAATTGTAATGAATGTGGTGGTAGTGGAACTTACGACGATTATGATAAAAGAGAGATTAGTCAGTGGTTTTATGCCTCATATGATACAGAGTTAATGAATGAATTTATGGAGTTAGATGAATGGGATGAAATGGCACCTGACTCAATATACCCAAACAATAAAACTATAAGTTTAATGAGAGTCCAAACACCTATTGTAGAGCCTATGAATCAAACATTAGAGAAAGACGATACGTATTTTTACGAAGCGATAGATGAACCAAAGTTTGGAAAAAGATTGAACGGTAGAATAAATGTGGATAACTTGGGAGAGTTGGATTAAATCTCTTTGAAACTTCTTTTATCTATTCTTATCTCATTAGTTTCTGAGTCGTTAATATCGGTATAACCTTGTCTTCCCTCCCAATAATCTAAATCTCCGTTATATTCCATGGCTCTCGCTATTCTATATGGATTTCCATATGATTCTATTCGATGTGTCCATGAACTTGTCTGATAAACCGTCTCACTTACATCAATATCAAATTCATATTCCTTAATTTCTGGCCGTTCTAAATTTCCCACCAATCTATCATCAGATAATTTATTCATGTTCATTTTCAATACTGTCCATAAGAATTCATCATCAATATATTTTGGATTATCAATTATTCCAAAAATTTTGAGAGTTTGGTCAATAACAGTGATAATTTCATCACCAAATTCAGATTCTAACGAAATACTATTAGACTCACAATTTTCATCGATTTGTTTTATAATTTGAAACAATACTTTATCAGACAGTCTTTCTAATTCAGATGCCATATTCCGCTTCTTGTTGTGATACGTTTATATCGTTTTCACCAATATAATCGGTTAATCCTGAAGATAAATCATAAATCAAATCTTCATCAGCATATGAGTAAATTCTATTCATATGGAATATCAAATCAACGGACCATATACCTTCGGACCTTCTGATGTCAGCAATCTCTATTTTATCTATGTTATTTACAAATGCTCCGGTAAAATATTCCAATTCACCGGCATCATCCAAATCCCTATATTCTTCTAGCTTACCATCGAAGAATGATTGTAGGACCGACAATAAAGCCTGTTTTTTCTTTTCAGTTATTGTAAAAACCATTTTTTAGAAATTTTCTGTGGTGTCCTCAACTACATGGAATTCGTCAGATGGAAAATCTGTTGTTTCCTCAACTTGAGGTTCTTTTTCAATTATTTGAATTTGCGCAGGCTTACTACATCCATTCTCACCACATTTACATCCATCTCCAATGGTCAATGTACAACCAGCAAATAAAAATGAGAATAGTGATAACATAACTAATGACTTTTTCATATCTTTGTTTTTTTATAAATATCTTTGTACTATGAATATTTTCTTTTTAGATTGGGATGTAGAAAAATGTGCTAAAGACCATTGTGATAAACATGTGGTCAAAATGATTCTTGAGACGGCTCAACTACTTTGTTCGGCACATTACATGACCGACCAACCGACCGACCAAGTACCGTATAAGTTATCCCACAAGAATCACCCCTGTTCTATATGGACCAGGTCCTCATTATCGAACTATCTTTATCTTTGCGAACTTGGACTCGCCCTTTGTAAAGAATACACCAGTCGTTACGAAAAACGTCATAAATCACAGGATGTTATTGAGTGGTGTTTGTCAAATAAACCAACAATTAATGATGTTGGATTTACTGAACCACCAAAGGCAATGCCTGATGAATATAAAGTATCCGATGTTGTGGAGTCATATAGGAATTATTACCGTGGTGCGAAATCAAGTTTCGCGGTATGGAAACATGGATTAGTACCTAAATGGTTTTCTGTTCCATCTTTTTAACACCTAACCCCAATTGATAAAATGGGAGTTTGTCTTCCGTATTAGGAAACATACTGTTCATCGTATTGAGATATAATTGAAAATTACTTTGATTTACATCTACCGAACCAGTATCTCTTTTTTGTATTAATTGATTACTCAAATCAGTCATTTGTTTTCTTTTCTCGACATCATCGGTTAATCCACTGAAAGAAACATTTGATGGGTCTTGGGTTAAACTTTTTTGAACAACGTCATTTAGAAAACCGAGTAAGGTAGTTTCTACTGTAGTTAAACCTGAAGTTACACCGCTAGTACTAGTTGTGCCTGTTGTTTGTTCGGAAATAACCACACCTCTTTTATACAATGAAAGGTATCCAAACTTTCTTACTTCTTCATTTAAGTTAATCACAATATTATTTTATAATAAATATTGTTTTTTTTAAAATCTTGTTCTAATTACTTCGGCAACAGTATCGGCTAATTTGTCATAATCGGCGAATATTACTCTTTCGTCCGTATCATAACTAGTTTCACTCACAACTATTTTACCGGTACACATCCAAGGAAAACATCTGATTTGTTCAAAACATTTAAAATCTTCCGCATAATGTACGTTAACCATAACTTTGCTTTTAGCAATAATTCTGTCTCTATGCTCACCCCAACCATCCTGTCCATACATAACCCTCAATCCTCTACTTTGTAATTGGTACATCATATTGTATCTTCTTTCACTCATCCAACCAAAGAAAGATACATCATAGTCATAAGTGTTGTCAGGATTGTATGAAAGAATTTCCGCCCTATACTCATCGGTAGGTTCTAATTTAATCAATCTCGCTTTAGTAATCCCCGCTTGATTCATTAGATGAATGTTGTATTCGCTAAATGTCCAAACTTCATGGACCGCATCCCTATGTAGTGGGCCTAATACCATAGGGTCTTTCACAATATCTTCGGTTAATTGTTCAATCATAAAAGTTATGTGTTTTTCATCCCCATGAGAATGTCTTACTTGTATTGGGTATTCGGAGACAGGACATCTATCACTCCTCAAAAAATCATCAAGTTCTTTAACCACCGGTCCTCCTGGACTATGTACTATGTTCATAAGTTTTTTTATAAAAAATATTTGTAGATTTAAAAAAGTGAAGTATATTTGTACCACAATTTTAAACCCATACAATTATGAAAAACCCATTCAAAGCATTTGTTCTGTTCGCAACAATCATTTTGTCAATCCTGTTTCTCGGTTCTTGTTCATCACCTCAACGTGGTTACAATTATTCGGCACATGCAAAACGAGGACAAAAGCATTCAAAGAAAGTTCAGAAAATGAATAAAGGAAACGACTTGGTTCATTTCAAAGCTCCGTGTAACCGTCATTAAAAAAGGGGTCATAAGACCCCTTTTATAGTTTTAAAATCCAAACCACCTTAATACTTTATCAATAATATCCGAATGTTCATTTATACATTCCTCTAATATTTTAACGTCAGATTGTGGCATTTTATCTTTTGTATCGGGGCCCAATATCCCATCAGTAGGAAAAACTCCAATGTTACTTTGGTATTTTTCAACGGCTTTACTTGTATTATCACCGGCTAAACCATCAACTACTAAACCCGCATTCATTCTTTTATTTAAAAAACACTGAATAGATTTTGTAATATTTGCTTCCTCAGTTTGTTCCCGCAACAATGGTTTAACATCACCAAGTTTGGTATTAACAAGTTTATCGAAATTTTCGATTACAAGTTTCTTACCGCCAGTGTGTTGCTCACGAATTCTATTTTTTTCCTCTTCGGATAAGTCATTCAATAAATGTTTCATATCTTTTGTTTTATAATAAATATAAGGTTTATATCGTTTTTGTTATTGTAACCAAACCTGTTTTGAAATCTCCTACCGGTTTCACACTCAATATCAAATTGAGATTACCAATTTTACCTTTAGCAGATAAAGCTCCCGTTCCGATATTATACCCATCTGTTTGAATATGGAATAAATTAAGTTGGATTGGTGAATTATTTAACTTCGATAAAAAATCGTCAGGAGTAAATGTCTTATTATTAAGTTTAATCGTGTTAAATTTTCTGATATACTCTGAAAAATCCTCGGTCTCTTTAGGTTTAGTCAATTGCTCATCAATCAACTTTTCCATTTGAGATTCTGTTAATACAATCTTCATGTATATAAATATACAATAGATGATTACTGTGAGAGCAGTCTATTAATGTAATTCATAATTCGAATTTGTTGGGTTTCCAGTCTTCCGATTTGACTCAACTGATTTTGATTCAAATCAATACTTTGTCCTTTAATTTCGTTAATCTGATTACCCAATCTTGTGTGTTCGTTCAATAACTCTCCGTATTGTTGTGCTTTTTGTTCGTTTGTCATAAAAATAATTATAGTTTATATGAAAAAAAAGGGAAGATTACTCTTCCCTTTGTTCTGTTTAACGTGTTTGGGAAATTATTTTCCACAACCACAACCACCACCGTTTTTCATAGTACTATTTTTTTGTTAATGGTTTATTACTTATAAATAGTACTATAATTCAATTAATCGAAGTAACATTCTTGTTCTTCACCTGTAATCTTTTCTCTCATTACGTCGGATTGACTACATTCGTCATAAAGGGATTCGTACCATTCCTCATTCGTTGATTTCATGTCAGACCAATTCTCTTTAATGTAATCCTTAATTTGTTCCTCTGACATCCCGTTTAGTTCGGGATAATCCTCAACATTGATTTCAATTGGTTCGTGTACAACCATGGTATTATAATACTCTACCATTTTAACTGAAATTGTTTTCGGAGCGGTTACAATTGTTTTTTCGGCAACCTTTTTCTTTTTTTCTTTCTTTGGCGCGGCCATTTTTGCTTTTTCTTTTTTCATAGTTATAAATTATAAAGAATCATAAAAACTTTTTTCAATAGCATCAAGCTCTTCTTGTGTGAATTCATCGTCATCAGTTTCAATATCTTCCACTGAATCATAATCATCTCCTGAACGAACAACTATAGCAAATGTTCGTCCATCTTCCATTTCACCAAAATACTTGGTGAGTTTAAACATTAGTTGGGGGGTTTCAAAATTTATATTCATAAATTAATTATAGGAAAAAATTTTAAGAAAAAAAATTGGATATGAAAAAATTTAGTATATTTGTAGGAAATAATGAAAAATATATTCACATATATCATAGTAATTCTACTAACATCATCTTGTGTAACAAGAAAGAATGTTCAGTTGTCTGACGGTTCTCGTATTAGTAAAAAAAAATACGAACGTATTATTGATAATTCATTTGAACAAAGTTTGTCAGAAGTAACTGAAGATGATGTAAAACTTCTTGAGAACACAAATGTTGATGTAGAATTTATTATCGTAGATAGTATTTTTATCGACACCTTACCCAAAAATCGTTTTTTGGTATTAGATTTGCGTAATAATTTAACATACGAACAAACCATTCCTGTTGGGAGTGAATTTTGGGATTATAATACTGTAGGTGTTGTACAAATTTTAGATACTTTAGAATATCATATAACAAAATGAAACCACTATTAATTACCTCACTTTTTTTGTCCCTGAACATTTTTTCATACTGTCAATCCACAGAAAAAACTTTGGGCAATAAAGTAATGACAGTTGACGAATTAGAAAAAACTATGTTGGTTATTAAACCGAACGTAAAGACGTTCTCGATTGATTCATTCAATGTGTATTTTGAAAAAAATTACAATAAATACCGTAAATCAAAAGGTTTAGAATTTGTTTCATACGATAAATCAATCGTAAAGGTTGCAACTGAACAATCTTCTTACTGTTTGAAGAATGGTTACTTGGACCACAAACAACCTACATCTTCAAAAGAAGACGTTGATGAGAGATGCGATTTGTATGGTGTTAATTATGTTGACGTTCGTGAAAACCTAATGATGGGTCACATGATTTATCCCGTCCTTATTGTTTATGAAGAAGGAATGAATTATTATGACTGTTTGAGTTTGGTAGTGTTAAAATGCTGGATATTAAGTCCTGGTCATAATGACACATTATTGAGTGATGGTCAAACTTTTGCAGTGGGCATCTCATACAATAAAGAAAACGAAATGGTCGCTTGTTTTGTATTAGTTTCCTCCTGATTGATAAGCGGCACATAATTTAGGATTTATACTCAAAAATCCTGCTAATTTATCCCTGAAATTAAATGAGGATGACTTACCTTTTGGTTTTGGTCTTTTAACCGGAGTTGGTGGTGGTATAATTTTACCGTCAATATCCAATGAGTAATTGAAAACTTCAACAGGTGACTGTGTGGTTTCCTCTGTCTCTATCGTGGCGGCTAAAACAATTTTCACTTTTAAATATTTGTATTGGTTATATTCTTCAGGTGTTGCGTGAGGTTCTCCAAATTGGTTTCTTGGTTCGGTAGATGTTGTATTCATTTTAACATTACCTCCATTAACATAAGCATTTGGCTCAGGAGGATTAGGTCCTGTGGTACCATCACCATTACTTCCTAAATATTGTTGAGTTGGGGTTACGGTATCCGTCTCGGTGACACCATTTTCTTTTAATGAATTAATTATATAATCTTTGGCAGAATTGTTTCTATATCCTGATAGCTCTTGAAAAGTTAAATCGGATGCCCGCCCGGTATTTCTATATCTTGATGCAGAAGTTTGAATATCCAATGACTTCAATGATATTATCGCATTTGGGAATTGTTCTTTCGCAATATTTACTTTACTTAGAATATTTTGATTATAAGATTCAATGGCTTCTGGAGACAACTCCCACTCATTATTAACATATAACTGAATATTGGTATCAGGATTCCATTCAATTGGGAATTCTACCGTACCACCGATAGATTCGCCAGGAACGGTTTCTGTTGTTTCTGTTATGGTTAATACCATATTTTTTTTCAAACTATCATTCCATTTTTCATAAACTTCATTAACAAGATTTTGAGCTAGCTCGAAGGCTGAAATTAATGAATCTCTTTCTGAAATAGTCGCACTTGAAGATAGAGGAGTGTTAAACTTTTTCAATAATCCATTGAATTTACTTCTATCATCCGGAGTTTTAGTGATGCTTCTTATACCATCTGATAATAATAAATCAGGGTTATCGGGTATACGATTTTTTACTATTTTCCTTAGAGTTGTAGAGTTGAATGGTTTTATATTTTCATTATACCATTTTACCCATTCGTCATATGAATATTCCAAAATATTGTCGGGTATGACAACATTAGAAACATTGGTCTGTTCAGTTATCAACCCATAGAGTCCCTTAATATATTTTTTTTCCTCTTCGGTAATTATAAATTTCATAATTGGTATCTTTTTTAACCTTCAGCTTCAGGAGCCGGTGTCTCAACTTTAGTCTCAGGCATCTTTTTTGACATAAGTATTTCCATGAGCTTGTTTATAGTAGCTTGGTCCATTTGACCTGTTTTTGTAACTCCACCAGCGAAGGCCGGGTCAATCTCCTTTAATTTGTTCTGAACATTTGTTACATGTTGAGCATGTTTGTAAGGTTGTGGAGCACCACTTGTCTTACCTCCCTTTTGTTCTGGATTGGCTTGTACTCTTGACGAATTTTTGAAAAATGCATCATCACATGTGTAGGTACTATAACTTCCTTTACCATATTGGTTACCATCAATAAAATAAGTAAATTCACCTATTTTATAAGCAACAGTGCCTGAAACATTAGTATCGGTACGGGGATTGGCAATTTTTTGGGCTCCGGGATAGTTTACAACACATGGGAATTTTTGTGACCAATCAGCCACTTGTTGCTCTTCTGTTTTTTGTGTCTCAGGTTGAGCTTGAACGGTTGATTGGTAATTAATAACAACACTTTCGTTTCTATTTTGGTCGAATGTCATCGTAGCACCAAGTTTAGCCAAGTGACTCTGAAACGCCTTTAAGCTTGCTCTATCGGTTGCTTCTTGTGGGTTAAATTCATCGTTAATTTGACCTTGTAGACCAAGTTGACCATAACCACTCTTCAAAAGAGCATCAACATTTTTCAATTGTTGTAAACTAGATATTGCTTGTATTGCGGTTAAAAAATCACTACCTGTACCAGGTCCATACGATGCTTTATATATTCTACCGGCAATATCTTTATCTGCCGATTGTTCGTTAATCAAATATTGATTCTTGGTTGCCGATTCATGTAGATTGAGAATTCTTTCTCTTTCTGAGTTGTCTAAAAAATATAAATTTTTCATAATGTTATCTTTTCATTTCATCAACATAAGAATCAAGTTCGTTTAATGTTAAAAGTAAAACTTGTACAATATGTGATGCAGTTTCATTATCTCCACTATCTATGGAGGATTTCAATTGATGTAATCCATTTATCATTTTTCTTTTATTGAAGTCATACATCTCAATTGAATTGGTCATACCTCCCATTTCCATAATTGTTTTTTTAACAATTCTATTAAGGTCGGATTCGGTTAATCTAATAGGTTTTTTCATTTTCTTTAATTTTACATAAATAATTGATAACGGGAATACAAATCCTGAACTCTTTGACAATCTGGTAGATTTTCTTTTCTTTCACAATACCTTGTGGCCATATGACCTAGTAACGCCAAATCGTCTTTGGGTATGGATACTTCTCGTTTTCTTGCTTTATAATAATCAGAATCTGAGGAAACGTCCATCATTTCCAAGTCTTCCGAAATCATTTTCTTTATTAATTTGGTTAACTCAGATTCGGTCAATCGAATTTTTTTTCCCATTATAATTGTTTTATTATAAATATAATGAAAAAACTATTTTTTATAATTTCATGTTAAGATAACTCATGGCTCTATTAACCATTTCCCAATCCTCATTCTTTATGGCTTTTCTCAGCATATTCTTTACATAGTCAATCTTCTTAACAATCCCACCTGACAATTCGCCAGACTCGTCACTCAATTCAACATCCTCATCGTCTCCCAATTTAGAATATAGTTTACCTATTTCTTCATGACCATAAGCTCGGTCCGATTCGTTAATAGCACGTTTAACAATTCTTGTTAAATCTGATTCTGTAAGTCTAATTATCTTTTTCATAATATTATATTAATTAAGAATTTCTGTATTGTCCTTTATAATGATTAAGAAGGTTTGATTGGAGTTGGGAGAATGTATTGAAGAGGTTTAATGAGTCCTCCCTAGATAAAGATTCATCATCATACTTATGAAATATTTCACTTGTTTGATTTCTAACTTGCTTCAAGAATCTATTCCAATCAATATCACCTGATGATTTCAAATCGGATAAAAATCCATCCATTTTATTTTTGTAATCACCCATTTCTCTTTCAAGATTTTGTACGACATTAGAGACTGAAGATGTTTCAGATGATGTCATAAATTCATCAAAATGCTGTTCGTTAATAATACGTTTTACAACTTTGATTAGTTCGGATTCGGTAAGTCTAATTATCTTTTTCATATATATAAATATATCGGAAATAAAAAAGTGGGTATGGGATTGCCGGCCCGAAGGAAAAAATTTTAGAAAATTAATTTAATATACTAGTTTGATATTCTTCTCTATAAAGTTTTTCAAAATCATCAATAATTTTGTTTTGAGCCCTTTCACTTATTCTTCCGTTAATGGTCTTTTCCAATTTAGATAAGAATTCCTCTTCTCCGTCAGGGTTATTCATATAATCCCACTTAATGGTATTTTGGGGATACTTATTTCTTTTCCATTTACCATCTTCTGTTTTATAATTAAAACTCACTTTAGTATTCCAAAAAATATTAATTTCAACTTTGCCTGTAGATTTTTTTATATTATAAGCAATAACCAAAGCCGGTTCTCTCCTATTATATTTTGTAAGTTCAGAGGTTAATTTATCAGGATAAATAAAAAATACGGGATATTGCGTATAACCATAGTGTCCAAATCTACCTTGAAACTTGGAGTTTAAAAAATCTGTTACGTCATGTTCGATTGTAGAGACCACACTACTTTTCAAAAAACTCAAATCCTCTTCTTGTTTTTTAATTAGTTTCATCAGCCCAGCATACTGTGACTCCGTAAGAATGTATTTCATATAGATAAATATATCTCAAACAAAAAAGGGGGTAGGGGGATTACAAACCCGAAGGGAAAAAATTATTTTTTAACATTCATAAAGTTAACACCAATGGACTGTTTCTTTTCAGGGTCAACATATTCAATCATACTTTTAAAATCACTCCCAACAACGCTAATATCGGCTCCAACGGCATACTTCTTTTTTTCTTTTCTAACTTCAGGTCTATACCTAAAATCATGTGGCATATCAGGAATACTATAAACCTCGGCATAATACTTATAATATTCATATGGGTCACCATATTTTACCTTAACCTCAAACTCAAACGGCTCGGTAATATAATTATCAACAAGATACTTGTTTCCAAGTTTGTTATACACCTTCGTTAAAACATGTGATAATTCTGTGAGATTCATATAACAATAAATACATCAAAATAAAAAAGGGGGTAGGGGGAATCGGAACGGAAAAAAATTTTTTAACAATATTCCTTATTATCTTCCCAATAGGTAACAATCATTTCCTTAAAGTTTTCCTTAATATAATCAGTCATATAATCTTCCATTTTCATGAACCCTTCTTGACGTGGGTTATCAAAATAATTTAAAAGATAAGTAAATGCTGAGTTCCGACATAAAAATTCATAAAAATAATTAAAGGGGTCATAATCACACAAATACATTTCCATTCCCTCAACAACAATATCCTGAATCAAATCATGGTCTTGGTCAATTCTTCGTAGGACACGAATAATATTATTTTGTTCTTCCGTTATAATATATCTCATATAAGAATAAATATATCAGAATAAAAAAGGGGGTCGTGTTATAGAAAACAAAAAACCCCTACTCATTGAATAGGGGGTGTATTTTTAATGAATCATATTTGATTTATCCGAAAGAAGAATCAAACCATGTTTTCATTTGGTTAAATTTATAACTCCATGAAATTGGTTTGGGGTCAACTCCAAATGATACGGTTCCATATACCGTTTTAGTTTTTCCATCCCATGTAACACTATTAACATCTGTACCAGGAATAAGTGAACCACACGGACCATCACATATTGTAAACTTGTTATCACCTCCTTCAAAGTCAATTGAAGCATAAGGGTCTTCCTTCCAACCCCATTTTGTCTTTACATATTCCTCAAATTTAGCATGGTCAGCGGAAATCTTTTCGGGTTCAGGAATAGATTGCTCATTTATAACTTGTTTTACTAAACGAACTAAATCCGATTCGGTTAATCTTATAACTTTTTTCATATTATTAATTTTATATATAAATATATCATAAAACAAAAAAGGGGGTAGGGGGATTGACAACCCGAAGGGAAAAAATTATAGAAATAACCAAATAATATTAATCAATGTAAACTTGGGGTCAAACCCAAAAAGCAGTTGAAGGATGGTTATAGACAATGTTACCACAATAGGTTTCTTATATTTAATAAAGAAATTTTTCATAGAGTATAAGGATAATACACAGTTCCCAATTTATCAAATTTTTTCCAGAAATTTTTTTTCAGTATATGGGACCTTTATAGAATGGGGGGTCAATATACGGGAAAATAAAAAACCCCTCTTTGTGGGAGGGGTCGGTCCGACAATACTATCATCGGAGGGGTTAATATCTCACAATAAATTCTTAATACCACCAATCCCTGATGATAAAGGGGAGGTTGACTTTTTACCAAATCTCTTGAGAACAAAATTATTATTCTTATCTAAATAACAATATTCATTATCATCACTACCATTAAAGATTAATGGTTTGCCAATATACATATTGAAACTGTCTTGCTTAAACCCACTATATCCAATGTCCCCTTTTTTAGGGACAAACGCAAACCCTGACATGTTATGATTTGGATTAAACTCCCAATTCATACTCTTTATTAAATCTATAAACTCGGCTCTAACATTAGATAAGTCCGTTCCCTCTTCTTCTTTTATAATTCTCTTAATCAAATTAACTAAATCTGATTCTGTAAGTCTAACTGTTTTTTTCATATTAGTGTTTTATAATAAATACCCAAAATTTTCCAAAAATTTTTCTGGAAGTTTTTTTATATACATACTTTGATTAGGGGATTATCCCCCCCTTTTTGACCGTCAAAATGTCATATATGGGGGGAGGATACGGGGAGGGGAGGGGTATCCCCCGTGTATAGGGGGTAAATGAGGGAGTCCCCCTACCGTTATGACAGTCTGACAGAATAGGTCCCCCCTGTCTGTAATGGTCTCTAATGATGTCATGTCAGAATGGGGACATATACAAGCATTGTTAATAACTTCTCGACCTGAGGAACGAAGTTTATATGTTAAATTGTTTGGTGGATAACCTTGGGGGCCGTAACTTAGCATGATGCTTTATTGTTTCCCCCACACAGAAAAGCATCAACCAAAGTTACGGCGGGAATGAATACCAACCAAGAGATTTAACATTTTTATTTGTTGATAACTACTTGACTATTCCATTGTGGGAGAAGAGTTTCGCCGTATATTTGTGTCATGGATAACAAACAACTCACCAAGATTATTAAGAAGGGACTCGGTAAGCAGACCTTCCCCTTTGAGTATGGAACTATGAAGGGAACCTTTCGCTTCGTTTCCATTAGGGAGCTAGCATATAACTATGGGGAAGGTTATAGTTGGGGTGTTGTCAATGTTGAAGTTGATATCATTGAGGACTCCAAGATGTGTATCAACTATAAACAGTGGGGACGTAGTCAAGCTCTCATCACCCGTAGAAGGAACAACGATATCTATTGGTCATATAACAATACCCTCCTTCATACCTTATTAAAGTTCTACAATATCCACTCATCGAAACTCGGAAAGATAACCTATAAAAAGAAAACCAATGTACAGCAACACAAAAACCTCAACCTTATCCAAGAAACAAGTAAAGAAAGTTCTTCGGTTCTGTGCTAAATGGTGTCATGAGAATATGGGGGTTAATAACAGAAAGCGTAGCGACCTAACATATTCTTATGGTAATGATGGGGAAGGGTTCTATGGTTTCTATTGTCCATACGTTAATCACATTCGCATATGTGTGAATGAGTGTAAGACAGTTGGACGTTTGACCTCCACCTTCATTCATGAATATACTCACTACTTACAACCTGTCACCACCAAGTATGCTTCGGCCAACGCAGAGTTTGGTTATTGGAACAACCCCTTTGAAGTGGAAGCTCGAAAGATGGAGAAGAAACTTAATCGTTATCTTCTGTCTGACCTTCGAGGTAAGATGTCAAAATAGATAACGAGTGTTCCCTAATCTCTTTGGACAGGTTGTCATGGTCCCCCTCTTTGAGTGGGGACTTTTTATTTATGTTATCTATTATTCCCCCCATCTGACAGTGTGTTAATAACATCACATTCTGTCGTATAGGTTTGTTACTCCCCGTAAGGTCTAACTGTTTGTATATACAATGTCCATATGAGTCATCACCCTCATAATTAACGATGTAGTCATCCCCGTGTCTTGTAACATCGGTTCTAAAGTTATTAAGGTACATATAACTAAACATAATAACATGTAGTAAAAAGTCAATCAGGTTGGGGATGACATCATGTCAGGTGTAATTTTTCTTTGTTAATTATGTTAAAAAACTTGATTTTGTCAAAATGTCAGTCTCACTTGACGATGGGGATAATCCCCTCTGACACTTTTCTCCCACCTTTTACCACCATGTCTTACCACAATTTACCACCACTATTGGTCATGTAGGGTATTAGAATGGGGATTTTTCCCCTCTGTAGGGGTCGTAAGGACCAGTTTTTTATATGTATATAAACCCCAGCAAAAAATGTAAGTTATAGTATGTGGAGCGGGGAAACACGTAGTGTGTTAGGATAGACCCTAAATAGACCATTAATAATTCTTCAACGAGACCACTTTAGTGGGGTATTATATTCCCCTTCAACACTGACACCTTATATGGGGACAACTATATAACCCTGTTAAAATCACACTATAATATGGATTTACCATAGTTTGTTATCATAACATTACAATGTTACATATAAATCACAATATAGTGTGGGTTGTGGGTTACTCTATACCCGATAAGGTATAATACCACATGTATACCACAAATTAATACCCGATAGGGTATTCTTTTATACCTTTCAGTATTATACCATAAGGTATAATATATTGTCCCCTCATATGTGTCCTTAATTAATGGGGGAGAAATTAGGAAATAAACAAATGAACGAATACATCAGTGGAGTGAAACGCTAGTGGAACGGAACGACCCACAAAGTGGGGGATGAATGAGTGAGTTTGTTTAGTTCGTAATTTCTTTATATTTATTATCATATGAAATACCTAATCACCGAATCTAAATTGGATAGTATTATCCTTCAGTATTTGGACAATCAGGACTTTATTCGGTTTAAAAATAGAGAAAGCATATACTTTGTCAATTCTGAATCAGATGAATATGCTCAAATAAGATTTGACAAAGATGGTCGGTGTTACGTATCTTACGATTTATATAATGAAATTTCTATGTTCTTTTCTTTACAAGATTCTGACTTTGATAAAGTTATTGTTAAATGGGTTGAGAATATCATAAAAATGGAGGTCGAAAGCATCGGTGTTGCTCCGAGTTCAGGTTATGCGTTGGTAATACCTAACTAAATCATATTTATTATCATATGAAATACTTAATCACAGAATCTAAATTGTATAATACAGTGTCTATGTATTTGGATAATCAGGATTTTATAGTATATGACAACAAGAAGAAATTTGACAACTACATATACTTCTTAAACAATGAGTCCGACCTTTACGCTCAGATTAGTGTTTATCACATAAACTCTTTTGGTTTTGTTAGGAATTGGGTATATGTGAATTATGATTTAATTAAGGAATTATCTGATTTCTTCTCTATTGATGATTTGGATTGTTTAGAGATAATAAAAGTATGGGTTAGTGATACTTTGGGTATTAAGGTTGGTAAAATAGAAAACACTATCAACAGTGGGTCTTCTCACAGATTAATTGTTAAAACCGAATGAAATTCCTTATCACCGAATCTAAACTTACTAATCTTGTCTTTGACTACTTAAATAACCAGGACTTTTATAAAATGAAGTATCACTCTGGTTATGTCTTTTGGGACTCTAAGGAGAGTTGGGAAAGTGGTGGATATATATCAATCAACACAAATCGTGTTAATAAAGAATGTTTTGTAAGTTCAGATTTAGTTGTTGAGGTCGCATCATTCTTTAGTTTGGACTTGGAGACCGCTTTGAATATTATTGGTGAATGGATTAAAACCAAAATTGATTTTGATTTTGACTATATCTTCTCTGATTACGGAGCTGACTAATTTAACAATTTCCTACCTGAACGTATATATTATATCCTCTCACCTTTTCATTTCCAAACTTTTTTATTAAGTCAGATATATAATCTCTCGCCTCAAATGTTTTTTGTTTGTTTGGGTAATAATCATCGGAATGGTTGGGATAATATTTTGGTATTTCTACATATAGTTTAAATGAGTACATGGTCGGAACTATTTGATAGTTACATACATTACCCAAAACTTCAACATCATGTTCCATTATGGCTTTAACAATGAAAATCATTTCTTCCTGTGAACCTTTTATATTAAGAATACTATTCATAATATCAACTCCACCTAACATTTTGGACGTTATATAAAATCCATGTTTGGAAATCATGTCTTTTATATTGGTTTTAAGTAAAGTTTCTTCCCTTAATATTCTTCTTATGGATTCTTTAATACTCATATGATAATAAATATTACATATATTTATCTTATATGAAATATCTTATCACCGAATCTAAATTTGATAGTATAGTTTTTAAGTATCTTGACAATCAGGACTTCGTTGTAATTAAAATGGGGAATAGATTATACTATGTCAACTCTGAAGATGATGAATATGCTCAAGTTAGATATCATCCGAAAGACCGCTGGTGTACAATACACTACGACTTGGTCGACGAAGTTAGCAAATTCTTTTCTTTAGATTATGGGGACTCCATTAATGTAATTAATAAATGGATTGAAAATAAACTCGGAATAAAATCTATTAATGTGGAAGTTGCCAGTCCGATTGTTGGGTATTAATTATATTTATCTTATATGAAATTCCTAATCACCGAATCTAAATTAAACAGTATTATTTTTAATTATATTAATTCACTAAATCTTGAGGCGGTTTATTGGACAAGTTATATAAGTTTTGTTTATTCTTTAGACGATACACACGCCGTTATGAGGTATAGAAGAAGGTCAGGTACTTTAATAATATCCGAAGATTTTATAAACAGTGTATGTGAATTCTTTTCTATTGATAAGGATGAGGCCGAATTAATTCTCACCCATTTTGTTGAGGAAAACTCTAACTCCGGTAAGATTGAACCTTCGGATGTCAAAGTATACGGTGGTCTGATAGGTGACGCCGAACTATCAATGTAATATTTATCTTATATGAAATACCTTATCACCGAATCACAACTTAATCTTATATCCGAACTTGAACGTCATTGGATGGATTTTGAGTATGAGGACCTATACAATAAGTTTAAACATATCATCGTTCCTTATATTGTTGATGAGATTGAATCATATAGTGAGGATAGTAATAGAATTGTCCTATACGATTCAGCCGGTAATCCTATGATGATGTTTTCTATTTTTAGTGATGGTAAAACGGGTGATTTATACTACAGCCATAAGTATGATGGGTTTTTTGAGGAGATGTTACCTCACCCTGTTTGGATGACCAATGGTAAATACTTTATCTCTGATGCTTTTGAATCTATGCTCCCCGACTATAAGGTCTTTGATGTAAGAAGCGGACGTATCGTCTAACCTCTTTGTTTTATTTCGTAATCAACCAACTTATGCATTTTTGGTAATAACGTATTCATTACCATATTATACACTTCAGGTAAATAGAATTCCTCATACCAATTCAATAACTCATCAACACTTTCAAAATTTGTTTGATGTTTAAGTTCTTTATAAAAATTTCCTTCACCTGATGTTTCATAAACAGTTACCCCATAATAATTAAGTAATGTATACCATTCTATTTCAACAGGTGTATATTTGACTCCATCCCAAAATGGTGTTGCCGCAACTGTTATGTTTTCAATCATATCATCATGGAAATGTCCTGTTTTTACCATTGCTTCCCAATAAAACACGTCATTTGAACTTGCGTGAATATTAAAATCTTTGTATTTGGTTTTCAATTCATCGTTATTCATCATTTCGACCAAAATTTGGTTGGCGGTATCTGAATCAATCGGTATATTAGTTACTTTAACAATTTGTGATATCGACAACCCAACCATATCTGAAGTTTTAATCAAACCAAACTCTTTAACCAAATCACTTATAGTTTCTTTTGCCTTTCTATCTTCCTTTAATACCGATTCATTAACCTCTCCCGACATAATCTCATTCCATCTTTCTTCCATTACATCCGAATAATGACTCAATAAGAATTCCCATACTTGGTTGTAAAAATCCCCAGCTCCAAAACATACGTCAGAGTATTTCATACATAAATCAACAATAACATATGATACAATACCTGACTTAAACTTATCTAAGTTCATTGCGTGCCAATTATGTTGGTTCTGAATGTATCTTGTTGTCATTGTATCAAGACCTTCTCCGAATATTCCGTCCATCTTTTCGGGGTCAACCCTTCTGAATATTCTTCTCATCATTGAGCTCATTTCTTCCCTTAATATTGACTCATTAACAACATTCCCCAAGTTATCATATTTTATAAGTTCAGTGTTTATAAACACATCAGCATTTTTCTTTCTCGAATCCCAATTAAATATCCAATCTGGACAAACAACAATATTTCCTGAAGTCCATTCCTCAATATCTCTTGATATTTTTTCATCAAACCACGACTCAATGTTTGCTGCAGTATCATCAGAGTCAAAATAAATTATAAGTAAAGGTTTTCCGTTGAAAGTTGATTGTTTTATAAATGATATATTATCATATAAAGTATAGATTATATTTGTAACCAATTTTACTTTATATTCTTCGGTTTCTTCCCTTAATACGGACTCTCGTATATTCAATTTACTTTTCAGATAATCAACTAATGGTTCTTCCACTTCAATGTATGAATCCCAATAAGATTGTTCTGAATCATTGTTAAGTTTGAATTGTTTTGAAGCGATAAATTGTCTTACCGTATCGTATATCGCATCTGACTCATCGTAGCCAGAATCAATTAAACTTTTAATATCATGTATTAATTCGGCCAATGAGTCACCATTAATCCTCCTTTTAACTTGGAGTGGTATATTTGTTTCTTCTAATACTGATTCAAAAACATCCCCCCCAACAATATCATCATATCTCTTTTTTATTCTATCACCATAATGTTTAAGGAGCGGGTTTCTCACTTCTTCGATATAAGCATCGTCATTACCATAATAATATGAATTTCCATCCATGTTTATTTGGTCCTCCATATACTCAACCATATCATCAATAACGAAATTTGCGAACGTTATAAAAGAAGCTTTGTGTAACATGGAACCTGGCTTGGTTTTCAACATTGTATTACCGTCCAATGCCGTTTGAAACGCATTTTCAATTAGTTTGGGTAAAATCCTCCTTCTAATTTTAAGTGGTATATCGGTTTCTTCCCTTAATATTCTTTTAATTGATTCTTTGAGATTCATACTATAATAAATACCTAATATACAGAAAAAAGGGGACCCAAATTGAGTCCCCATTCTTATTAATGTTCTTGTTAAATTACTTACGCAAAAACAAACTCTCGCTATCCCATCTTACTTTCTTCAGAGCCGATAGATAATCATTGTCCGAATCTCTGTAACCCAATGTAAGAATAACACATGACTTCAGACCCATTTCATTAAGACCCAATACCTCATCCACCTTTGTCGGAACAAATCCCTCCATTGGTGTTGAGTCAACTTCTTCCGTTGCCGCAGCAACCAAAGCAAATCCAAGTCCGATGTATGCCTGTTTTTGAGCCCATGTGATTTTCTGTTCTTCGGTCAAACTATTAACCGTACCTTTAACCATACCACTGAAATCTCCCAACATATCAACGCTGATGTTTCTCTGTGTAGCGATTTCATTCATGTACTTATCCACAGATGATTCCGTGATTGTGTCCCATGTTGCAAATACCAATACCGCAGATGAGTCGGCCAGTTGTGTTTGACCATAGCAAGCCGGCACAAGTTGCTCCTTTAGTTCTTGATTCTCCACCACAATGATTTGGTATGGTGTTAGACCGTATGAACTTGGAGCAAGTCGTGTTGCTTCTAAAATTCGGTCTAACTTATCTTGGGGGATTTTCTCCCCATTCATTTTCTTTGTGGCATATCTCCACTGTAATGACTTTAATAATTCCATTGTATTATTGTTTAACTTTTATTTTCTGTGGTAAGGATAGTTGAAAATGGTATTTAAGTAAAGGTGGGTATATTTATATATAAAAATTATGCTATGAAAAAAGTTGTAAGATTAACTGAATCTGATTTGATTAAACTCGTTAAAAGAATTATAAAAGAAAGTGAAGAAGAACAGGATAATGATTATCTCTACCATGACCCATCATCTATGGGTAGTGGAAAGTGGTATAAAAATTCTTTTATGAATCAGGGTGAACCCGAAGAATATTCAGATGATGAACTTGATATTGAGAACATCTCTACTAGGGATGTAGATGATGATGTTATCGACCCTATGTATAAAAAGTTCTATTCCAAGAACTCCCCTACAATCAAACGAGCCAAATTAAGAAAACAATAAAATTAAACCCCACCTCATGAGTGGGGTTTTTTATTTCCTTTTATTCCCATTTTTGTCATAAAACGGAAATGATTTATCTTTGTATTTATATTATATGAGATACTTTATTACACAAGGTCAATTACATTCAATCATCTACAATTATTTAGATGAGAAGTTTTCAGAATCAGATGGTAAAAAAATTGTAAATGCCCACAATCCTGACGCATATAGAATTGAATTGTTCGCCAATACAGGTTCTGAAAAAATCGCATATTACTTCTTCGGGACTGGTGAATACGACGATTGGGGTCCAGGTGGTGAAGGGACAAAACATTACGGTCATGGACTGTTACAAGTACATCCTAATATTATCGACACAATGCGTCAGATGATTTTGATTAGGGAAACAAAAGTAATAGATATAGTTGCCGATTGGGTTAGCGAAAAGTTTGGAGTTGATATTGATGAGGTATCAATTTATCCCAAACGAGACAAACCTCCTGTTTATTAATTCTTCTTTGTTTTCTTTACGCAGTTTGGGTATCTTTTACCAAACATTGTCTTCATTCCTTTTTGTGTATAACCTGGCCAGCACTTTTCTGTTATTTCGCCTTCAGTAAACTCACCCTTCTGTTTATTAAAGAAACGATTTTTTAATTCTTTATAGTGTTCGACGGTAGTTGTTGATATATTAATACCATATCTAAATTCATCTGAAAAAAAATCTTTGATTAATTTTTTTACATCTAACCCCAATTCTTGTAAATCATCCGAGTCTTGTACTTTGAATGGTTTTTTCATTAAAAATGTGATGGTACAACCTTCTCCGTATTTTCCACCAAATGTGTCGGCAACAACACCATAAAAGTTTTCAGGTAGTTCTTTACCTTTAAGATACGCATTAATAAATCTCATTACTGATTTTTCTAATTTGGTTTTTTCTCCAAAATCTTCGATTTGTTCCGTTACTAGTGATTCATCTATCTCAACCCGTTCATTACACATATTATTGAAGTAATCTTTTAGATTTTTTCCGTGGCTATCTTTGATATAATCATATATAAAATCAACTGATTTCTCCCATTCTTCTGACGTATCATCCATCATATAAAATGTATTGAAGTATAGGTTCTCGACCACAGCCTCAGTTACAACACGAACAAACATGTCCGCGTCCTCATACCTTCCACAAATTCTTTTATCATAATATACTATATCTAATAACCTTACGATTTCACTATCAATTAAGCTAGTTCTTCTCATTGCTTTATAAGGTCTCATCTCTTCCCTTAATATTTTTTTTATTGTTTCTTTCAGATTCATATTATTAAACTATACCAATTTCACCATAGATTGATTCCCCATTTGGGCCGAGCACTCTAATATATACTTGATTAAGTTCTCTTCTTGATACATTAACAAATTTAAGTAAATCTATCATATAAAAGTCAATTAAATAATGAGGGTCCAACCCTTTTTCAAACATATTGAACGTGGTCATATCCTCATCATTAACGTATATTTTTACAGCAATATCATAAAAAGGAAGTTCTTCATCCCCATCCCAAAGCACTCTGGTTTTAATATTGTCAACCATAGGATATACCTGTTTGATTAAATCACTATTTAATAACTTATCTAATAACTTATTTGTCAGTATCATCAGAGTATTGTAACTTAATTTCTATATGGTTTAATGATGGTGTAAATGTTTCTTCACCCAACGTATAAGTAAGAACATCACTAATAGCATCTCTAACGTCATCCGCCTCTCCAACTGAAACAATTTCAGATAACAACGTAGGGTGTTCTATATCACCGAAAGATGGTTCTTTATCACGATTAAATCTTGGCCACTGTTTATCCGCCCATTCTGAATCAACCGTTAAAACCCCTTCCAATTTAACAAGCTTGGGTCTTAGGGTCATCATTCTTTTAAAGTCAACTACTTTGAGTCCTTTCCACCAATCAAACTTTTTGGGCATTTCTTTGTTAAGCACAAACTCAACTATCTTTTCATTTTGTTGTTCGGTGATTAAAAATTTCATTTCTTCTTACACTTATATACTAACTCGAATGTCACTCCAAGAACAATGGGGAATACCACAAATGTCAATAACATCTGATGTATAAAGTTATCCGCAACGCCATAAGCAATCGCCAAATAAAAATACCTCAACATAGCAAATTGCCACCAATGCCATCTATCAGTTACGAAAACCATAACAGTTGAACTGAATGGAAACCTTTCTTGAAAGTTTGGTTTATATAAACCAAAGTACCACCAATGATTTCCTGAAGGTACGAGTTGTCCGTCCTTTTGTTTATATTTGTTCTTCCAATCATCACCCTTTTGTCCTGTGTCAGCGATATGGTCCAATCTACCTTTAGCATATCCCGCACCAATCAAACATAGAATTACATGTATTAGATTCATTTCTTTTCTCTGTTTTTATATCCGTTGGGATAGTATTTTTTTATGTCCAAGTAATGTTTATATGAATCTCTGACCATTAGAATGGCTGGTACCACAACGATAAGTGGAATAAGTAAACTTACAGGTCCATAAACATACCAAAGACTGAACTCATCTTCCCAAACTCCACATTCATTAAAGATATACATTGTTAAAATAAACATACAACCTGAAAGATGATACTTCCAAGTTTTCCAAATACATGCCCACAATAAAGGAAAATCCATTTTTTTGTTTTTTAAGTGGTTTATTTTTTGGTCACCATCTTCTCAACCAACATTTTCAACACTCTATCGTTTTCTTCAATCCTTTTCAGATTTTTAACGATATTCACACGGTTACCTTTTTTCTTTGTTTCTTTTCTTGCTTTTGCCATTCTAAATACGTTTAATATAAATATTGAAAAAACCTAAATAATACTTGGGGATATTTATACGGTATGAGCAGAGTTGCCGAAAACATAATATCAATGTTAGACAAGGGTCAAAGTGTTTTTGATGTTGCCAAATTCTTTGGTAGTGTTCATGAGTTATTGAATGTAACAAAAAAATATCCTTATTTATATGCGATGATACAGACCAAACTTGGTGGTTCTATGGATTGTTCCGCCGAGGGTGAGGACGGAGAAATGGTTATGTTTTCTTTGAATTTTATATTGACTGATTTAGAAGCAATAGATGTAGACGATTTTAATCATTATAACGCCACGGTTGATGTTATAATACCTGAAATTCAAAAATCACCAGCACTCATGCAAATGTTATTAACTTGGTTGGATGATTACCTGTCAGATATGGGTGGTGAAGTTGCCGTAGGTTCATTCAATGATAATAAGTTAAACGATAAAATGGTTTGGATATATGCCGAATCAATAAATGGTAAAAGTTTTGAATACATTAAGGGTGGAGTTAGTGATGAAGAAGTTTTGAGAATAATACCTGATGAATATAAATAAGATTAAAGTTATGACACAATTAGAAATTAACAGAGTAAAAAAAGTATTCAGTGAGGAATACTTTGATTTAGGAATCTTAAGATGGATGGAGAGAAATAAAAACGTAATAAAAACTTCATTTGGTATTAGTTTTATTGCGGTCTTATCTATAGCAATAATGGGTCAATCGTGGCCTTTGGCAATATGGGCATTCGCCTTCATAGGTTTAATCACTGCAGGTGGTGTGGACCACTTCATCGTTGGTTTAAGTTTAAAAAGAATCATCAAGAAGTTAGAGTCAGAAGATATCAACATTGGTTTGATTCAATTGTTAGAAACTTGTTCTGATATTATTCCACAGTAATTTGACCATTCGGTTTTTTTTATTTAAGTTTGTTCGATGACAACGAATGAAAATTTATATCTTGCTTTGGCAATTATATCTTTTTACGTATATTTGTTCCTAGTTTTAGTAATAACAATCAAAACCGAAAAAAATAAATAATTATGGCGTCCATTTACACCACAGTCGACATTGATGTTGACATAGAAATTGATGAATTTGTTGATTCTTGTAGTACAAGAGATATTGAAAATCTTTTGAAGTACCTTTCTAATCAGGGTTATTTGAGTAAATTTGGTGTTCCTGATGAAACTAAAATGACCTCACAGGAAGAAAAGTTTGTTGAGAAATTAACATCACTTTCTCAAAAATATCATCAAATGTCAGTTGATGACATTGATACTTTAGAAAATTTGTTTAACAAGTATATTTGAGGTATGGAAAACATTACAGAAGAAAGACTACCATTGAGTAGCCATTGGGAAAGAAACCTTAAAGAGTTTAATCTTTCTAATGAAATAATTGATAGAATCGAAAATCTTCGTTATAACGATTCTATTATGATGAAGAAGTATATGGATGAAGCAAATGAGTGGAGAGTAAAATACTTTACACTTCAGCGTCATTTGAGGGATTTACTTTAGTTAACTTTTTTACCATTACATTTGTATCATGAATACAATCTACATTTATACCACTGAATACAACAGGTCACTTGGTCGATACAAAATTGGTGAGTCTAGAAAACAAACCGCCAAAAAAAGAATTGGTCAACAAAAAACCGGCTCATCTGAAGAATTTATAACAATTTTTGAATGTGAAACTACATTATCAGACCATGAAGTAAGACAATCATTGCGTCTTTTAGGTTATCATAAAGTAACCCGTGAATGGGTTGGTGGATTCAAATCTGACGATGAAGTCGTGGCATCTGTTAGTAAAATAATATCTGAATCAGGTTCAGATACTCGTGTAGAATTTAAAACTCGTTTTTTTCAATCTTTTGTAAGTGATTTGTTTCTAAACAAATACAACTCAGAAATTCAATCGGGATATAAAAAAATTGATTTTGCTTTAGAGTTAGCACCAAGATTCGGTAAAACATTATGGTCTTTAAATCTGATTAAAAATTTATATCTTGAAAAAGGTATTAAGGTTTGTATTATTCCTAGCTACGTTCTGACCGCAATCTCGTCATTTGAAGTTGATTTTTATAAATTTAAAGGGTTTTCGGACTCAATGGTATTCGTTGACGATATTACTGATTTAGAAGAATCAATCAATGATTACTACGGTGATAAGATGATTGTGGTCGCCGCCTCTCTTCACATGACCGAACATCAGTCTAAGCTAGAAACATTAAGAAATATTCCGTCAAATGAAAAGATGTCAATTATAGATGAAGCCGACTTCGGAGCTCACAGGATTAATAGTTTAGATAAGATTGAGTACTTGGATTGCCACTTGAATATTTACATGTCAGGTACCGGTCTTGAGAAAGTATCAGCCCCTCTTACAAATCTTCGTGATAACATAATCCATTGGTCGTATACCGACATGCTTATGGTTAAGAATGGGTTACATCCGTCACAAGCCAATTTGTCTAATAAAACTGAATCCATATCATCGGTAAGTGGTATCGTAACTCCTCAGTTTTTAAAGTTATCAATTGGTGGTATTATTGATAGATTTAATTCTATACCTGAAGAGTACCGTACAGATTGGAATAAACTTTTAATGGATGTTTCAAAATCTAAAGGTATTCTTACTGATTTGATTAAATCATTATTTGGTGCATATAATGGTAGAATGACTTATTTGGTTGATTTAAATACCGATGAGTTATCTCCTAAAGACGTTACAATGATTTTCGCCAGTACTCCTAATCGTAAGGAACAGAATAAGTTTTATAAACTAGTTCAAGATACATTAGGACCTCAATATATGGTTAAATTGTTTAATAGCGATGAAACCTCTAACCGCGAATCGGAGAAGGAGGCGAAGGAGATTGTGGCAATTGCTAAACGACAAGGAAAGAAAGTTGTTTTCATAAGTAAGGACATGGCTTCAAGAAGTTTCTCTATACCTGAAATCGATACGGTAATGTTAATGTTTGATAGAGGCTCATATTCGTCAGTTGCCCAAAAAGTTTCAAGGGTATTAACACCAGGTTTAACTTATAATGGTGAACCTAAAACCATTGGTAACGTTATATCATTGTCACTTGACCCTAATAGAGAAGAGATTAGTCCGATTGATGAATATTTGGTATATGAAGGTGAACGAGTTCAGGTTCAAGAATTAACCGATGGCATTTTACGAGTCCTTCGTTCTGTAAATATATTTGTTAATGATAATGGTGTTATGTCTCCGATTGTTCTAGATGAATATGCCGACAAATTAGTTAACTCTACTTCACTTATTCGTATCGGTTCAGAATCAGTTAATGTCGATTCCGTTATAAATGATTCAGAAATGGTAAAAGTATTGACAGGTGTTGAGATTAGTGATAACTCATCAAAAGATAAAATTGAAGGTATTGATTCATCTAAAGTTAAAAGGTCAGTAGATGAAGAGACTGAAAACAATTCTTCTCAAAATACTGTTGTAATTGATAACCTCAGAATTAAACTGAAAGAAGTATTATCAAATATAGTTAAAAACATTGTTGAGATATCTGAAATTAACAACTGTGAATCAAACAACATTATTGAAGTACTTGATATGATTGAGGATAAGAAGTTAGGTGAGGAGCTTATTTATGAAGTTGGTGTTAACTCTTATACGGTTAAAAAACTCATCCTCGGTGGAGCCTTGTCTGAGAAACTATTGAACACTATTATTACGTCCTACAACAAACAAGAAAACACTTTATCTTTGTAAGATGGACAACTTAAAAAAATGGAAGCCAGACCCTTCTAAAGGTGAAGTATTTACCCCTATCGAATTGGTTAATCTTATTTTAGATGAGATTCCTTCAGATGTATGGTTAAATTCAAAATCAAACTTTTTAGACCCTTGCATGGGCACAGGGACATTCCTTTCTGAGATTGTGAGACGTTTGGTTGATATTTATGGATATAGTGAGTTGGACGCTAAATCTAGAGTTTACGGTTATGAAATCCGTATAAAATACATTAACAAACTCAAAAGAAGAGGTTATGTTAATATCCATCATAAAGATTTTTTAAGTGATAAAATTAAAATGAAATTTGATGTTGTGATTGGTAACCCTCCATATCAAGAAGTTGATAATAACGGTAAAAGTAAGGGTGGTGGTAAAGGCGGTGCTAATAACCTTTGGTCCAAATTTATTATAAAATCTATGGAAATTTCCGATAATGTTTTTTTTATAACTCCACCAAGTTTTTTATCACCAAATCACTTAGTTTTGAAAAAAATGTATGAAAGTGGAGGTTTAAAATTACTAAAAATATTCGATGAATCCCCTTTTATTGGTGTGGGTACTCAAGCTTGTTATTATTATTGGTCTAAAAATTATGATGGATTGTGTAAAATTGGTGGAGAATCCATAAGTCTTAAAGATAAAATATTACCTAACTCATCTAACCCGATTGATTTTTCAATTTTTAATAAATTTTTTTCCAAAAAAGAAAAGTATACCTTTGAAAGTAATAGTCAATTACATAAAACTAACAAAAAACATTTGTTATCGGTTACTAAAGATGATGTTTTTAAATATAAAACATATCACGCCAGCAAAATAATCTACTCAAGCTTTATGACTGAAAATTATCCCAAATTAAAAGTAGTAATTAGTGACAGTGGATATCTAAATCCTATAATAGATACTAATTGTAATACAACTCAACACAGTTTTTTTCACATATTTGACTCCAAAGCGGATGCGGAATTTTTGATTAAATTGCTAAATACAAAACTATATAAACATTGTTTAAATTTGAGTAAGTTTTCAGGATTTTTTCACGGTGAAGTACTCAAAAATATACCAAAAATATCAAGTGACACAAATTATAGTGATTATGATTTATACAAAAAATTTGAATTAACTGACTTAGAAATTCAATATATTGAAAATAATGTTAAATGATTATATTAATCACATTAGAAACCGAACTTATATGTCCGGTGTTGATAGGGACAAACTTAGGATTAAGCAAACTGCCGAGGTTTTTACTCCCAATCATTTAGTTATTGAAATGATTGATAAGTTAGAAGAACAAGAGCCGTCATTATTCACTGACCCAACCAAAACATTCATTGATAACAGCTGCGGTGATGGTGAGTTTTTGGGTGAGATTGTTATACGAAAGATGGAAAGAAGTGGATGTTCATTAGAAGAAGCATTATCCACCACATATGGTGTTGACCTAATGGAAGATAATGTAGAAGAATGTAAAAAAAGATTAATGGGTCCTTATCCTACCGATAAATTGAGGGATATCGTTGATAAGAATATTGTATGCCATGATGGCCTAACATTCGACTACAAATTTTAATTAATTTGTCAATAACTTAATGTTACCGTAACCTATTTTGTTGTATATTTGCCTACTTAAAAATAAAAACTATGGAGTACGTTGGCGTTTACAAAAAAAGCAAAATGATTGGTATGATTGACCTTGATGAAATCACTGTTGAGCTTCTTGATAGAATGTTTCACGAAGGTTACGAGTTTAGTAAAATCACAAAAAAAGATTTGGTCATCTAAAAAAGTCACCATATATTTGTCAAATGAAAGAAAAAGAATTTAACGCAATTGGTAAAGTTATGGACTACTTTGACTTTGGTCGAGTTCATAAGGTAATGGTAGCTCTCGATTGGAAATGGATAAGTATTGATGACGGTATGAGGGTTCCCGATGAATGTGAAATTCGCACGGAGGCAAGAAGATTATTGACACAAGCCGTTAAGGAAAAGATGTCAATTGCAATAGGCGGATTTTACGCCACATACAATAACAAAGATGATGTTGAGTGGATTAGTTTGAAGTTTGTGGTTGAGGATTGGGATGAAGTAATTGAAAAAGATTTGGTAGAATAAAAGATTCTCCTTATATTTGTAGAAGTTCTTTGAGATACTAAAAGGTTGATTGGGATTTTGGGGCTAGCACAATAGCGAGAAACGCCAATCGTAAAAGTAGATGTCCACTCCCCCATCTTCTACTTATCCTATACTTGTGTGTTGTTCCCTTGAGAAAGGAAAGGAGTAGAGCTTAGTGACACTAGAGTCATCACTACAACACAGAGGGATTCTCATCCTCAAAATTTGATACTACTTCGCAAGTAGATTGATACAGAGTAAAAAGAGGTGGGGGAAACCACTCATTAACCCACCCAAATTGGTCAGGTAATGCGTAATGTGGAAACGGCTATCACATCCCAAAGACACCACGGTCCATAACCATTTGGACACGAGAAGTAATAGGGTTGCATCGTTGTGAGTTCGAGTCTCACCCTGGCCACAAAAATTTAACAAATTAGATTTGGTGGGATAGAAAATCCACCATATATTTGTAGAAGTTATTTGAAATAAGATATAGTCAGGTGGCGTGTTGGCATACGCACCAAGTCCGAGACACTTATGGTGGAGTAGGCATCCAAATGGGCGATATCAGGTTCGATTCCTGTCCTGACTACAAAAAATAAAATGTTATGAAAGAAAGAATGTATGTAGTAAAAATTGCAGGTCAGTATGTAGTGTTGGCCGAAGGTGAATATGAAAGGTATTTAATTTACGGCAGAGCGAAGTAAAAAATATAGTCAGGTGGCGGAATTGGTAGACGCTATACGTAGATAACAATCGTTAATATAAAAGGGCGTGTTATCATACAGGTTCGATTCCTGTCCTGACTACTCGTAGGTTTATTTGAGAGTAAAGACCTATTCAAAAATCTTAATAACTCTCGTTAGTCAGGTAGCTCTAATGGTTAAGAGCAGGTGGTGAGGGTCCTGTTCTGACTACACGTTCCGACTAATCATCGGATAGTATGTCCCATACGATGAGAAATGGTGTGATAGCCATAGGGAAGAGTTGAAGGTTTGTATATATATTACCTTCTAGTTGACTACTAAGGTCGGTAAGACCCATCACGAAGGGGAGCAAGACAGTTTATTCCTAACTCAAGTAATTGAGGACAGCCACAACACCTGTTAGTTGGATAAAGGAGGGTGTTAACATATGGTCGGTTCATCTAAGGGTTAGGATACAAGATTTTCATTCTTGTCATAGGGGTTCGAATCCCCTACCGACTACAACTAAAAAATTATAGTCTATCTTAACTCGCGTTTTGTTTAAGATATTTACTATAAAACCTAATAAATGAAACACGTATTTTTATTACTATTCACCATAGTAACGCTTAACGCATTCTCACAAACTTACAAAGACCCGGTGTCTTTTAAATCAGATTTGTGGGTAGTTCAAACATTTGAAGAAGGAACATTTATTCCTCCTGACACCATTTCAATAAATTGGGAACAGAAGAAGGTAAAGGCTGGGAAACATGCGATTTATGTTGATATTTCTAACAAGGGAACCTTGATTGGTATCAAATATCCATCTAAACTTACACTTAGTTCAGAGGGATTACCTAACAATGGATTTATTGTTGAGAAATGGTTTAGCCGTTACTCAATGTATATCCAAAGTATGGTAAAGGATGAAGAGGGATATATTTGGACAGTTGCCGTTGGTAAAGATGCGGTTTCTGATGATAATACAGGGTTAGAAACAGGTAGAATCTATGTGGTTATAGAAGACCCAAAACACATAAAACCAAGTTGGTATTTTACAATCAAAACTTTTGGTGGAAAGAAATAAGGTATGAAAGATATTTTATCAGGATTGACTGAACAAGAATTACAAAAAATTATGAATCAAACTGATTTGACAATGAATGATGTCATCAGGGAAAGATTGGGTAGGGTTGAAGGAAAAGGTTAGTAATTTACGTTATCTACGTGGGTATACCAACTCATCCAATCAAAATCTATGAATGTCTTTCTATTGGCCAATTTATATTGAATACAAGACCAGATATTGTTTTCGAAAAATTCTATATCCTCTCTCAATGTTTCAAAAATGTAATCATAGTCCGATTTACTAACTTCTTTTTTGAATACTCCGGATTCATCAACAATTTCAATTCTATGAGGTTTAAAATCAACTTGCCATATAATTCTATCGTCTTCAGTATCAAATGTGTTATACCGTTTGAATTCACCAATAACTCTGATACTTTCAGGATTTCTCCAAGCCACTTTATTGAAATTTTTAGATTCTAAACAATTATCAATTTCTTCCTTAATTTGTTTTGGTATGTATATATCCTTAACCGAATTGTCAAATTCAACGAAGTACGTTATTGGTCCTCCGGCTAAAATATTCACAAATCTTTGAAACCCTAAATACTCTTCCGCCAGCCATGTGGTCAAAGATTCCTTGGTATATGGTAAATCATTAGGATTTTCTATCGTATATACCGGAACTTCAACTTCATATCTTCGTGAGTATGGGGTGGTGATAAACTCACCAGTATGTTTAATAATAATACCTTCTACATTAATATCTTTAATAAAGTCAGGTAATAATTTAAAAAATTTCTGAAGTTTCATTGTCTATAAATATAAAGTATAAAATATTTTTTCATATCTTTGCCTCATGAGTAACATTAGCAATTTCAAAAAATATATCTTGGGTCAAGAATTTGTTTTTAGAACTCAAATATTCAAAGGAAAATTTACTTTGGTTAAAGTCAAAGAAAAAAAACTTAAGTATGTAGTTGAGGATTATTATAGTCGATATGACACCAAATACGACATTACCGTTAATTTAAACGAATGTCAGTGGTGGTCCATATCTAACGTTTGGCATTCACCCCCTAAAGGATTTAGAAGGGGTAAAATAGTGGCCAATAAACAACTCAGGGTTATTATTGAAAAGGAGGTAAAATCTATGATGTCATTTATAAATGATAAGAACGGTATTGGTGATATCACCATTAAATGGTTACACGAAAATCAGGGTTTGAATATGTAATAATCAACTCCGAGTTCTGATTGACTTTTCCCGAAGCTAGTTTCCCAAGTTTTCTTATATCCATCAGGTAAGAAATCATAAGCTTGATTTAGAGCTTTACGAATGTCTTTACCCAACTTATGTGATATTTCCGATTTTGTTTCAAATTCTTCAGAACCATACTCACCCCATTCAAATGGTACCAGTGTTGCGGGGGATTTTACTTCTTCACCCCTTTCTACTCTATTCATAAAATACCGTGAGGGTTCCCAAGTAAAAATTTCTGATAGTTTTTCAAAATCCATTATTAACTCAATATATAATGTTGTATTATACTGATACCAAGTATCACTCAATTCCCAACCAAGAATAAAGGGATATACTTTTTTGAGGGCCTTTACAGATAAATCAACTCCTTTTCTAATATTTTCGGGTAATTCGGGATTTTCCATTGTATAATATAAATATTAAGGTTTGATTTTATGTTCAGATTTGATTATATTTTGCGTATGATAAAGAACCACACACCATACGTAGGAAATATAAAGCTAAAATTTGAAAAATACCCACATTACATAGGTGGTAGTGGTGGTTTATTGAATAAAATACATCTCAATCTTGGTTTTACCAAATTAGTTAGCCGTATGATACCTTATCGTAATGAGGAAGGATGGATTGTTAATAGTGAATGTATTAAGTTAATTACCAAATATACTGGTGGTAAGATTGGAACTTATACTTCCCGAGATGGGGAAAATCAACTTCCAAATTCATTTATGTCAAGTAATGGGGTGTATATCGGTGATATTAAAACAGGTTGGTGGTATTACAACAACAAGTTTTATGTTTGTCAGGAATACCCTTCCGGTGTTGCTTTGAAATTGAAAACATATACCCCAAACATTAGATTAAAAAATTATATACTTGATGAGTATGAGCATTTTGTGACCGAGCAAATTGAAAACGATAATGTTGAGGGTTATTTTGGTTATACCCACCGTAGTGGTGCGTTGTTCAAAATAGGTGACAGAGTTTTCGATAACTATTATTTACCAAACAGAAGTGATTACACTCAACAAGAATGGGATAAATTCTATTACGATTATCAGAATTCATTGGATAAGGCAGACCCATTTGATAAGAAGTGGATGATTTCTGATGGTATCAAATCTGTTATCCCGTTTAATAAACGTGGTAAAAAGGTTATTAAAGATTGGAAGGATGCTAGAGAAGCTGCGATTTGTCTTTCAAGACATTTAAGTTAATCAGTAGATACCACAACGTAAGTCCAAGCGTAATCGTTAAACTCTATGGTAAGACCCAATTCATTTGACTCACCATATTTTCCCATATATACATAACAACGGACACCATCTTTATTAACTGCGGTCCATCGTGCCATATTTTCTTCTCTCACATCAATTTGAATGATGTGGTACGTTTGCGGTATTTCGCTGTAAATGTTTATTTCAGCAGGTTCTATCTGTACTAGTACATCACACTTGGTTGGGTATTGATTCCATACTACTTCGGTACCATCATTGTAACCAGTGTAATACATATAAGCTCTACCAAATCTTGTATCTTGTGAAAAAGAAATTAGTGTGAGAAGTGAAAACAGGATTGTGATTATAAAATTCTTCATTTTTGATTTTTTTTACAAATATATACAAATTTATCTAATTCTGTTTATTTTCAAATCAAATTTGTGAGTAAACCAAACTTTGAATCCTTCTTCCCAAACTTTCTGTTCGCTGAACATTCCATTCAATGAATCTTCTAAATCATTATCCGCTATTGTTAATAATGGCGATTCACTTCTTCTCTTGTCGGCAGTTGAGTTTGTACCAGTCCAATAATCTTTGAAGTATAATCTGAATAATAAATCGTCTTCATAGTAATCACCTATATAATATTCAATTACATTGGGGTTTTCGCCCTCAACCTCATCTCCCCACTCATCTCTATATTGGTCGTATGGATTATGGTAATGAATCTCATCACTCTTAAAATAGTCTTCCAAGAAATCGAAAACTAAATTATTGATTCTATTTTCTTCAATTTTGTATTCCATTAAAAATAACTTTCAACACTATTATTCATACACTTCTCAAACTCTCTATTGTCAGGCCATTCAGCTAAATGTGGTACTCTCAACCAATTCATGGGTCCGTAATCCATAGAATCTTTAAGTAGATTAGTGTAGGTAGCAAAATATTCAATTGTATTATCGCTGTATCCATCTCTACCTTTATTCCTATCCAACCAACCCTTAACAACATCATAAACACATTTGGTTACCTTAAATCTTTTACCGTAAGCCGTGATGGTTTCTCTTGTATTATTTTTAGACCAACCATATTTTTTATAAGTGTAAACCTCCCCTTCTTTATTATCAACAACAACACCTTCTAATTCATACCATAAACTTTTATACCACGAATCAACCAAACCATCTCCATAACAACTTGAAAATATCATATTCAAATTACTTCTCACCTCATCCAATTCTTTATTAATCAAATATTCAAGACACTCGTCATCTGACATCAAACGGGTGATTATTTCATCGGTCAATTTTATTTCATTTTCACTACCTTGTTCCTCGGCAATTTCTTTTAATGATTCAGGTGTTCTTTTATATATAGAAAATTTCAGAACTCCCATAGCTTTGAGTTCATTTACAATAAACTCATCAACCACACTTTTCGCGTAGTGGTCCAAATTATCATACACGTCTCTATATTCATCATCCGAATCATAACCTCCATGTTGATAGATATCATATTCACCGCTCAAAATATCTTCAATTGTTTTTTCACCGATGTCTCTATTACCTCTTTGAAACATGCTTGCGAGTTCGGAATAATCAGCGTCATAATAATATTCTTCTCCGACTTTTGTAATATCAGATAAGTAATGTTCTATAATTTCATATATAAAGTCAGGGTCATTTTTATAGAAAGAATATAATAACGAATTTTGAATATATTGAGCCCCTTCAGCAAAAGGGTCTAATAAATCTAACCAACCTTTCTTTTGTAAAAGTGATATGAAGTTTTCCAAACCACCCATGAAATTATCCAAAAATTCTAAATCAAGTTCGTTATTATTGAAGTCATCAATTAAACTTAACAATGCTTCATCTTTTGATGATTTCTTTGGTTCTTCTTGTTCGTACATTTTCAAACTCATATTCATAAATATTGACATAATAACATTTGTTGTGTATATTTGCCGTATGAAAAAATATCTAACACTTAAAAATTTAGGATGGCTTATCACCGCAGTTGTGGTGTTTATGCTTGGGATGAGCGGTTTTGGTAAAATTGCTCACACAGAGGAAATGACAATGAATCTAACTTTATTTTGGTTGGTTCCTCACATGACATGGATTGGTGCTTTTGAATTGACATCATTAGCTCTCTTGGTTTATCCAAGAACGTCCATCTTTGGAGCAATTGGAATTACCGCAATGATGTCAGGAGCGGTAGCTCTACACCTTTCTTATCTGAAAGGTTACGGTGTCTTCATGCCGATTTTAATCGGTCTGTTGGCTTGGTCAGCACATTGTTTGAGGACTTATAAAATTAAGGCCTAAACTGATAGACTAAAAAAATTAACCCCTCCGAAACGAGGGGTTTTTTTATTTTTGAGTATCATAATCAACATCTACACAGATTGGATACATTTTTAATCTTTCTTCTATTGAATATTGGAAATCTTCCTCCACCCAACTTGGTAAGTCGTGTATATGTGCGGTTTCCCAATCCTCAGTTCCTTCAAAACCAACTGAAACGTTGTCGACCGATATATAAACGGTGCCTTCAAAAGCACAACTAAATTGTGGGGTCAATGTTTTCCAAAGTTTAACTTTGGTGACATGATAAGTGATAATAAAATCAACCATGTCATCATTAGAATCAGAGTAAGGTAAACTATAACGACCTTTATATTCTTTGTTACCTTTTAAGTCATCTTTAATTAACTCAATTAACCTTTCAGCTGCCGTTTCTAATATTATTTGTCTGATTTTTCTCATTCACTTTATATTTTAATAAATATTTATCGTTAAATAAAACAAAAAAATAATTATTATGTGCTACACAAGAGAACAAATTGAAAGAGCGGTAAAATCAAAGAATTACAAATGGTTTGAAGACGCAGATAATCAAGGTTATGATGTTAACATTGTTGGTGTTAGAAATAGTCATCCATCAATTAAAAACAAAGTTACAAATGTATTTGATGATTGTCTTACAATCTCATACAAAGATGAATCAGGAAACTGGCAGTTTTACTGTTGGAACGCAACGACTGACCCAGGTAAGAAAGGGGTTCAACAATTCCACAATAAAAAAGGTGTTGCTAGATTGGTTCCTAACCAATACAGAGGTGTTTGGAAAATAGACAAACATCAGGGAAAATATGAGGCTCTTTGCCAAAGATTAGGTGAAGTTACCGTTTGGAGAGACGCTAACAAAGATTTAATTTTTGAAGAAAAAGTTACCGATACTGGTGTATTCGGTATTAATATTCACAAAGCAGGTCAAGACTCTCAGTGGGTTGAAAACTGGTCTGAAGGTTGTCAAGTATTCAAAAGAGTAAAGGATTTTGATGCGTTTATGTCAATTTGTAGAAAAGCCGCTAAAATTCACGGTAACAAATTCTCATACACTTTGTTGGAATCGACTGATATTTCTTAATCGATAATTAATTTTTCAACTCCTATCTCATAGCCGGTTGTTTCTGTGATTTTTTGATGTAATAATTCATAGATACAATCGGCTATTTCTCCTTCTATCTCCCATCCATACTCTTCGTTATTCAAAGCATCTTTTAATGATTGACTCTCACCTCCTACCATGATTAATATTACAGTGCCGTTTTCAATGTCAGGTTTGGCAGTTACATAAATTTCACCCGTATCTTCCTCAACCGTATAATCAATAACACTAAAATCAAAGTTATAACCACCACAATAATTAACGGTGAAGTTTTTTTCTTTCAACATTTCAATCGCCTTTAATTTCGCATTTTTACCTCCATACCAATTTATTAACATTCTATAGATATTACCCCTCCTCAAGACATTTCCACCTATTTCTAAACCAAAATTGGTAAAACCAAACAACTTAAAAAACATATCGTCAACTTTGGGTCCATTCTTATCCCAATACTTAAAAAACATTTTTTGAGCTTTGTCGTAAGCACTTAATCTATCTTGTTGTTCTTCAGTGATTATAAACTTCATAATTATGTTTTTTTAATTTCAATTTTTTTCTTTTCTTCATCATTTAAACTGTTTAAAAAACTCTGTAATTGTGTTGTATCTTTTATGTTTTCGACAAAAGCATTAAATTTGGTCGTTCCGAAATTTTGTTGTCCCCACCTAAAAAATTGCTCTACCCCTTCATTTTTTAAAACAGGTAGTCCACTTTTATATATCATTTCTAACATTTTCATAAATTCATTTTGTTCCATTCCGTATAATTTGGCAAACCTCAAATATTTTCCTAATGCCAAAGGGCTGGTTATTAATTGTACCATACCCATAAAATTATCTCCTTTTTTTATGGATTCAATACCTTCATAAGTACCTTTGGCCGCCACCAAATACGGACCGATATATGGAACAAACCATAAGGATAAATCTCTTAAAAAATTTGTTAAAGTAGGATATTGCTTTTCAAATTCTTTTTGACTAGTTTTCATAACTTCAGGATAACCTCCTGAAGAATATCCTAACTGTTCATTTATGATTTTATATTGGCGTTCGTTAATAATAAACTTCATATTGATAAATATAATCGTAATTACTATTTTTAGGTATGGCTCACCCATTACAACACGCAAAATCTTCAGTCAAAAAGTTTGGTGGTAAGGTAGAAGATTACATAGATATTCACAATTGGTTCGATGAAACCAAAGCATGGATTGGTAGTTCATATCATAGAATAATGAGACACCACTCTGAAGGAATATTTGAGTGTGAAAAGAAGTTTGGTATGTCATTCGTAAATAGTGACGGTAAAACTGTATATACTCGTTACGTTGGGGAGCAACACGTTAAGGAGGATTGTTATAATCATATACCATCGGCTCGTGAATGGATACAAGCCATAGAATCCAAAGAAAAACCAATGTGGATGTTACGAACATTGGACTTAAATTTAGATTAGAATATTTATTGGTATGGTAAAAAATTTGAACTTAAGTCCTGAACAATTAAAAACACTTAAATTGTTCTCATATTATTGTGGTAGTCACGGAGCTAAAACCGCCTTCGGGTATGTTTATCTAGCCGAATATGGTACTATAGACTACGTAGATAACTATTGGTATTCAGATAGTGGCACAAGAATCGACACTTACGATAAGATTAGTGATTTGATAGAATATATTATTCGTGGCACAGAAATGTTAGATTATTACGATTATGAAGGAAATGGAACATTAATATTCGAAATAGATGTAAATGAACGTAAATTGAAGATTGATGGATATCACAAAGAATATTCTACTAACGACTCTAAATATGAATGGTCCGATGAGGAAGGTGATTTCGAGGGTGTTATGGATGATGTATTTAATGAATTGGGTGGTGATACCGCAAAATTAGAATTCAACGGTGGTGGTGATTCAGGTTATATTGGCGACCACATGGAAGTTTTCGGTGTTGGTAATAAACCAGTTCCCGCCTCTTTAGAAGATTGGTGTTACGACAAATTACCAGGTGGTTGGGAAATTAATGAGGGTTCTCAAGGTAAATTCATTATAAATTCTAAAGAAAGAACAATCGAATTGGACTATGAAGAAAACGTTGAGGATGAATTAAGTGATGGAACAGTTGGTTACGTTGAGTTTTAAGATTTTTTTGGGTTGTGAACCAAAATTGTTCTGAAAGTATCTAAATTAATTCTTTCTTTTATTTTTTTCGAAAGTTTGTCTTTTGTTTCAATATCCATCTTACCATTGAAATAAAATTTCAAAATAGGTACAGCATAATCTTGGTCCCAAACAATCTCAATATCCATTTGTGGTTCAACTTCCTTAGCAATTTTTTCTATTTCCTTTTCATATTCATCTAAATACTCGTAATTCTTTGGAAAGAAAGCCGTTTCATACTTTATTTCATCTCCAAAAAACTTTTTTGCTTCATTCACCATACGATTTAAAAATACTCTTGAGGAAACCAATCCTGGTATTCGGTGAGCCATTCTAAGGTCAGTCCCTAAAATTTTTCGACGATAATTCGTATCAAAACTAGGATTATTGTAGTCAATTTTTGGGACATCAACGTATAGAATCAAAAACTTCTGCCCATCATGTTCTTCGATTTTCAAATCGCAATCAGAAACGTCTGAAACGGTAGAAATGTATGATAGTACTGAATTATCTAATCTGTTCATTTGTTTATAAATATCATTAAAAAATAAACCCCCACTGTTAAGTGAGGGTCAAAGATAAGAATAATTGTTTTACTTCAAAAACTTAAGTTTGTATAATGTCGAATAGATTAACTCCTGAACGGTATCTATTTGATTTTGTAGGTATGATTCTTTAACTGATTTACGTGATTTCTCAATAATCGAATCAACCTTCTCAAGATAAGATATAACTTGTTTTACGTTCTCATAATCTTGTGTCTTATCGATACTATATCCTTTGATAATTCCGTGTTTTCCTTGGTAACTTTCAACTAAACCGTCAATCAAGTCACCTATACCATCGTAGTATCCACCTAACGCCATATGTTCAGCAAATGATGATTGTGAGTCCGTTTGAAGATGAAAAATATGTACTTGAGTTCTGGAGTGTAATGCCGCCGATATAATGTCTTTCATTCCTCCTGATGGTTTTTCTTCCTGTTCTAACAATCCTCTCTTCTTAACTTCTTCGAGGAGGGCTTGTTTTAATTTAGATTCGTCTTTCATTTGAATATTTTACTATAAATATTACCTTTTGTCTAATTTCAGGGCAACATCACCTTCGATTGAGAAAAATCTTACGTGGCTCTTGAAAAACTTATAAACGTAGTAATTTATGATTTTGTCTGTGAGGTAACCGAGAGATGGTTTATCGTAATAAAACCCTTTGAATTTATGGTAAGTTGGTAAGATTGTGTCAGTGTTATCTTTTTCGTAATAATCCAAAAAAACCTCTATTGTTTCACCTTTTGGTAAAGGTATAACGATTGGGTTTTTACTGTGTATTTTTAGAATCATCTCCATCTGTTATCGCCAAGTATCTTTTTTCGAATTCATTGATGTTATCAAGACCAACTTCATTGATATGGTCTAACACATCATCTAAAAAAATATTACTTTTAACGAAACTATCAATATCTTCAAATAACTTTTTTCCGATTAATTCGGGATATTTGAAATATACATCAGAAATATCATAGATATCAAAGATTAACTCCAATCTATTAAGCATTTTTTCTACTTTCTTTTTGTTTTCTTCATCCACCAGTAGAATATCATGAACAACGTCATAATCATCTATAATGCTTTCATTTGGCACTTTTTCAGACAACTCTCTTGTCCATTTCTTTTCTTCCTCCGTCATCTTTTGATACAATAGTTTGTCTAACGCCTCTATTCCAAGCGCATACTGTATCTTTATCAACTTCAAACTTTTAGTGTCCATAAGGTTATCATTTACCTATCACCAACTCATCATAATTAAGTTTATCCATCCCTGTTGTTTGATTGTCATCAACAAATTCATCATACATATAATTCTTCACCACAGCAATGATACTCTGCTCACATTGAGCAATCTTACTTTCTTCCCAGTCTTCCAACTGTTCATTATCATCCATCGATTCCCACATTTTATAAGCCAACGTGGCAATTGTGAATAATTGTTTTTTAGTTATAGAATCTTCACCTTCGTGATTTTCCTTCACGATATTAACTAACTTATTTAATTGTTCTTGGGTAATCAGGATATTTTTCATTGTGTTCTTTTATTATAAATATAAAAAAAAGGAGATTTCTCTCCTTTTTTTGAGCCCGTTCCTTTGGGTCCACCACTTAATTTTAGGACAAATCAAGAAACCATTATTTATGTTTAACCTGTACGTCTTTAATGTGGATAGTTTTATTCAAAGTATCCAATTCTGCCTTAATTTCTATTTCATCCTTTGGTTTTTCTTTTGGTTCACCCAGTACAACCGCATCATACATTGTTTTAATTTGTACAACAAACAATACAAACATAGTAGCACCTGCGAATATCAAAAGTTTGATAAGACGTTTCCAATGTTTAGTTATGATGAAGACAGCAATCCCCGTTGCCAATAACCATCCAAATGTATTTGAATCTAATATCATCGTGTTACGAGTGCTTCAATTTTACTTTTTACAATATCTGACACTCCAAGAGTTTCAATTGAAGTTGTAATAATAGAATCAACTAAAATTCTGTGAGGAATATGTACCAAAAACTCAACTCCATTAAAGAATGACAAATCATTCTTGAGCTCAATACAACCTTGTATCATCTTTAAGAATAACTTGAATTGTATTGGGTCAACAAAATTCTCGTTGAGGATTGTGCCAAACTTTTCGTTCTGAATTTTTACGGTGTGGGTTATTGTTGTCATCAGTGATAATTTTTACAAAGATAGTCAAAAAACTTAATCCTCCAACTTTTTTTCTCTTTCTAAATCTTTTTCTTTTAGTTTTTGTTTCTTTTCGTAACTTTTGTTTCTACGTCCCAAAACTATCGTACATTTAATACTACCTCTATCATTAGTAAAGAAACTGAAAGGTACCATTGTCAAACCTTTTGTTAATTCTTTTTCCAATTTTGTTAATTCATGTTTTTTTAACAAAAGTTTTTTGTCTCTGTTAGGTTCTTCGGCGTTATTTATTATGACATTTTTAACAAAAAGTTCTCCGTCTTTGAAATAACAATATCCATCAATAAACGAAAAATGCCTTTTCTTTATTTCCTTCACCTCAATTCCTTTAAGTACTATTCCCGCATCATAGGTCTCGATGAAGTCATATTCAAACTTAACTTTCTGTAATTTTACTTCGAAATTTTTCATAATGTGACAAAGATAATCAAAAAAGAAAAACCCTAACAGTTTTTCTTTCAAAAAAATGTTAGGGTTCAATATTACCAACTATAAAGAAAGGGTTGTTGGGCGTTTGTGAAAGATAAATATATTGTAATTTTGAAAAATTCACGATTTTTTCAAAATATTTTTGATTAACGACATCAATTTATCATTTTCATCGTGTTCGGGTAAATTATCTATACCAAAATACCCACATTCAGTATGTTCGTCTCCGTCAATAGCGTTTTCCAAATCAGGTTTTACTTTCTTATTTACCTCCCATAAAAACACATACATCAACCCTTTTACTTTTTTACCGTCACGAGTTGTTCTATTAATAAACCCACAAAGCTCAATCTTATCTTTTACTTTAACATTTGTCTCTTCATGAAATTCTCTTTTAGCCCCCAAAGTAGGGTTTTCATCATCTTCTAATCTTCCGGCAGGTATGGACCAAACACCAGGTAAATCATTATCAGCGTTTCTTTTACACAATAAAACTTCATCTTTGTGCTTAACAATTATCCCAGCGTACCTTTTTATGTTCTCCATTCAGTTTTCGTTATATTTATGTTTATGATTATAAGTATAAATAATCGAAAATTCAAAGTCAAAACTGTTTTCACTCCTGAACACACTCAAAAGGGAATGATGGGTAGAAAATTCGGTCCTGATTTTAACGGAATGTTATTTTTAATGGATAATTCTGAAAATTGTTTTTGGATGAAAAACTGTGTAATCGATTTAGATATAGTATTCATTAAAGATAACCAAATCACAAAAATATTTCACAGTTGTCCCCCATGTAAAGGTGATGACTGTAAAAACTACTGTAGCGAGGGCGATACTATTTTAGAATTGAGGGGCGGTAGTTGTAAAAGGATGAATATATCTGAAGGTGACTTCGTTGAGTTTTAAGAATTTGTTATCTTTTCTTTTAACAGTCTAACAAACTCATTCTGTATCATTTTTGTAAATTTAACATATGGACTATCATCCTTATCAGGGTCATACTTGTACTTACCTTTTGGTGGTCTATTACTTCTACCCAAATAATTAAGACCTGATATGTTAGTTATACATTTATGACCCCCTGAACTCGCGTCAATTAAATCCCAAGCGTTTACAGTTACCTTATCTAACATCTCTCTATGTTCTTCAGGTAATTCACTAAAAGGTACTTCCATCATCTCACCAATGTGGACCAATTCTTCTCTACCGTTTTCTTTGGTCTTATAATTCTTACCATACAATGCCACAAAATCCTTAAATGTAAAACCTACCGACTCAGGACCAAATCCTTTCGTATTTTCAGAAATCCATTTAATTGTTGAGATTGGTATTTCTCTCTCCTTGAGTTGGCTTTCCCATTTAGATAATACCTCATCTTTGATTTTTCCTAAATCGATTCCTTTTAACGCCCTTTCTTTCTTAAAAGGATTACATGATGCTTGTACTAATCCCATTGGCCAAGCAATAACTAAGAAATCCTTATCAGGATTATTTTTAAAAGGTGTGTATCTATCATAAGAACCTGGTTTCACCATACTATCACCACCATATTGTACAATTATGTTTCCGTCGATTTTAACATTTGGTGAGTCTTTCATCTGTTGAAAATACATCTCTTTGTTCTTCTCCAATTCAGGTATTTTAGCATATCCCTTCTCAACCATTATTCTTTTAATGTTTTGAAGAATACTCATTATAGATGGTTTACACACCATAACCAATTCCTCAAGAAACCCTGGTTTGTTTTTGAATGCTAATAACAATTTGTTAGTAACAAGTCCTAACATCATTTTATTCCGTTTTAAGGAATTATCTTTATCTAAACGAAAAACATAATTAATCACATCATCAATTGAGATATTTTGAGATGCGAAATTTGCCGAATCCACAGTTGAAATCAGAAGTATGTCTTCACTGGGGAATACTTCTTTTGGTGAAACTATTTGTGATATGGTTTCAACGTTTGACCTTGACTGTCTAAACGATGTTGATTTCGTATCTTCGGCGCCCGCTTGTCTATCGTGGTGGTCTGTATGAATAACGAACATTGGTTTTCCGTGTGCGAAATCTACCAATACAGGCATCGTATCTCCTTGAGCGTCGTTCTTCTTAACGGAGAATTCTTTATCACCATATTGTATTACGTGAGCATCAACAACCTTAATACCATGTTGTTCCAAATAGTTCTTCATGGCGATTGCCGTTGTTACACCATCCAAATCTTGGTGAAAGTATATTTCTGCTTTTGGGTACCTTTGGGCTAATTTATTAATATCCCTAATACCACTTTCGTTAATTAATTTTTTCATGTAAATAAAAATCCAAAGATATCATCGCCACTTTTATTATTTGTTTCTTTTGGTGGTTCAGGCGCCGAAACTTCCTGAGAATATTCGGGAGACGGTTGTTCTGTAGTTTGGATATCTTCATTCCAATTTTGTTGAGCCTCTGGCGTATTATTGTATTCGGCCATTTTAGAATCCAAATCTTCAATTTTATTTTCAAGTTCATCAGGACCAACAAAATTAGTTTTTCTCATCAAAGCTCTTGTTGCTGGATTTCCCCACAATCTAGGAACTCCGGCAGATATTTTAGATGATAAAGTAGCGTCTGACTTCATGTATTTTAACCAACTTTGTCCCCCTTTGAAGTCTCTAAACCCTCTATATGTCGTCGCCGAATCCAATGCGGCTTTTAATTGTTTTGCCTCAGCAGCACTTAATTTTGAACCTTGTTTCGCCAACTTACTTGATTTTGCAGTAAGCCTTGTCGCAGTTTTTGCACCTGCTGACATAGTATTATTAGCATCTTTAAATAATTTGATATAATCCTCAACACCTTTAACAAAACCCGGTCCTACACCTGGTATCTTTTTAACTCCTTTTGCCAAAGGTTCAAGTACTTTTGGTGCCCAAGTATTAACTTTAGTAAGAAGACCTGCTAACGGTCCTCCTTTTTTAGCAATTTGAGCCATCTTAGTGGCATCACCGGCCAATGATGCGGCTTTGAATGCTTTCGCTGAAGCCCCTCCCATCTTAAACAAACCAATAACTGGTTTAGCAATTAAGTCACCTACATAAGGTAATACGGAAATCCATGACAAAACGGCAAATAACTTATCACCTTGTCTCCAATAACTAATACCGTTAATTAAATCAACCACACCAGTTGGGTCAAATATGCCAACAATATCCCCCAAAGTATTGTACCACTTTGATTCGCTAATTAAAATTGATTTTTCAGGATATTGGATTTTTAACATCTCCAATACCATTTTTTTATCTTTATTTGACAATTTTTGCCATTTTTCTTCAATAACTTTTTTTTGTTCTTCTTTGTAGATTTGAACCATTTTTTCCTGTAACTCTGATTCGTTAAGTGTTTTCGACATAGGATTTTTTATTATAAATATCTAAACAAAAAAAAGAGGTCACAAAATGTGACCCCAATATTAAAATTCTATTTCTTGTTGTTTTTTTAGATTGATAAACGATTGTATTCGTTCTCGAGATATTTCAGCATAATTATGACTTAACTCAATTCCTATCCATCTTCTATCTAAAGTTTCTGCCGCCACACAACTTGTACCGCTCCCGTTGAATGGGTCAAGAATAACGTCATTTTTATAACTCAATATCTTAATTGCCTTTGTTGGGATATCCATTGAAAATGTCGCCTTTGTCATTGGTCTACTATCGTTGAGGTACTTCCATTGACCGAACACCAATTCCATAAATTCTTTCTTATCCTGTTCAGTATACAACATTTTAGTTTTACCTTCCTCGGTTTGAATTGGTTCTCCTTTCCATTGTGGCTCTCCCTTCACTTTCTTAATATGATGTTTCTTATAAGCAAGAATTACACACTCCTTTGGGTTATAGATATAAGGACTTGATGGACTCATCCAACTTCCCCAAGCGGTTGTCTTACTGCGGTGTGGACTATCTTCTTCCAAATCTACAATACCGAAAAACTTAAATCCAATTTCTTTCATCACCTGATAAACTTCAGACACCAAAAAGATTCTTCCACCCTTTTCTTGACGATTAATTTCATATGGAATATTAACAGCAATACGACCATCATCCTTTAATACCTTGTAGGCTTCGGCCATCCAGTTACGAGTAAAATCCAAATATTGACTTATCTCCATATCATCATCGTGGACATCATATTTAATGTTTACTCCGTAAGGTGGTGAGGTGACAATCAAGTCAACGAATGAATCGGGCATCTCTCTCATTACTTCAACACAATCACCGTTGATTACTTTATTTATATAATTTTCTATCATTTTTCTAAATTTTGAATTTTTCTGTCCAAATACCATAAAGCCTTTTTTAAATCTTGTAGTTCTTTACTTGGGTCCTTTTTACCGGCACGAGCCACATATTTAACCACATTGAATAGATATGCGTCATGGTCAAGTCCCCATGCTTCCGCAACCTTTACAACCTCATACGCATTTTCCTCCCCACCATAGTGGTCAGGATGATTAACCATTTCTTTTGACATAATTATTTACTTTTTACAACGTAATACCCCTTTCCATACTTACTCTCCTCAATCAATCCTTCCTCTATCATTTCACTAATCAATCTTTCGGTTTCAGTCATTGATGTTCTCAACAAATGTTTAGATATGTAAGTAATATGCACAGGTTGTCTTAATTTAGACAGGAGTTTTTCAATTATTGTGTTTTTTTCCATCGATAAAAAGTTTAATATTAGTATCACTTAATCCTTGTTGATAAAGTTGATACACTTCACTAGCTTTATTATCCATAAATAACAACGCATCGGCGGAAAATAATCTTTTTAACGAATCTCCATTTTTTAATGTATTAGAAATCGTTTCCTCCGATATGAATCTTTTATTAAACCCCATTTGTTATTAGTTTTTTTTCTCTCTCTAACCTTTCAATCTTCGCACTTTGATTAATCAAAGATACTATCTTTCTTTTAGCAATCGGAACCAAAGTTTCAGCAATTGGAAATTTTTGTGTGGATAAAATTTCAAACACCGGAAAACTTTTTTCTTTCTTGGTTTTATAGGTTTTAGAAAATTTAGAGATTAATTGTGTTATAGTCAAATCCTCTCCATCACCATTATACATCATTTTAACATGTGTCTTTGTTAGATTAAAAGAATTCCTAACTCTCCGAATATCATATCTCCAAACATAAGTCATACCCTCATCTCTGTAATAAAAAAACCCTGATTTAGATTTAAGATTGTTTCTATTTCTTTTGATATTAACAGTCAAAGAATCATATACTAAAGTCCATATAGCTTTAACCATATTGAAGTAATCAAATAACTTTGGTTGGACATTTTTTAATATTTTTTTGAATTCTACCTGTTCTTCATCTGACATTACCGGTAAGTCATGTACAACTAAATCAGTAACCACCAGTTCGTCATCGTGAGATAAAAACTTTTTTTTGGTTTTTAAAATTCTATTTTGATTGATGATTGTTTGGATGTTACCCAAATGAACGGAAACCTCAATGAACATTGGGTATAACTTAATTTCTTCCAAGAAAACATTCATTTTCTGAAAATAAGCCATCAACTTGTATTCTTTTTGTTCAGCATCGATTGACCCCGTAATAATCCATTCGGGGTCCATGGCAAACTTTATTTTCTGGGTCTTATTCATACTACAGAAAATATACAAAATAAAAATGATAAAAAAAAGATTTAATTAATTCTCATGATATAGTAATGCGTACCATTAACTTTTTCCGTATCAACAACACCGTCATATGAACCCATAATAGCATATCCATCACTTTCTACTAAACCTCGAGCCAAGGCATCCATATCAATATATTCACTTATATCCGCACCAAATTCGTCCAATGACGCCCTTGGGTCTGCCATTTTTTCAGAGACCCAATATTCAACTTTGTCTTCCACCATTTGAGTTGTAACTTCACCTTCAGGAACCATATTATCAATTTCTTCTTGTGAGTCATCAATATGTCCTTGAATTATCCTTATCTTTTCTTCAATTTCATCCCATTGTTTTTTATATTCATCAAAGTCTTCAATCGTATTGTTAAGGTCATCTTGTTTTCTTTTTAACTTTTCAATGACACCTTTAACATTTTCAATATATTCTTCCAGTTCTTCTCTACGTCTATCCTGTTCTTCGGTGGTCGGCATTTCACTTTCATCAAAATATACTTCAGGATTCTCTTCCAGTTCTTCTCTACGTCTATCCTGTTCTTCGGTGGTCGGCATTTCACTTTCATCAAAATATACTTCAGGATTCTGTCTTACATCATCGTAAAAAACATCTCTGAAATAATCTTCAATGGAGTCAGTGTCCAAATAATTTTCTAAAAAATGCATTCTAAAACCTTCAACCCCAACCTCATCAATATAATTTTTAGCGTATTCAAATGCCGCATCATCCATTTCATCTTCATCACCAACCGCATATTCTCTACCTTCCGCGTCACTACTAATAACTTCAAATTGTTGGAGTCCATGATAATCGTAGTATAGTGGTATTAGGTTATATACTGTTACCATTTCACCTCTTAATTCTTCGACTCTGTCTTGTAATTCAGATAAAGTGTTGTATAACTGTTTAGCCCTTTCTTCGTCCTCACTCTGTTCCATCTCATTAGTAACTCTCCTGATTTCATTTTCAAGATTCTTTAATTCATCAAGTTGTTCTTCATCAGGTTCTTCGATTTCTCTATCTTTAACCAACATATCATATAGAGCATTTGCCTTTTCACCTAGTTCAGTAATATCAGGATTATCGATATCCCACTCCTTATTGAATCTTCTCTCCTCGGCGCTTTGTAATTTTTTTCTTCTTTCTTCAGCTTTACGTCTTGCCTCCCTCGGTGTTCCAGAGTCCCAAGTATAATTTTTAACTTCAACACCTGACAAATCACTTATGTTTGTATGTCTAATATCTAATCTACCCTCAATATATTTAACATTACCTAATGAATCGGTAGGTGTATCATTTAAAATCAAATCACCAGTAATCCAAATTGGTTTACCTCCAAACATTTTTAATTTTGTTACACTTTTTCCGTGATATCCACCGAACTTCATCAACTCTGAAAATTCTTCTGGTGAAATTTTGTAGTATTCTTCCTCACTTTGCTCGACAAGCTTATTTTACCCATAGTACTGATAAATATTTTTATTTCGTAAATAAAGCAATATTCTTTACAAATTGTCTCAAATAAAGATATTTATGTTTATAACGATAAGAAATAAACTACCTAAAAAAACTAATCACATGGGATGTGGATGTAAAAACAAACAGGCAGAAGCTCAAGCGGCACCTGCTCAACCAGCACCTGGTCAAATTCAAACGCCTCAAAATAACCAAACTGTTCAAGAACAGGTAAATAAGGTTGTTGAGAAGTATTATAAGAAATAATATGAATGGGATGTTGGGTGTAAAAAAAATTAAAGGGGGAATTTATTCCCCTTTTTCTATTTAATATGTGGATTTTTTTCACTATCAATTTCAAAACAGTTTTATGAAGTATATTTATCCTAATTACAGAATCGGTATCGTTAATAAATTCGCTGATTATATCATGTCGGAAATATCTAAAGATGGTAATCCATACACTGAAATTAGAGTAACACAATTTGAGCCATTCTTTGTTGTTGAGGGCAAAACATCATCAAAGAAAATAATTGATTTAGATTCAATCAAAGAATCATTTTTTGAAAAGATGAAATCTCAATTATCTACATTAGGTATCAAAAACATTAATACGATTGATTTAATCAAATATGACTGTGAATACTTACATCGAGAAAAGAAAGAATTTTGTTTTGAATTTTTCAATAGTGTAAGACCTATATTCCATGAGAGAGTTTTAAATTATGTATATAATCATTCTGACATTTGGGAAGCGGTAGATTACACGGATAAGCTTTTGATATACACCAATGAATACATTGAAAAACCAATAGATTATTCATTTAAAGACATTAGAGGTTCAAGACAGTCTGAGTTCCCATATGGGTATAGTCTAAACAACGGTAGGTCTGCATTTTATTACTGTGAATACATCGCGTATCAGCTATTCAAAGCAATTAAAGCAACAAACATGTCAATAAAATATACCGACGTTATTGATGAGGAAACAAACGACCCTATTATCGATATATTAAGTAACTCCCCATATATGAATGAGAAAATTAAATCGATGGTATTGGACGTGTTCGATTTTAATATTCAAAGATTTGAGAAAAAATATCTCAAGGGTTACGATATAAGTAATGATTTAGACACACAACTAGAAACCAAACCTTGGTTAGTTGGTGACAAGATATCTGAATTATATATTATCTAAACTCGTTTAGAATAAGAAACCACCTGATAAAAATCTTTCTTGCCATTACAGAAGTCCCTAACTAACTGTAAAAGATTTTTAAACATGAAAGCACCAGGAGTTTGTTTTTCACACTTAATGAATAACTCAATAAGTGCTGACAAAAATTCCACAGATAAATGACCCAAGTTATCTATGGTTGTATAAGTATCACAGAAATACTCATTGTAGATTAATTCGTAGTTGTCTCTCTCCTCGGTTGAATTGAATGGTTCTATCTTATCATATAATTCAATCCAATCAGAAACAAAGTCACACACATCGGATGATGAATGACTAGATTTAACAATCAAATCAACAATCCAATGTGTGTGAGATGGAGCTCTCAATCTTTTGTTTGGTGCTTTATATTTGACAATAAAGTCCAAATCGGGGTTCGCTCCTCGAGACCCTTGATATATCACTAAAATATTTCCGTCATCTAAATCCCATTTCTTTATTGGTATGTGTAGTTGTCCGTGTTTGTTAAATGATAGATTCATCCGTTTAATTTATTTTTAATAATTTGAATACCTTCTTCTATTGTATTGTAGTGTTTGTCAGGAACAAAACCTTCTGACTTTGGTTCCCCATATGGGTCATCAATAATCATGAATGCCGGAACAAACTCACTACCAGTTGCTTCAACAAACAATTGATATTCGTCGGCATGAGTATTGATATTTCTCTCAACAAACTCAATCTGACTCTCAACCAATTGGGTTTTCATCATCTCACAAAATGGACAACCGTCCATTGTGAAAACTATAACTAACTTATCCATTTAACAAATTGTTTGCTAGGTCCAAAAGTGCGTTTTCTTGTAACAAACCAACTCTTGTGTTCATTTCTTTTCCGTTAGCGAAACTCTTAATTGTTGGTACGCTACGAACACCCAACGATACAACCATATCACGATTGTTATCTACGTTCATTGTATAAAGTTTAACATCTGAATTTTTTGATGCCAAATCTTGGGCAACCTTTTCGTAAATCGGTTTCAACATTTTACAGGGACCACACCACGCGGCGTGAAAATCCACTATAAATTTTTCACCATTATTCATTTTCTCTTGGAGTTCTTTGCTTGTAATTTCCATTTTTTGCTTTAATTAAATTATTTATTGTAAATTCAGCAACACTGTATCTATCAGGTGTTGTCATTATAAATATTTTGACTTTATTTTCTCCTAATTTTTCTACATAGAAATGAATACCTGACGCGTCATACTCGATATATTTTTCTATAAAATTAACACCTTTGTCAGTGAAAATTGATTTAAACCAAATAGTATATGACCTTGTCGTCAATTTGTCAAAGTTATCTACACTATCATAATCAAACTCAATAATTGAGGGATATTGTCCAAACTTCTGTCTAAACTTATCTATACAATGTTGTGGTACTTTTTCCATAATTAAAATTCTTCTAGCAAAGGTATTGCGATATCATTTATGTTATTAACTCTTTTATCCTCCCACTCCAATGAATTATCCGAAGAATCATAAAATCTCATTAATGGTCTATTAAGTCTTATCTTATTATAATCAACAAATTTAGACTCTGATGTGAATTCAATATATCCAATTTTACACTTTATCTTTGGTGTATCAAATGTATATACCAAATCATTAATTCTTTTATCTAATATAGGTAAAATGTTATCCCATTCCAAAGTTAGTGATTTATTAAATCTTCCGAGGGTTTGTACTCTCTTAAGTTCTATAACAGTATCAAAACTAATTCTAAACTCAATAGTCGCTCTTTCTTTAGAATCAGGACTATCTTTTCTCAATGATACTATCAAAGCGTCAGGTCGTTTGATATAACCTTTAACACAGTTAGATTGAATAAATGATTCGTCATTATATTCTGAGGAACTTTTCAGAATTACAGGATAGAAAGTTTTCCCATCTGTAAATATTGGTTTGGTAACCTCACTCTCAAATTTATCGTTATATATTCTATCGAACGTTCCTTTGGTATAAAAGTCATTTAACTCCGTCCAATTCAAATGTTCTTCCCTAAACTCATCATACGTTGTCGAGGTCCATTTGATGTTTTCATAGTTTTTCAAGTTAGTATAGAAAATGAAATGGTCCGCAAATGTTTGGGGATTAATTTCATCGTTAATAACCAATTTGAATATTTCAAAAATACAATTGCGTTCTTTCTTTGAGTGTATTGAGGCAAAATTCATATTAAGAAAATCCCCCATACAAGTTGTCTCAAATATATTTTGTAGTTCGTCATCAGACTTTCCCAAAAGATAATCTTTACCAAAGAAACGGACTGCCTTGTGATACACCAAAGGGTTAAAGTTTTTAATCTTATGTAATACTCTACGTATCTTATCACCCTTTAAACCATTAATCTCCATTATCACATTGAGATATCTATCACCATACTTCTTGAAGTCTTTCGCCTTTGGTTGGGGAAAATGACAAGAAAATGAAGACCAATTGTCGGATAACTTAATATTCTTTTTGGTTAAAATAGTCTTATGGATGGTTTTAGTACCATACTTTTCATTGTCATAAACTACGCCAGGTATGTTATCTATAAACGTACTTAACAAATCATAAAAACCATTTTTGGTGGTTTTCTTTTCAGGTAAATTTTCATGAACAAAATGAAACCATGTTATGTATTTACCCAACAAATCATTTACCGTATCGTTAGAAAATGACACAATCTTAACTGACTTATTAACTTTTTTCTTTTTATGATATCCATTTACAATTCCCGTATAAAGACAATTCTTTTTGAAGTTATAGGTCATGTAAACACAATTTGTAGTAATTCTTACAAACTTCTCATCAGGTCTTCGGTTTCTTGAATACAAAAAAAACTTTAATGTTATCCTCTCATCATCCGCAGCAACAACACCAGTCATCCTTCTATGAAATAGATTATACAAAGGATTTTTGAAGTTTTCCTCAAATACCTCCTTGCTCGTGTGTTTTTGTTTTAGTGAGAACGATAATCTTCCCTCCCAAAACCTCCCATTTGAAAGGGAAAAAATATTTAAGTCGTCTTGTTCTTCGGTAAAAGTTAACTCATTGAAGTCGTGATGCTCCAACGACACGAAGGTCTCAAACCTTTTTGATAGAAGTTCAGTCATAGAATAAAGTTATGTAGTATTAAATATAGATTTTTATATCTTAAAAAATTTTTTTCAAATATAAGTAATTTTGTTAATCTGACTGTATTAATTTGATTTCAAATCTATTTATTAAGAAATAAGATACATATTTATTTTTTTATAGTCAAATGAAAAAAGTTATCAAACTCACTGAATCTGATTTGTTTAAAATTGTAAAAAAAATAATTTTAGAGCAAACCAAATTTAAAACTAACACATTGAAGCCTGAAGAACAAAAAAAATATGCTCAAGGAATGAATCGAATGCAACAAGTATCCAAACAACAACCAGTCACCCAAAATACCCCAATTAAAAGTCAAAGCGTTGTCAAAACATACGATTTGAACCTCAACAAATATACTTGTACCACACCTGAAATTTCAACAGCTGCGGTATCTGTAATTTCTGAAGGTTTTGACCCACTTTACGTAAAATATGCAATAGGAATAATTGGTAGAGAATCTGATTTTGGTAAGGTTATGGGTATGTACGGTATTAAAGCAGCACCAGAATACTTGATGAATAAGCTTAGTGATACAATACCGGGTTTTAGTGAGGTTTTGAAATATGGGGCTAAAAAAGTTTTTAATAAAGATAATTGGGTTCCGAGTATGGGAATTGCTCAAATGACTCCAGATATCGCAAAAAAATATGGAGTAGATTTGGAGGAATTGATGTCATTATCAGGTTCACTTTTAGCAGTTACTAAACACCTTATAAATTTATACGAAGAATTAACCCCATATTATGATAGTAAAAGTCCGTCTAAAATAATAAACCAAGGTCAACTCATAGATAATCCATCTTCATCAAATAATAGTGTTATGGATGCCGCAATTATGTCATATAATTTAGGTTCATCTAGATTTAAGAAAAAATATTGTAAAACAAACAATCCTGAATTTATGGCTCCGTGTGATAGTATTAATGGTGTATATCAACCATTTCCTAAAGATAAACCTGATTTGGTACTAAAAGTAGATAAAAACCAAGTTATAAAAAACTATATTCCAAATATCAAAACTGATACAACTACAGTAACCCAAAAAGCAATTAATTTAGTTTCAGATGAACCAACAATTCAATATATTAGCAGTTTAGGATATTTGAAGGAGGTCGTTAATACAGCTAAAAGTTTATCCTGTATAAAATAATAGAATAAAATAAAATACGTTAATCAAAACACATTTTGTGTTTTGTTTTAATTTTACTTAATTTTCGAGCTTCTACTTCCATTGGCCCATCAAACCTACCGTACTTTTTGTACTCAGATAAATACGTAGAGTAAAATCCGTAAACTCCCATCCTCTTGTATTGAGCCCAATGTACCAACTCATGTCTTAACATTTCTTCATTAGAACGATATTTTGACTCGATAAAAATACCGAATGGAGGTATTGTGGCCGCCATTTGTTTACCAGGAATATCAAACGGTATGTAATACAATTTGTCTTTTTTCAAGATTGAAAATATTATAAATGAACTTATAAATCCCAAGATTATTAGTGTTTTTTTCATTTTATTTATTTTAAAAAAACAAAGATAAGTTAAAATCAATCCCAAAAAAAAATAAATTTACATAAACTTATTAACAATTATAGGTATGTTAAATATTTATATAAAAACCCCAAAATGTTAAAAAAATTACTAATATCCGAAGAAGAACAAAGTAGAATTTTGAATTTACACAAAGAAGCCATTTCAAAATCAAAAAATAAAATTAGATTAGATGAAGGTTTTTCCCAAACTGTGTATGACGTACAAAAAAAACTTAAACCTAAATATGGTAGTTTATTGGGTAGGAGTGGAAAAAATTTAGACGGAGTTGACGGGATTTTTGGGGGAAAAACAATAACCGCTTTAAAAAAATATCAAAAAGATAATAACTTACCAATTACAGGTAAAATAGATACAAAAACTGTAATGAGTATGGGTATTAAGTCTTTACAAAAAAAATCTGAGGAAAAAAATAAAGTGTCGGGAACAGAGAGTTGTGTTGCGGTTGATAATACACTTTGTAATAAAATTTCAGATAAAAATGAGTCCACAATTGGTAATGGCGGTGGTGAAGGATGTTCTGAATATGTTAGAAAAATGACGGGTAACTATCTTGGAAATGCGTGGCAAGCTTTTGTTAACGCAAAAACTAAAGGGTCAGTTTTATATAATATGTTCACCGACGGTTCGATTAATTGGGACAATATTAGAAACTCAAAATTTGTAAACTCGGACTCTTGTTCTTGTTTTGAGCTAGAAGGTGAGGGTAAAGATAAAAGTTGTAAAAATGGTAGTAAAATTTCATCAACCATTTCTAGTTTTTATCCATCCAAATCAAACGTAAATCTTTCATCTTTAAAGGTTGGGGATATTGTTGGTATGTACTATGGTAACTCAGGTAATAAAGGAAAAGCATTTTGTGAAAGAGCTGTCCAAAATAGACAATTAGACAAAACCGGTATTTATCAAGACAAAACACCATTTACTTTTAATACACACGTTGGTTATGTAGGTGCAATTAAAAACGGAATTCCGATTATTTTTCATAGTGTCCATGGGGAAAGATTAGCAACTCCAGGAACTAAATTACTGAGTAAAGATGGAGAAGCTATGATTACTTGGGTTGTATCAATGGGTGGTAAAAATGAAAAAAAGGTAGACTTTTTATCTAACGAAGGTCCTAAATGGTGGGAAGTTTCTAAATAAAAATAATTCAATATTCCAAATAATCAAAATGGGGGAGTTTCCTCCCCCATTTTGATTAGATGAATGTTTCGGCAAGTTCCCACAACTTTTGGTTAATCATGGTGTCCATGTTCAGTGAAGTGATTGGTTTCACTGTACGCTTGTTGCGACCTTGCTCTTTAACAAATCCCCCACGAATCAACTTCTCTTGGACTACATTGAAGGTATTCCACAAAGTGCTTTCGAAGTCATCAACACGGAGTGGATTAACAATTGACTCGAGAGTCAGTGTTGAGATGTCCTCTGTGTTCTTCCAACGTACTCCGATAGCTTTGGTTGTGAAGTCAATCTTTTCATCCATTGACATTTCCTTCTCCATCATACGATTTACTGAACGCTCAATCACAGGACTAATCTCAAGAAACTTCTCTGTGATTTGGTAAACCTCATCCATCTGAATGTTCATATGACGTTGGTTAATGTTAACCAATTCTTGCATTGGGACTACAAGTCCGTTTGAACATACAAGTCGGTATAGACCTGCCCCAACTTGGAGTTTGGTACGTCCATCGTGAGAGTTGGTGATGATTGCCTCAACTAGTGAGTCACCTACTTTAGGAAGGTCCGAGTTACGAAGACGAACAGAATGTTTAGCGAACATTCCTTGACCTACTTGTTTGGCACTTGCGACTTGCCAACCTGCGTCAATGAAGTTGTTGATAACCTCAATGGTTGGTACAACCACGTAACGGTCTGAAAGTTTACTTGACTTTTGAGTGTTGAATACTGATGGGGTAGCTGATTGAAGTTCTTGGATTGTCATCATGGGGTTTATTGTTTTTAATTGTGGTACAAATATACATCGGAAATCCTGTCCTGCCAAATTAATTTAAACAAAAGATACCAACTTTGTTTTGTTCGAAGACATCGTGAATAACCACGGAAGACCCCGAAGAGATTTCTTCCGTTTTAAGTTCGACAACAATGTCAATAAGTTGTTTTTGTGTTAAAGAAATTTCATCGCCTGTTTCCAAGTTTTCATAGCACTTGATTCGGATTTTGTCAAAAAACCTATCTTTCAACGATTCTCCAATCAAATTAGATAGGTCATTCGGATTCTTTTCAAAAAAAGAAATCATCTGATTAACATAAATTTCCACATCGACGTTTTTCATCATAATTTTTTTTTACAAATATAGAAAAACAAATCAAACCGCCAAAAAATTTTTAATCAACATGCCAAAAACCTGGCATTTCTTCACTCATCTTTTCTTTCAATCTATCAGGTATCTGAACATTAGGATTAGAACCAACCAAATTAACAAATGCCAATTTTGGTAAATCCGCCATACCTTCCGGTAATGACTCAAGATTTTTGTTATTATTCAAAGACAAGAATTTAAGTTTTTGAAGATTACTTATCGATTCCGGTAAAGACCTAATAATATTGTTAAGTAACAAACCATCAAGATTAGTGAATCTACCCAATGATTCCGGTACATCCAAAGCAATTTGTTCTTTAGATTTATTAGTAATAAGAAGTTTCTCAATTGTTTCAGGTAATGTCTCAAACAAATCTTCAAAACCATATAACGCAATGAATTTACCGGCAGAGCTATCAGGATAGTTAATTTCAACCTTATCACCACCTTTACTTACCAATCCTTTAGCAAATTCAGGTTTGAAGTATTCTTTGAGTTCAGACATTTTACCGTTGAGATATTCAACCAAATTAATCTGGCGGTCTTCTCTATCCATAAACTGTCCTGAAGGGAAGTGGAACTGATATCTTTCTTGTGGAAGACCTGTCTTTTGCCCAACACTACCTCCATCATCATTAGGTAATACAACATACAAAGGACCATCCTTAATATATGTTCTGAAATAATTTGAATTATGTGGAGACGTACACCATCTTGACTCTCCTTCATTATAAAGATAATAACCACCATAGAATGAAGCGGCGTCTGAACCGAGAGTACCTTGGTCTTCAATTTTAACTAAAGTCCAATTTGGGCCTCTAAACATGATTTCTGCGCCAGGGTGTTCATAGGTTGTTTTTGCCTTTTCTTTTTCAGATTTTGTAGCTTTAGTCTTCTCAAGACTCAAATCTTTAGTCAATTCAAAAACATCATCAACTGTTAATTTGTTGATATCTCTCTTGTCTTGAGGGAATTGGTTTTTAAACCTTTCATATTTTTTAAGGTCCTCCGTAACTTTAAACAAGTCCTCAATAAACAATCTTTGATACTCATCCATCGCTCTTTTGTATTCAGCAGTACCCTTTTCGATATTTGTCCTTTCATCATTAAAAGTTGGCATTACAAAATTCTTCAACAGCCATTGACTATACTTACCAACTTTAACTTTTTCCATGTCCTCAACACTTGCAGTTTCAGGTGTCATACCTTGTGGTGCTTTGGTTGTTGGGTCAGCAAAAATTATTTGCTTCAAAGTTTCAAAGTCCATCAAACCTTTAGGTTTTCTGGCGTCTCCTTCTTGACCCTTAGCAGGTTTAACCATCTTGTCGTAAAGAACTTGGAATCTTGAATTTTCCAAAATCAAATTTGTTAAAAGTGATGTAAACTTCATGTCTATTTTTTTATTATAAATATATCAATAATTCATAATTAGCAACTCCTCACCCATATTTTGGGATTGTCCTTTCTTTGCTGCGGCGGCCTTAGCAAATTCCTTCTTTTCCCATCTATATTGGTCTTGGGGAAACCACTCCGACAAAAGTACGAAATCATAGTAAGATAACGAAAACTTTCCTTCAATAGTTTTCAACACATTTGCCAGTCTCTCATGGTCATCACGGTCAAAGTCATGGTTTGAGTAGTAATTTTCGGTTTTCCAATACGGTGGGTCAAGATAAAAATAAGTTGTAGAGCTATCAAACTCCTTAATAACATTCTCAAAGTCACCCAATCTAAAATGACTTATCCTGTTAAAATGTTCTACCCAATCAGGTTTAGATAACTTGTCTCTGAACGTAAGATACTTTGATTTGTACTTACCCTTTAAATCAATAAACGAACTTGTTTCAGGTTTAGAACCACTGAACACTTGTGTAAGAACGTATGAGTATTTTGCCGCGACATCATAGTCAGGATAGTTGATTGTAAAACCATCCCCAAATATTTCTTGTTGAAACTCGTTAAACTGTTCTTTATATATTGCCGGTGTAACTTCAACTCCTTGTTGCTGGCACGGTATTGAATTTACCGCAGACAATAATAATTCAGGTTGTTGAAGACACATGAACAAATTGTAATTTAGTGGATTGAAGTCATTGTAAACAACCCGTTTGAGATTTGGGTATTGTTTCAAATCCATATTAAAGAAACACCAAAACATTCCTCCGAATGTTTCAACATATGTTTCCATGTCCTTTGGGTAATATGGAACTATCCATTTACCTATCTTTGATTTACCTCCTATATAGCTTAACATGGTACAAACATAATCAATAAACCTTAAAAAAGCAAATTTTGAATTGAAAAATTTATTCCTTTATTTATTATTACTAAAAAAATAATATGGAAGAAAAGAAAAAAGGTTGTTCAAGTTGTGGTAAGAAAAAATTTCCAGAATTTGAGTTTTCAAAAAAGGAAAAAGTTGGGGCAATTATTGCCGTGTCAATAATATTCTTCGCATTCTACGGAATGGTATCATTAGTGAAGGACATTATCTCTATTTTTTAAACTTAACAAAAAGTTTAATAAACAAATCCCCAACTCCGTTAGTATTAAACCCTTTCGATTTAACTCGAAGGGGTTTTGACGTATCAAATTCTGTAGGAACCTTTATTTCTATATTACCATCAGGGTGAGGTATGTTGAATGAATCTTTTTGTAATTCTTCTAAATTAAAAAACGCATTATACACCAAATCATTACCAGCCTTTTCAAAGTTATTTTCAGCAACAATTCTAACTCTCATTACAAGATTTCCATACATACCATTGATATAATCACCACTTCCTTGTAATTTGAAGAACTGTCCGTCATCGACCCCGTGAGGTAGTTTTACATTGATTGTTTCTAATGAAGCTATTGTACATTCACCATTACATCCTCCACATCTGGTCCTATATGTGAATCCTTGTCCTTGGCAACTACCACAAGTTTGTCTAACCATTTGAATAAACATTCCATTACCAACCCTTGTGGTTGTAAATCCTTGTCCAGCACATTGATTACAGTTAATTCTATCACCACCTTGTCCATGACAAGTAGGACATTCTGTACGTCTAGAATATGTAATTGACTTATCCCTTGAAAGAAAAGATTCTATTGCCCCGATTGTAACGTCTATAATCTTATCGGGGACAGCTCGTCTTTGATTAAACTGTTGTCCAAAAGCGCCATTAAAGAAGTCATCAAACGGATTAAATCCTGTTTGACCAAATGGATTATTCTTTTGACTATCGTAGTTTCTACGTTTCCCTTCATCTCCTAATGTATCATACGCCTCGGAAACTTTTTTGAACACGTCTTCATTCCCACCTTTATCAGGATGATGCTCAACTGCTTTCTTCTTATAAGCCTTTTTAATCTCATCTTGTGTTGCGGTTTCAGTTACACCCAAAATATCGTAAAAACTTTCTACACTCATTTTTTTATTCTATTATATTTTTGTTATGGAAAAAACCAATTTTAATTATCAGATTGTTCTTTTCAAAAATAAAGTAAAAAAGAAAATAATCAACAAGTTTCAGACCCACAAAAAAACTGTTTCTGTGTTTGAAACTATGATTAAAGAAAGTAATAAGGTTATTTTTGAGAAATCTTTTGAGAATGGGTCGCCATGTAATTACGAACTGGCAATAATAAAACTAAATGATAATAAACAAATTCCATTATACACAAAAGACGAATTTGGGAGACAGAGTAAAGTCACTCTTGAAGATGACAAATACGAGATTATCAAAATAGATAACTACAAAATACCTGATAAAGTTTTAGATTACTCCACAGGTGAGAAGATATCGTTAGAACAACTTATCTCAACTTATTTACCAAAGAACCGTATGTCTATGGTGTCATCAATAAATAATAAAATTGTGATACAAAATGATGACGATTATAAGTTATTTACTCTAAAGACTATTGAAGATTCATCTAGGTTTATAGACTCTCTTTACAATCACTTTCTATTAGAAAAAAGAAACGATACTATTTTTGTCAAAGACCATTCAACTATACAAAGAAAATATCTATATAAGATATTAGAAGAAAAAGGTTTCCCTAAATCGTATCTGTTTCGTCATTCAACAACTCACGTTTCAAAAAAATGAATTCAGTCCCTGAAATATCAACTTTGAATTGGGAACTTACATTCGTAGGTATTAGCATTTCTTTTTGAGTTAGATTGAAATCATCTTCATTCAACTCAAACACCACAACTCCTCTACCTTGGGGATATATATTTTCCATGGCGTCCGCAAGTAAAGCGAACTTCTCCATCATCCTATTAACACCTTCATTATTCTCTGCCATAGATTAAGTTTTTTGGGTGGTTGTGGTATAATTTCTTCTTTATTTTTTGTTTTAATTGAATTGATAAAGTTTAATTTTTCTCTTTCTAAATCAACTTTATCTTTTTCAACTTCACTCTGAAACCAATTTAGCGCTTTCTCGGATTTCATCTACATTATCCTCCAATTCTATTTTAGTTTGTTTGAACTCAAATTTGAGTTGCTTTAAATTCTTTAGAGATTGTTTTTCAAATAATGTTTTAAGCTCATTTACTTTTTCTTGAAAAAGTTGGTCTTTCTCTTCTCTCTCTAAATTATAATTTATTATACTCTGAATGTTTGTTGATACTTTTTCAATTGATTGTTCGTCAATTTCTGAAACAAAAGAAAACAATCTCATATTAGCAGTCTTGGACTCTTGTTCCATGACTTTTTCTTCGTCCACATATTTTTTTGGTAATTTCCATGTTGTAGAAAACATCACATCAAAACTTAAAAAGTTTTGTAGTTTTCTAACTGACTGAAGATATGGAAATAATGTTGAAAATTCTTTATATAAACTCATGATTAACCCTTTATTATGTATGTTAAGGCATATGAAATACTGATACCGAGGATAATAAGCTCCCTACTACCGAGAACAAACTGTTGTGGGTTTGCCTGTAGCAGGGCACTTATTAACCTAAAACATGTTCGTAGAACATTTAAAACTGAAAATATAAAACAAAATAAAAATAAAGATTCAAAATTAAGCATCCTCAGTTTTTTTTCTTTCGTCCAAAATTTCGTTTCTCAAAGTTTGTAAAAGAGCTTTCAATTCTTGAGCTGACTTTCTAGCTCTAGTACCGGCACTCTTATTACCCTTGAAAAATTTAGTCGCATCAACAGACAATTCTTCTGTGAGGGACTTGATTTGTTCTAGTGTATCCATCGTTACAATTTTTAATGATTTATTATAGAGTAAAATTAATTTTTTTGTGCTAGATGTAAATAAAAAAAGGATTTTTTATATTTTAATATTTTTTTCTAACGCCCTATATATTGATGTAACCATGTCTAAATCTGACTTTGTAAACCCTTTGTTGATGTCAAATAATTCTGTGAAAAAATCCCCAACAGACTCTCTAATTATACTTTCTTTTTGTTCATAAAATATCTCATCGAAAAATGACTTGAAGTAGTCATAGTGTTCTCCAGTTTCTTCAAATACAATACTCTCTTTTTCGAAGTTATTAATCACTTTACTCCAACACCAGTTAAAATGTTTCTCATTGTCCTCATCTGACATGGTTATTTTGGTTTCATTACTTTTACTGTCATGACCAAAATAGGTGTCCATCATCAAATCATATAAAGAACGAGTAAAATCGTGATACAATTCAATTTTTTCTACAATCATATTATTACTTCTGAACCATACATCAACATCCTCAGGACTTATCGGTTTGGTCACATAATTAAAAAAATTCTCCATAAGAAACCTTATGGAGAAATAATAAGAAATAATATTTAATTGTATATTATTGTGTTTTTTGACTGTAACCGAGAAGTTGTTTCATTCTATCAAATTCTTCATTCAATTTTTGAGTTGTCTTCTCGTTTTCAGATTCTAGCTTCATCATTAACTTACCAGTACCTGTATCGCCAGTCTCATCGGTAACAACAGGTTGTGGTGCTTTATTGTAAGCCTTTCTCTTAATCTTTGCCAACATATTCTTCTCACGTATCTCGTTTCTCTTTTTATTAACATCAGATTTACCAGTATTTGCCCATTCAGGATTATTACCTGTTCTTGATGACCCCTCAATGTTATCACTTACCCAATCTTCATTAGGATGTATTTCATCATAATCAAGGTTTTCTTGACCAGCGGCAGTAAGATTATCTACATAGTCTTGAACCGCGTCTGAAGGTATATAAGCCTTCTTTTTCATATCACCCAATTCACCATTTCCTTTTGGGAAAAAGTCAGGTTCAGTTTCATAATCCCCTTTAGAACCATCTTTTAAATAGTCTTTCATTTTTTTAGTGACACTCTTTAGATAATCTTCGTTCTCTTTACCTGAACCTTTGTGAGCTTTTTCATAAGTCGCTAATCCTTTATGTTTAGTAGTTGCTTTCAATTTTTCTTCTTTGATAATTTTTTCAATGAAGTTAATTAGTTCTCCTTCGGTCATTGTTATTGTATTTTTTTTCTCGACATTTTCACCAAACATTTTGTCTAAAGCCCAATCAGTTGCCGCCGGAGCCACATAAGGTAAAGCCGCTTCAGCAGCACCTGCCAAAGCTCCCCAAATTTCCTTAGTTTCGCCACCACTTTTTTTACTTTTTCTCAACATTTTAAAATCTTCAGAGTCAAGTCTTCCATTATTGTTTTTATCTAACCTTTTTTGTCCTCCTACTAATTTTTCATTCATGTTAATTGGTCTGCGAGCTAAGTCTTTCATGCTCTTTTCCATGCTAGAGCATTTTTCTTCATATCTCTGAACCATATCATTTCTAACATCTTCATCGTCTTCACTATCGATTTTACTTTTTTGATATTGACAAAACTCTTTGTTTTGTTCATCCTCATCATCTTCCATATCCATTACATCCATATCTTCTTCCTCGTAAACACCTTCTTTCATTGAACACTGTTCACACATGTTTCCTTCCATGATAGGACCTTTAGCACCACATTGTTCACAAACACTTTCACCCTCACCCAATTCACCTTCATTATAATCCGAAGTATCGGTAAATGTATTATCACCTACCTTAAATTTTTCTCCTTTTTTAGTTTTAGCGAGAGCTGCTGTAAAGGCATTACCTTCTTCAGTCTCCTTACCCATCAACATATTTTCGATTTGTTCAGCCTTTTCATGGATAGTTTCGTTGATAATTTTTTCAACCAAACTATTAATATAGGTTTCGTTAAGTTTTTGTCTCATCTTTAATTTTTTTATATAAATATCAATTTAATTAAATTAATCCTAGTTCGTAAGCAATAATATTTTTGATTACACTCTCACTAATATTCTGTTTTTTACTTATGTCTGTTATGACTTTTTGGAGTGTCTTATTCTCCCAAATTTTCAAAGCTTTAATATCTCCCTGATTACAATAAGGAAATTTTTTACATTTTTCCTTAACTTTAACAAATTTTCCACCAGGTATTTGTGTATTCTTATATGACCTACCTGAACCACGTTCATTATTACCTTTCATTTTAACATCTTCAAAACCTGGTGCGTCATAGGCACCAACAGAAGAAGAGCTGGTAGCTTCGGTAGCCTCGACCTTCTTGGGGGTTTCGTCATTAACAAAACCTCCTTTAACTTTCTTTTTAGGTTGTTCTGATTTGAACATACTATCAAGTTTTTTTGGTTCAGAAAATAAGGGGACCTCAAACCCACCAGCCGAGCCCGAGCCTGTGGCTTCAGCCGCCTCCGCCTTTTTTAAACGTGTATAATAATCAGGAAATTCCTCCAAATGGTCTAAAGCTATTTTTTGAGCCTCCTCTTTACCCATGTCGTGTTCCATCTCCACCTTTGTACCTTTGTGAAGTTGTTTTACTAACATGTCAAACATTTTTTGTATTTTTTCCTTTCGGTTAGCATCTTTTGAGTCACCCTTGACGTGTTTTCTTGCCAAGTCTTTCAATCTTGCCATTAATGTTCTTTCGGCTTCGGTTATATTTTCTTTCATTTTCTTTTTCCTCCCTTGACAATGAGCTCTTTGACTAAATCCTTTTGGGTTATTACAGTCAATACTTTTTTTATACTTTTCAGACCAGTCCTCTTCCATTTCATCCTCACCTAAAGATTGTGTAAGTTTATTAATTGACATTACCGCGTCACTACCATACTTATGTACGACACCACTTCTACCGGCTTGGGTATTAATTTCACTTTTAAGCCTATTGGTAAAACTTTCTTCTTCTTTAAGCATTTTTCAATCTTGGTTCCCAATATCCTCTTTGAGTCCACATAAAATTGTAAAACTCTCTGAATACTTTTATGACTACCTCTTTAACATCTCCCTCAATCTTTCCTCTTTTGATTTCTCGAGAAATAGTGTCAATAAGTTTGTCTTCATATTGTCTCATGGTATTACTACCAATGAAGTCTTTGATTTCTTTACGTATCATGACTTCAATTTGTTTTTTATCGGTGTCTGAAAGTGCCATGTTAAAAAGCAATTATTAATAATAGTAATGTGGTAACTCCTCCAGCAATAGCTCCTCGTCTCCACCATTTTATTTTATCATTTTGGTCTTCTATTGCGTCTTCTAAATTTTTAGACAATTCTCTTAATTGTCCTATTTGACCATCTTTATAACCTATAATGTTTTGATTATTTAAATCCTTTTCTTTAAGGAAATAAATAACACTATCCTTTTGGATATCTCTTTCCTCCATTTTAGCAATCTTTAGGTAAGTTTGCTCGAGCTCTTCTTTACACCCGTCACCGGCTAAAATATCCTTTATAACTAACTTGGCAGTTTGGTTACTTAGGGTTATTTGGGTTGTATCTTTTTGAGAAAAACTTTTGAAGTTCAGAATAGTTAAAATTATCAACAGCAGAAACTTTGGCATTTGTTCTAGTTTTAATTATGTTTATGTTTTCATCAACAAGGTGTATTTCGTTATTAATAACCAAAATAGCCGAGTCGAGTTTAGCAATTTTATTGTCAATTCTTTGATTGACCGCCATAGCAGAATCAATTTTGGTCTGTAACCCATCAACTCTGTCATAGTAAGATTTAACATCAACACTTAAATCTGTAGTAAGCATTAATGAATACACAACCAAAGCACCAACTGCGATGATTAGTAAATTACTTATAATATCTTTCAAGTTCATCATTCTTCAGGTTTTGTTTTTTTACGAGAAGCCAAAATTTTAGCCCATTTAGATTTGAATTTTTCATAATAAGTTTTTAGTTTTGTTATCAAATCCAAAAATTTCTCGTCAGTTTTAATCATTTCTCCATTTAGATAGATTCCATTTTCTTCACCTATCGAGTAGAAAAATTCTATATCAAAATCAATAATTTTACCTGACCATTCAACATTGTTTGTATATACATTTAATTTGTTGAAATCTACTAAATCGGAAACTTCTGACACGAATTCGTCCATAGTTTCTTGGAACGCGATTTTCTCGTCGGTAGTCAATTCTAAATCTGTCTTGTCCTTTCCGTGTAATACTAAAATACCTCCTGATATTCTGTAAGCCTGTTTCTTATCCTCTTTGGATGGGTCCATTTCTTGTTCGTCATCCTCAATTTCATCTTCAACAGATTTAGCAACATTAAGTTTTTTAGTGACATTACCGCCCCCAACCAAGCTAACTCCTTGTTCAGTTAGAATACCGTATTGGTTTTTAATTCTATTTGTTTCGTCAATTACTTCAGTACTAGACAACATCTCACGAGATGCTCGAAGTAATTTTTTAATTTCATCATGTGAATTGTTCATCTTCTATATATTTTAAAAAAAGTTCAAAATCGAAAGAAGGATTTACGTCAGTAAAATCTTGACTGAAATTACTTCTACATAAAACTCCCTCTGTTCTCTCGGCTCCATTAATTTTGGTATTGTGTCCTACCACTTGCTTCTTTATGGATATTTCTTCGAACAATTTTTTACATATAAAAGCTGTCGCTTCGATTTGTATTTCACTATAAGGTTCCCAAAAGAAATAATCCCTCCACTTTTTTTCGAACACATTACCTTTATAAATATCTCCAATCCAGTTAATGTAATTCTCGTTTAAAGGTTCTTTTTGTAACCAACCTAAATTTTCTAAACAGACTATAATAGAATTCTGATTTATTTTTTTATCCAAAAAGAATTTAGGACTTTCAGTGTTTTCTAATAGTTGAATAATCTTACCTTCCCTAGTGATTAAGTAGTTAGGTATTTTTTGATTTTTCCCGTTAAATCTATACTTCGCGGAGTTCAAAAACGTTTCTTTGTCTCTTAAAGTATTAAGTAATATTATCTGAATTTTGTTGTTGTGGTCCCCTACTTCAAACTCTCCGTATTTTATTAATTCGAACATAGGTCATTTTACTTTGAGTAGGTCAATCTTCTTGAGTTTTCATCATCATCGTTACCTTTTTCAATATAGACCGGTACTTCGACTATCTTCTCCACCTCAACTATTTTTTCGACGGGGACTTCAACTATTTTCTCAACAACAGGAGGTTGCATTTTTTCTAATTCAGCAATCCTTGATAATAGTTGTGCGTATGATTGCTCGTCTCTAACTGGTACTTCAACTATCTTTTCAACGGGTACCTCGACTATTCTTTCTACCTCAACTATCTTTTCAACTTCCACAATCTTATCAACAGGTACTTCAACAATTTTCTCCACCTCGACAATCTTTTCAACCGGTACTTCTACCGTTTTTTCAACAACAATCTTTTCAATTCCAATTTTGTTTTCTTTTTTCCCAACATCGTATTTTGTAAAGAAGTGAAGCGATGTCAATGATATAATAGGTAACAAACCTCCTTCAAGAAACGCCAACCATCTTCTTGCCGATGTCATATCAGACATATCAGAGCCAAGAGCTTCCCATACAGGTGATGTTAATTCAACCCAAGACCTGAATAATTCCCCATTAACCTCAATTTCTTTAAACGAGAAGTAGATATTACCAATCATTTGAATGAAGGTAATCAACCCAAACATAAACCAAACCCCTCCTTTAATTTTGTTGGTTGCAGCAACAAGAGCCGTCATTGCACCAATCTCAATTGCAATTGATAAGTAGATGGCCCAATTAAATGGATTGGCTATGTCATACCAAGAAACGACGTGGGATATTGAGATAATAGCTACCAATATAATTGGTATCAAGAACATAGTTCTGTTGGGGTGTTCTACAACCCAGTTAAATATTTTTCTCATTTACGAGTTTTTAAACTGTCGATGATATTACCAATCCTTTCTTGTCTTGTAACATCCATCAACTCTCTATCGGTTGATTGAATCATTCTTCTCTCCGCCTCCAAACCTTCGATTTTGATTTCTTTTCTCAATTCGATAGCCAAAGAGTCAATTCTCTCATTATTTTTTAAGGATACATCTTTAACCTTTTCTATACGTGTGTTAGTACTACAGGTTTTGAAAAAGATAATAAGGATGAGAATACTTGAAATTCTAACACCCCATGCGTCTAAAAATTCTAATACTTTTTTCATGATAGTTTTATTATAAAAGTAAAAAACCTTCTATTATAATAAATAGAAGGTCTTTTATTTTTTACATGTAGTCGAAAAGTACTGAACTTTCGTTTCGTAATTTCCTCAACGCTTTCTCTTTGATTTGTCTTACACGTTCTTTGGTAAGACCAAAATCTGTTCCGATATCTTCCAATGTTCGTGGAGTACCAGTTAGACCAAAGTAGTCAAGTACGATTACTTTTTCACGTTCGTCCAAAACGTTTAGAAGATTGATTAACTCCGACTTCAGTACATCTTTGTTGTTGAATACCGCGTCAGGCATGTCAGCGTCTTCATTTTTAATAATATCGACAAGTGTATCACCTTCCTCATTGATATTCATATCAAGGTCAATAATCGAAGGTAACATCTCAAACTTCTCATCCAACTTACCACCCTTTGACTCAACCTCTTTCTTTGCTCGTTGTAGGTCCTGTACAACATTTACTGGTAGTCGGATTGTACGAGCATTGTCGTTAAGAGATTGAAGGATTGATTGTTTAACCCACCACACTGCGTATGATATGAAACGAAGATTTTTACTCCAATCAAAGTTATGGATAGCTTTCATAAGACCCAAGTTACCTTCGGCAATGAGGTCAGGGAAATCTAATCCTTGATTCTGATATTGTTTGGCCACGGTAATTACAAAACGTAAGTTACCAATCAACAATTCTTTTTCAATTTCTTTACGTTCCTTATCTGTAATGTTTTCAGACAACATTCTTGAGGCGAGCTCACGCTCACGTTCGGGAGACATTACCTTTATTTTGCGAATGTCTTTGAGGTAATATTGAATTTCTTCTTGGTTAATAGGAATACCTGTGTTTTTGTCTTTCATATATTGTTTGCGTAATTATCTAATTGTTTTTTTTCTTTATCTGTTAGTGAATATATCCCTTGGGTATTAATCTTATCCAAGATTTCGTCCAAAGTTAATTCTTTTTCTTCAACTTTCTTATTCAATAAGTCTCTTAATTTACTAACATCGATATCAAATTCTTCCTCCTCTTCAAATTCTATCACTTCTTCATTTTCATTCACCTCTTCATTATTGAAGAACATTTGGTAAATTCCTTTAGCCATGTTAGCGGAGTTTATGTCGCTGACATTTTCTAATAGAACATAGATTGTGTTCTTTTCTCCAAAAATTGGTGAGAAAATTTGATGTAGTTTCTTTTGGGCCAGAATACTCTTGAACAGTATTGTTATGGAGTCATCGGTTACATGGTATTGTACCTCATGAATTTTTTCTTCTCCTGTAATTTTTTCGCAAATATCGATTGCCGACACTTCGTTCATATTTTTTCCGAATACAATTAATAAGTAGTTCATATGATTAATTTTTGACAAAGATACTCAAACTTTTCAATTACACAAATTATTGTGACACGTAGCTAATATTTTCTTCCTTTCTAATCCTGATAACATTATCCGACCAGTTGGTAACTAATGGATTGTGAGTTATTAAGAAAATTTTTTCAAAATAATCTTTGATTTTTGTGAAAAATTCTGAAACCATTTCAAGATTATCATTAGATATTTTACCAAAAACTTCATCAAAAACTATGATATTTGGTTTTGGTAATGAACATATCTTACTTAATACCGCTCTTAACGCCAGCGATGCTATTGTACGTTCATACCCTGACCCTGATGACATAAGTTTTTCAACTTGGGTATTGTTATCAACCATGATGAATTCAACCTCATTCTTTTCATTAATTTGAATTTCCAATCTGAAATGACAACTGTTTTCTAAAAGTCTTTGAAGTTCAGAGTTGATAAGTGGCATCATGGTTTTCATGATAATCTTTGAAATTCCGTTCTTACCATAAATCTCCAAATAAACTTTATAGATTTTTTCTCTCTCCGCTTCTTGCTTTATCTTCTCAATAATCTTATTGTTATTATCAATCTTATCATTAAGTTTTTCAATGTCAAAGTTGAGACGAGTTAACTCATTATTAACTGACGTTTTTTGATTTTCCAAATCGTCAAGTCTCATATTGGCTTTGAGGAGTTGTTCTTCAATTTTGGTATTTTCTTGAATTTTGTCTTGGGCCTCTTCGTACTTTTTCAATTTGTCATGGAGTTTCTCAATTTTCATATCAAAACTTTCAATGCTCAAGTCGAGTTTTTCTTTGACTAGTTTATTCTTTTCGTATTCATCAAATTCTTCAACAGAACTCTTTAATTCTTCAATTGATTTAATCTTACTTTCAACCTCAACCATTTGTTTAAATGATTTGTTGTATTCATCTTTAACTTTATCGTGTTTGTCTTCGTGATAATACTTGGATGGTTCAACAACTTTGACTTCAGATAATTGTTTAACCACAACATCTTTCTTGAAGTTTAGGTCGGCAATCTCGGACTTAACTTGAGCCGGTTGTACCATACTAATCTCTTTATCAATATCGGTGTGTTTGTTCTTTAACAACCCATCACGATATTCTTGACCTTTGATAATTCTGTTCTGAACATCAATTAATTCACTCTGTCTCTCACCAATGGTATTCTTATGTTCTTGAATACCGTTTTTACAATTCTCAATTTCAGTTTTCAATTGCTCACTATTATGAACATTTGAAATCATTGATTTTGAAAACTCACTGAACACTTCCTTCGCAGCGTCTTCCTTACGTTTTAGAAACTCAAGACCCATAAATCGTGATAACACTTGACCACGAGCTGTTGGTTTAGAGTCAATCAAATCCTCAAGATTAGTTGCCGTTGTAAGGATAGTCATAAGAAAATCTTCCTTTGACCCAATAGAATTCTTGATAAACGTTTCAGTCTCACGTCTTTGCTCACCAGTGAAATTCATAAGACTACCATCAGATAGTTTCTTAAAGAAGTCTAGCTCGGTCTTAACATTCCAATCACCAGCTTTAGACTTCTTACGTTCAATGTTACGAACAATAATGTATTCATCACCATCAATAATGATTTCACCTTTGACAGATACCTTGTTCTTATCCGTGAAACGATTGAATACCTCTTCAGCCTTTGATGTCTTGGTAGTCTCATTGAAGAATAGGAACAATAACAAGTCAACCGACAATACGGTCTTACCTCCAAAGTTTGGTGGGTTAGACTCAATCACCGTGATACCATCACACTTTGTGAAATCAACAACTTGATTTTCCCCATATGATAGAAAGTTAGAGAACTCTATTTTTTTGATATACCACCGTTTGAATGGTGTTACTTCAGAGTCATCCATCGCCAACTTACTATCAACAATACCATCCAACTTATAAATTTCATCATAAAGGTTATCATTACCCTTATTAGTTAAAAAAGACTTCATTAATTCAAGTTGATAATTCTTATCCAATACATTGAATGAAATATCAACTGTCTGAACGGTCTCATCAGATGTCTTTGTCTTGGTTATGACATTAACATTTGTTGATAGATACTTCTTTTGAAAATAATGTCTTACGCTTTTTATCTTTTCTTGCGTGATATTTTCAGCATAATCCTCCCATACGACCTGTATGTATGGATTATCAAGCGAATTAGTATCTAACTTATGAATCATTTTTTTATAGTTGAAATTTGGTGGGGGATTAAACAAATCCATTTTATTGTTGTGTCACAACAGTCGCCTCTTCTACTTCGGTCATTGCCGACATTTCACTTTGCATTTCCGCAAATTTCTTGGAAAGCATTTCGGTGTATTCGGTTTCCATTTTACGACGAATTCCTTTAATCATGTTGTTACGATTTTGAACCTTCTGTTTGTGGTTCTTTCTGTTTCTTGACTTTGGCATAATATATAAATTTTAAAAATTACTTTGCTGGTCGGTTTTCTTCAAACCATTCTATAACACTGTTGATTGCCCACACCGCACCTGACGCCATCAATCCATCAAAGAACCAAGATACGAAAGGCGATGCTCCCAAAAAATAGTATGAGGGAGAAAATATGAACAATCCCAAAAAGAAACCTACCCAAGTAGAACAACACATCATACATGACAATATGCCAGATATGAATGAAAAAATTGGTGCTATACCGGGAATATGAGAGTTTCCAATTAACTCAATTCTTTTTCTCATTCCGGCAAATATACTACCATAAACCATAATGTTGGTGAATCCGTACGCCAACACAAACCATGCAATTAAATAAGTCATCATAATCTTTCTTTTATATTTGAATTTTTTAGATAAAAAGCATAAGAAGTTTTTGTGAGATTCTCAAGCTCGTCTATCTTTTTGTTTAAATTTTCTATTTCTTTGTTTTTGTCACCAATTTGTCGATTCAATTCCATGAGTGATTGTTGAAGTTTCCCACATTCAACTTCTTTTTGATTTTCAAGTTTTCCCTTGAGCACGTAAATCTCATTCTGTAGTTCTTCAATTTTAGAACTATCCTCAACAATAACCTTCTTCTCAAGTTCTCTCTCGATAATATCAGGTAGTTGTCCTTGATTCAATAACCCGTACTTCTCTATATAATAACCTTTACGAAAACAAAGTTTAGCAAAATCATCGACCATTTCAATGTCATTCAATTTACAGAATGACATCAAATCATTATGGTCTTGATTACTTAACTCAATAATTAACGAGCTTTTCTGTTCCATGTTCTAATTCTTCAAATGAGTTAATTCTAAATGATAAAAATGGTCTTGGATTAACCAAATCTACGGTGAGATATTCATCTTTTTCAACGTCATAAATACCATACCCGTGTTTAGTAATTGTTTCACCATAGTTCTGACAAATGGTTGAGCCAATCATGTACGCCTTCTTATTACCAGGTATATCGAATATCTGACGCTTATGTATGTCTCCACACAAAACAAGGTCACAACCCTCAAATTTAGATGCCTCAAACCCGTCCTCAAACTTAAATCCCAAATTGGTAGTAAGTCCTTGTACCGGTCCATGAAACAAACCAATCTTTACCCTATCCGATTTTTCAATGTCTGGTGGTATGTTGTGGTCCATAAGTGAGTAAACACACCAATCAATATTTTCATCTTTATAAACACCTCTGTTCTTGTAATAAATAATATTATCATTACGAAGTGAATCAACCACAGGTGTCAAAGCATCCAATCTTTCCATATTGTTTTCAAGGAAATCGTGGTTGCCGGGTATCAATATTGTTTTAGCAATCTTTGAACACTCTGTCAGCACCCAAGCAACAAACTCAACGAGCTCTGGTGTCATTTGATTTTTAGAATGTACAAGGTCACCAGTGAAAACAATTCGGTCAGGAGCGATTTGTTCCCATTGCTCAAACGCATCAACCATTATCTTACGATACAGGTCGTGGTCTTTGAATAACCTAACGTGTAGGTCACTGAAGTGAATTAGTTTTTTAATCATGTTAATCTTTTTCAAACAATGCGAAGTCTTTATTTACGTGACCACATTTACCACACATATAGGTGGGAAAAGGAACAAGAGTGTCTTCAGAACTACCTGTGTATAGTTTTGATACTCTTTTGATTAGAACCACTTCCTTAAAATATTCATTACTACAGCTTTCACAAACTTCGGTGGGTTGTCCTTTCAAATCAATTTTTGGTGATAAATCTTCCATAACTTTTTTTTCAAAAGTTAGGTGAAAAAAACTTCATAATCAAATATTACCAAGGAGCCATTGCGAATCTTCTCCAAACCGCAAGACTAATTTTTATATAAATTCCTTCACTATCCCAACACACAGTTCCAACAGGTATATTAATTTCAAAAGTTGGTGGGGTATAAGATGTTCTCAATCGTAAGTTACGAAATCCAGAAGTTTGTCTATTAGCATTTACACCGTTAATGTCAACTAATGAAGTTGGTGATAAATTTTTAAGCCCAAAACCTATAAAACCTTTAGTACCCGGATTACCATCTATATGAATATGCGGAGTTGGGTAATCTTCTTGGGGTCCGGCACAGGAATTATAATCACATCCCAAATAAAATCTTATAAATCCTGTACCATCTAACGCTGTTGATATTATATTCAAACCATTAGAGTGTGTTGTTGTCGATAAAAAAGAATCTGAGGCCTCTCCATAATATCCCAAAGTATTGTCAAACTGACCTACAATTCCCATGACCGCACCAACTTTATTACTACTATCCAAACCAGGTGTTATTACGGCCATTGCAGTTGAGTTACTATTGTTGGGGCTATTCATTAATGGCTCCTGAACATCTTTAAAAGTACCTTGTGAGAAATTATCATAAAAATACCAACCAGACCTTCTATTTTTGCTCAAAAAACTAAAACTAACCGGGGTGTCAATTGTATTAGTATTTAGAATTAGTTTTGTACAGTTAAATAAAATACCTCCGTTTTCGTTGTTGTTAGCTTGGGTTGTGTGGAATACAGTAAATCCCGAAATTCCGGAAAGTCTACCAAAATAAGTTCGTGCATTGTTTATTGCAATCGGTTGTATATTGATATTTTCGACACATGGATGTACGTTATTAAGATATAAATTAGTTATGCAACTATTAGACCCTCCGCTAAAAATACTTACGTTTTGTATTTGTAATGACAGTGAACCTGACTGACCAAATAAATTTATAGTATTGGCCGATGGAACATATTCTCCGCCAGTCAAACAACATGCCTCTGCATCTATAAGTTGAGCAATAGTTACTTTATAAGATGAGCCGTTTTCACTTTGGAATTGGTCATCTCTTGCGATATGAACTATATCATTTAACTCAACCGTATTAGCCTTTATTTGTTCTGTTAGTATTGCCATAATTTTATTAAATTAGAAGAATGAACCTAAAAATCCTCTTACCCAACCAGTATTGGTTTTCAAATAAATGTAAGGTGTCGCACCATCAAGACCCCAACAAATATCACCAACATTACCATTAGGGTCAGAAGCGCTTGTTGGTATGTAGGTCGTTCTTAATCTTAATTGGTCATAACCGGTCGTTCCGCTTATGTCGACCAATGAAGTTGGACTCGTATTCCCTTGACCTATACCCATATATCCTCTAGTCGCCCCACTTCCTTGAATATGTACGTGTGGTTGGTAATTTGCATCCACAGGGCTGATACCGGCATAAAATCTTATATAATCTTCTGTGGCTCTTACTGTTTCATCAGGGGTTACTTGACTTATAATGTTTATTCCATTAGCATAGGTTGATGAAAACAATGCGGTTTCTCCTTGAGCCCCTATAAAGTCATAGTCTGGATTATTAAAACCTCTTGCGGTAAGAGCAATACCCCAACTTCCTTGTGAGAATGCCCCATATTGGATTGATAATGATGAATCTCCTGAATATGTCAAACTATGTAAAGATGGAGTTGTCGCATTACTATCATCATAAAATAATCTACTTCGTCTATCAAAACTATAAAAGTCTAATGTATATTCAGGGGTATTTGTATTTAATCCTAACCTTGTAGCCGGTGTGGTATCGGTAACTAAATCAACTGTGAATCCGCTGGCCCCACTTAAAGCCCCAAAGAAAACTTTTCCTTGGCTCTGCGGTTGCACATTAATATTAACAGAACATGGCCATATATTATTAACATACAAATTATTAATACAATTACCTGAACCTCCAGTAAATGACAATCCTGTTACGGTAAATGCGGTACCTCCTGAAGCGTTATTAAAAGTAATTGTTCCTTGATTAAAAGTTGCGGAGCTTAAACAACATCCTGCGGTAAGCTCAAATATTTGATTAATTTCGGCTTTATATGATGAACCAGCAGGGTTTCCTTGTGAGGTATCACCTGTTTTTACAATATGTATTAAGTCAGTTGGTAGAACACTTACCGCTTGTTGTCTGTCAGTTAAAAACATGTTATTTACATTATAATTTTATCCTCCACCTTGGAATTGGTCTTGGAAATAGTATGGTTGATAATCTTGAAATTCAAAACATAGTCCATGCTGGAATTGTTTATAGTCACAACAAATAATTGTTACGTATAAACAACAAGCAGTTGCCGGGTCTCTTAATAAAATCACTGTCGTAAAATCCGGTATTCCTGTAAGAGTAAAAGGACATTGGTTTCCTGTTATTGCTGACAGAGGAACCGAATCAAACGGTACTGAAAAATTATCATAATCAGAAAAAATCTGAATAGTTGCGTTCGGAGATAAAGAAGCTCCGGTTACAGTCATACATGTTAATGCTGAAAATGACATTGTGATTTATTTTATTTATAAATAGTTTTAGGTTTGGTTTATGAGGTGAAATTAATGTTTATGAATTCTTGTGGTTGAGCGCTTCCACGAAGTAGTGGTAACTCGAAGGATTGTAATGGAAGTGGATTGTTAATATTACTATCTGTATTCCATTGATAAACAACCGAAAGACTAGCAGAGATACTAGTACTATAGATATTATTATTAGATACAAAATAAACTTTTTGACCGCCAGCAGCATAAGTAGTTGGTAATGCCCTATCAATCTCTAAAGTATTTGTTTCATAGTTATACTGCGTCATAAATCCGACTGTTGTATTACCACCTGAATAGTTGGCAACTATTAATTTTCCAGTATTAGTATACATCATATCAGCACCTATGGTTCTGTTAAGAGGTAAATCAAATTTATCGGTAACTATGGCCGTTGTTGATGATATATCCATTTCAACAATAGTTGTATTACCTGTACATCCAATCAAATATTCAATACCTCCCACAGTCCTTACAGTTAATCCATCAGTCAATGTAACTGGTATATTCAAAGTTCTATTCAACACATAATTGAAAGGTGACGCGGTATAAGTATATTCTTTTATTATGTTACCAGACCCCTGATTTGATAACCAAAATTTATTTTGAGTACATGCAATATCTTGATTTGGTAAAATACCGGAACTTTGTACATCTAAAGTTGTAATAGTATTTGTTGTTACATCGTATCTTGATATTACAGTAGATGTTCCAGAAAAACTTACCATCAATGGTTGAGTATAGATACCAATAGATGAAGGTGTCATTGTTACTGTTCGACTTGGTGTAATCGACGGACTCATGGTTATTGTTGGTGTTCTTGTTGGTGTTGCACTTCTTGTTGGAGTTCTTGTTGGTGTTGCACTTCTTGTTGGAGTTCTTGTTGGTGTCGGAGTTTTTGTTCTTGTTGGTGTTGGTGTCTGTGTAGAAGGGATAAACTGAATATTAATACATTCAGGATTTTGAGCAACGTCATTTGGGGCACTACCTCCAAGAGCCGACTGAATTGTGGTATTGTAAGGATTATTTAAATTAATTAAATAATAATTATTATATGTTTGATTATGTGGTAATAAATATAATTGGTTATTAACTACCGCGAAATTTATTCCGGAATTAAATAAAGATATAGATGAAACGTCTACCGCCAGTTCAAAAGTCCCATTAACATCATATTGGTGAATTTGCCATATGTTAGTATTAATTGTATTTTTAACCGCAACTATGACTTTATTGGTTGTAGTATAAATCATGTCACCAAAAACCGTAAATGGTGATATTAAATCTATAATTTTAGTAGATGATAAAATTCCACCTGAAACATTTAATTTTGCAATAACATTCAATGCAGTTCCGGACCCAACAATAAAATTCTCATCATCGATTGCCGCCATACCATTGTCGATAACAGACGGCAAATTTGTCGGTAATGTATAGTTATTAGTCACCACCGCAGACCAAGGATTTTGGGTAATTGAGTATTCCCTTATTCTAGAACCACCTAATGCCGTAAAAAATCCTAGTACCCAAACTTTATTAGACGTTCTCGCTAAAGCGTTGGTTCCTACAGTTCTACCAGAAACCGGCAAATACAAAAGACTTTCGTTTCTAATACTCATAATCTGCCAAAGACCATTAGTCGGACCAGAAGGTTCTTTTTTAACCGATAACAAATCACAAGAATTTATAGATATGTTAGGACAAAAACCATTTACACATGAACCAACTTGGTTAACAAATGTTATTTGTGATGACCCACTATATCCGCTTAAATTTACACACAATTGTACAAATGAATTAGCCGATACCGTTGTAGAACTAACTGTTAAATTACAAGCAGTGTATATAAGAGTACCATTTACCGTATCACTTGTATTGTAAAAATTAAAACATTTACATGGTAAATTTGAGGTTATTGTTGGAGTTATACTTATGGTTGGGGTAATCGATGGAGTATTTGTTGCCGTTCTAGTTGGTGTTCTTGTTGGTGTCGCAGTTCTTGTCGGTGTTTGAGTCGCCGTTCTTGTTATTGTCGGTGTTTGAGTCGCCGTTCTTGTTATTGTTGGTGTTTGAGTCGCCGTTCTTGTTATTGTTGGTGTTTGAGTCGCCGTTCTTGTTGGTGTTGCCGTTATTGTCGGAGTAATCGTAGATGTTATTGTTGGTGTTGAAGTTTGAGTGGTAGTCGGCGTCGGAGTCCGTGTTTCTGTTGCACCTGAAGTTGGCGTTATCGTCATAGTCACGGTAGGTGTTGGAGTTTTAGTAGGTGTTGGAGTCGGTGTTTTTGTAACAGGTATAAACTCAACTGTGATACACTCTGGTGATTGGGATTGGTCCGTCACAGTAACTGGTAAACTTTCAGAAAGTAAGGTTGCCGAATATGGTGAAGTTAAGTTTACCTGATAAATTTCTCCAGGAGTAGTAGCTCTTACAATATACAAATTATTAGAATTAATCAAAATAGACCATCCACTATTTGCATCTATTCCTGATGTGAATAATGGAACATCAACCTCAATGTTTCCAAGTATATCATATTGAGTAATAAATATTTTGACAGGGGTAGTTGTTTGGGTCATTATTATAATCTTACCAGTTTGAGTAAAAACTAAATCAGTTAATATTCTTCTATTACTTGGTAAATCAAAAAGTTTCGTAAATACCGCGTTATTGGTTATGGTATCTGAAATATCAACATTAACCACACTTTGGGACCCTGCAGTAGCACCTGACACACTTAATAAATTAAAATTATCGATTGCAACTAAACCACATGCATTACTATTAGGTAATATAGTATTACTTTGTATGTTTATAGTTCTGCCATTATATGTTGCACTAAACGGTGAAAATGTTATATCCCATTCTCTTATACCTCCACTGGTGAAACCAAGATAAGTACCGTGAACCCAAAGTTTATTTGAAGTATTTGCAATTCCAAGCATTGACCATGGTCTATTTGGTATGGGTAAAAAAGTTGTGGTATTAGTTTGAAAATCATATGATTGAATGATGTTACCCGGCCCCCCAGCTAAAAAGGAAATACAACTATCCAAATTAATTGTTGGGCAACTTACTGTACAATCACCTAACTCATCTATAGCAGTAATTTGGGTCGTTGCGGTGTATAATGGATTTGTTGAATTACCTGAAACACATAATTGAACATATGAAGTGGCACTAACCGTTACAGAACTAAATACCCCATCACAATTATAATAAGTAACTGTTCCGGGTTGGTTATTTGATGTGTTGAAGAAATTATAACAAGTACAAGCAAACAGATTAGAAGTTTCGGTAGGTGTAGGAGTTTGAGTTGCAGTTTGTGTAACAGTTGCCGTTTGTGTTACTGTTGGGGTATTCGTTTGGGTTGCCGTTTGTGTTATTGTTGGAGTAATTGTTGATGTTCTTGTAACGGTAGGAGTAATCGTTGATGTTCTTGTAACGGTAGGAGTAATTGTGGCGGTTCTTGTAACGGTAGGAGTAATTGTGGAGGTACTTGTAATAGTAGGAGTTTGGGTGTTTGTTGGGGTTGAGGTTCTAGTTGGAGTTTGGGTTTGGGTTTGCGTTGATGTAGGCGTATTAGTTTTAGTGGTAGTAGGTGTTGGGGTAGGTGTTGGGGTTTGTGTTGGTGTTCGGGTAACTCCTATGAAATTAACATTTAAACAACTTAACGGTTGGGCAAACCCAACATTTGTTATTGTCATATTGTTTACTGTTAAAGATGTATAGGGGAAGTTCAAATCTCTTCTAACTACAGCGGGAGACGCCGATGAAGAGGCAACCGTAAATATTTGTGAATTATACATGAACAAACCAAATCCTTCAACAGAATTACCTATTTGGAATTCTAATTCCTGATTACCAAATAAATCAAACTGTGTTAAAAAAGACCCGGTACCCGCAACATTATTATAAGTTAACGCAATAATATTACCTGTGTTTGTATAAGTTAAATCACCCCTTAGGACTCTATTTGTTGGTAAAGTAAATAACGGAGTTGCAACCCAAGTATTTGATGAAATATTTAAACTCACTATCACATTACCAGCCGTACCTGAAGCCGTTATTAATGTGGTGTTATTTAAAACCGCTAAACCATTTCTTGTGGATTGATATAGTGTAGAACCCGATATAAATCTATTTAAACTTGATGTAAATGGGGATGTTGTTATAAAATATTCTTTTATACCATTTCCTAATGTTGCGAAATTACCATATATCCATAAATAGTTATCATTTGTTGCAATATCGTATATAGAAACAGATTCGGTATTAATAGGTAATGGAATTTGTGTGTTAGTTATTGGGTCATAAGTATAAATAATTCTATTTGTTCCATTCACTACAAATGGGTTACAAGCTTGTATGGTAGTTGTCGGACATCCATTTGTACAATCACCATTTAAGAATGATACTAAAGCCCCTGATGGGGTACCCGAGAAAATATTATTTTTAACACAAACTTGAGCACTATTTCCGTAATTTATTGTAATTTGGTTTTGTAAGCCTGTACAATCAATAAAATCTACAGTCAAACTTTGTGAAGTTGATATGTTAAAGAATGTGTAGCAATTACAAGTATCAGGAGTACGTGTCAAAGTTGGTGTTACTGTTGTGGTAGGGGTGTTGGTTGATGTTTGTGTATTAGTCGGTGTTTGTGTTGAAGTTTGAGTTTGGGTTGGTGTTTGAGTGGATGTCTCAGTTGGTGTTTGAGTGGATGTCTCAGTTGGTGTTTGGGTTTGCGTTGGTGTTTGGGTTTGCGTTGGCGTTAATGTAGGAGTCGATGTAACTGTAGGTGTTGGTGTTGAGCTTGGACATGGGTAATTTGTCGAGCAACCACTACAACTTGTTTGAGCACTCAAGTTAACAAATAGGTAATTGTTTTGAGTGAATGTCTCTGCAATGTTTGTCGCACATCCACTAAATCCTACGGACTCAATGTAATAAACCGTGCCTTCAGTTATTGAATTTGCGGTTAATCCAGGTATTTCGAAAATCTTAAAGGTTTCAAATGGGAAACAACATCCACTAAACGTTCTAATTGCCGGCTTGTATTCAGTTATGGTTGGTGTCGGGGTTGATGTAACAGTTGGGGTTGATGTAACCGTACTTGTTTGAGTTGGTGTAACAGTAATTGTTGAAGTTGGTGTTTGAGTTTGGGTTGGAGTCTGTGTTACTGTAGAAGTTATTGTTGGTGTAGGTGTTGAAGTCTGTGTTATAGTTGGGGTTTGTGTTATTGTTGCAGTTGGGGTAGGGGTCGGGGTTGGAGTTGAGGTTGGTGTTGGTGACACAGGTACTATGTTATTGTCGAAACATCCGTTGGATTGGGATGCACCAAAATATGCGGCGTTGATTGTATTTGGAGGTAAAGGAACTGTAGGTGCCGCGGTAAGTGTGTACGGAGGATTTAGGTCTAAAGTATATTGTGTACCATTCGCACTCAGAATATAGAAACCACCTCCATATTGATATAACCCATATGGGAATACAATTGTTGGGGATATTAATATATCAACATTGTTATCTACAGGGGGTGTTGCCGAAGTTATATAGTTATATTGTGTTATGTAAACACCAGTGGGTGCATTTGGGTTTGTTCCCGAAAAATTACTAACAATTAACTTACCTGAATTTGTTAGAACATAATCACCTGAAACTCTTCTTCCTGGTAATAAAGAGAATTTTGTTGTAACTGTGTAAGGATTAGTCGAAACATCAATCTCTAAAATTGAAGAAGGGGTCGCTCCATTATTAGCAATTAAAGTAGTGTCATTTATTGCAAATAATCCAGCACTAAATGCCGTTGAACCTGAAATTTCTCTGCTGAATGTCGCCGAGAACGGACATAATATTATATCATATTCATATAATGAAGTTCCTCTATTTAACCATATTTTGTTATTTGTATGTGCAATATCGAAGGAACCATCAGGACCATCAATACCTAAGTACAGTGGAGAGTTAGTGACTGAATTGTATATATAAACTCTACCGACATTGTCTAATAACAACACATCACAGCTAGATAAACATGGTGCCTGAGTTTTGGTTGGTGTTAATGTCCTTGTTGGCGTAACAGATTCAGTAATTGTCACAGTCGGTGTTAAAGTATTAGTTGGAGTTTCAGTCGGTGTTGGTGTTTGAGTTTGTGTAGCCGATTCCGTGATAGTAACAGTTGGTGTCGAGGTCTGAGTAACAGTTGGTGTCGAGGTCTGAGTAACAGTTGGAGTTTGGGTAATTGTTTGGGTTGGAGTTTCAGTTGGGGTTGGGGTTTCGGTTTGAGTTGGAGTTGGCGTTGGTGTTGGACAATTTCCATCTATACATAGTCCTACAAGTTCGGCGGTACCTGAACCATAATCAATTATTTCTCTAACACAATAATTTCCAAAATTATTTGGTGCTATTGAAATCAAACTACCCAAACAATCTAAAAATACTAAATTTACTCCATCTCTAATGTCTGGCACATTTATAAAATAACAATTACAAGTATATTGAGTAACGGTTACTGTATTTGTTGGGGTTTGAGTTATTGTTGATGTCACAGTAGGTGTCAATGTTGGTGTTGGAGTTTGAGTGACACATACACATGATGGGTCAGACTCAGCATACCCGAATCCTGATATAACCTGAACATCATAGGAACAAGGAATGACCAATATTTCATTGTTATTCAAATTCAAAGTCGTAAGAGACCCTCCACAATTGTAAACATTGAATTGTGTACCTCCTGACTGATAAATGTTATAAATTATACTCTGGAAGGTACTACCCAAATTAATTGTTAAAGTAGGGGTAAATGTTAATAAGTAGGCCGAATTTATAGGGTTAAACGTAGCAGTTAAAATTGTAAAATATTGGGGCGATAGTGGAGGGCTAACACTGATTAGTTCCAAAACTTGACCAACTAAAGTACCAGGTGAGCCTACATTTGTAGGTATCAATGCAAAATCATCCCCTACCCTCAAAGGAGGTTTAATAACAAATCCATTATCGAGTAATTGACCTAAACCTCCATATAGTGTCCATGAGGTACAACACAATGTTTGAGTAGGTGTTGATGTTATAGTGTTGGTTACACTTGGTGTTTGTGTTGATGTACTAGTCGGTGTTTCAGTAGTTGTCGTAGTTGGCGTTACGGTATTTGTAGGTGTTTCAGTAGTTGTAGGAGTCGGGGTCGGGGTACCAGTTCTTGTAGGAGTCGGAGTTCTAGTAGGACAAAGTATTGAGTTCTCACAAGACCCATTCTCAAGAAATGTTAAAGTACCTCCCACAGTTTGAAGTGACCCTTTAGCATAACATGCGGTAAATGTTACACCAGGACCTATTGGTATTCCTCCTGAAGGTCCACCATTACATAAAATTCCGTTATAACTACCAAAAAATTCACCTATATTGGTTATAGAATAACAAACACACTCAATAGGTGTTCTTGTTGGGGTTGACGTTTTTGTTGGTGTTACAGTTTGAGTTTGTGTCTGAGTTTGAGTTTGTGTCGAAGTTGGGCTTTCTGTAGGTGTTGATGTTACTGTTGAAGTTTGTGTCTGAGTTGGGGTTTCAGTTTGAGTTGGGGTTTCAGTTTGAGTTGGGGTCGAGGTAATCGTTGGAGTCGAGGTAATCGTTGGAGTAACTGTTGGTGTTGATGTTACAGTAGGTGTCGGGGTTGAGCTCGGGCATGGGTAGGATGCCGAACAACCGCTACAACTAGTTTGGGCACTAATATTAACAAATAGATAATTATTTTGTGTGAATGTTTCGGCAATGTTTGTAGCACAACCGCTAAATACACCGGATTCAATGTAGTAAACTGTACCTTCAGTTATTGTGTTAGCGGTTAATCCAGGTATTTCATAAAGTTTAAAAATTTCAAATGGGAAACAACATCCACTAAATGTTCTTATAGCTGGCTTGTACTCGGTAATTGATGGAGTTGGAGTTGATGTAACCGTTGGAGTTTGAGTTGATGTAGATGTTATCGTTGGGGTAGAGGTTACTGTATTTGTTGGAGTAGAGGTTACAGTATTTGTCGGTGTTTCAGTTTGAGTTGGGGTCGGTGTTGATGTGGATGTTTCTGTAACAGTGTTTGTTGGAGTTTGAGTTGGGGTTTGTGTGTTTGTTTCGGTAATTGTTGGGGTTTGTGTAGGAGTGTCAGTAATGGTTGGTGTGGGAGTCTCTGTCGGTGTTGGTGTTGGTGTTGAGGTGCCACAAAATCCTTCGCAAACTCCGTTATTGAATACCGCAATAAATGGGTCTAAAACTAAACTTGATGACGCACATAAACTTACGGTGTCACCTTCAGAACCTGAAATTTGTAATGAGTACTCAAAATTTATATTATTACAATCTTTACCACTTACATTTTGTTTGTCTAATAAACTGGTGTTTACAAATGTGTAACAAAAACAATCTAAAGTAGGTGTTGGTGTTGGGGTAGAAGTTTGTGTAGGTGTTTCAGTATTGGTTGGGGTTTGAGTCGGAGTTTCCGTTTGAGTCGGAGTTTCAGTTACCGTCATAGTAGGTGTTTCGGTAACGGTGACAGTAGGAGTTGGGGTTTGGGTAGGAGTTGGGGTTGGGGTTACTATGTTAAAATTTGTAGGTAAACACGATAACTCTTGGGATGTACCTTTAATAACCCCTGTAAAAGTTAATGGGTCTAAAGTTGTAGAAACTAACCCCCATGGAGAATCTAAAATTGCTTGATAAACAATACCTGAAGTATCCACAGCATAGATATTTCCACCAAATTCAAAGAATCCGGCAATAATTTGAGAAACTTGGAATAAAACTTCTTGTTCACCAGTTGAATAGTCATATTGTAAAATATAGTTACTCAATCCTTGGAACATTGAAACTATGAATTTTCCGCCGGTTGTTAGAATAAAATCACCTCTTACCGAATAACCGGTTGGTAGTGAGAATTTAGGGGTTACTGTATTTGTTATATAGTTTAATTCTTGTACGTTTTCTTGACCAATTGCTTGTGTACTAGTTATAATTAATGTGGTATCATTTATTGCAAATAAACCATCACCCAAGAAAAGTCTAGTTATTTCATCAATTAATGTAACACTCACAGGGCAAGTTGAAAAACTGTATCTTTGAATTCTATTTACGATAGTAATGAATAACCTTGAGCTAGTGTTAGCAATATCTCTTACTGTTGCCTTGGGGTCAAAAATTACTGTAGACGTTTCTGTATTATAGTCATAAGAATAAATTAATGATTCACTATCGACATATAAAACTGAACATCCGTCTATACAAACCGGAGTCGGAGTTACAGTCATTGTATTTGTTGGAGTTTGGGTTGTGGTTGGAGTTTGGGTTGTGGTAGGTGTTTGTGTACTTGTTGGAGTTTGGGTTGTGGTTGGTGTTTCTGTACTTGTTGGGGTTTGGGTTGTGGTAGTTGTTGGTGTTTGTGTTGCCGTACTTGTTGGTGTTTCAGTAATTGTTGGTGTCACGGTATTAGTAAGAGTTACTGTTGGTGTTGGACTTTGGGTAAGTGTAGGAGTTATAGTTTGAGTACTAGTTGGGGTTTGAGTACTAGTTGAGGTAATTGTGGGAGTTTGGGTTTCAGTTGGGGTAATTGTAGGTGTTAATGTATTTGTTGGGGTAATTGTAGGTGTTAATGTATTTGTTGGTGTTTGGGTGACTGTAGGAGTTGGGGTTGGGCTAGCACATTCTCCGTCAATACAAGGACCAAAATTACTAATTTGAGTTACCCCTGAAAGAGTAGTAACTCCACTATTTTCTAAACAAACTTTAAATGGTCTTGCAGGTTCTATTAATTTTCTTACCGAAACCCCTTCACTACCACATTTAAAATAGTCAATAACCGCATTATTCCCAACCGCGGTTATTTCAAAACAGTCACAGGACACGGGTGTCTTAGTTGGGGTTGGGGTATTAGTTGGGGTATTAGTAATTGTTTCAGTTACAGTTACTGTTGGTGTTTGGGTCGTTGTAGGAGTTTGGGTTGGTGTTTGGGTTGGTGTTGGTGTTATTTGAGGTATGAAGTTTACATCTAAACAATTTGGTAATTGAGAAGCCCCATACACCGAATATCCTGTATCACCTGTTAATGTAATTGTGTACGGATAATTTTTATCAATATGGAATACATTATTAGTTTCGTTACCATCCATGATATAAATTTCACCATTATCTTGAAAAATGCCCCAAGGCTGGGTGATGGTTGGATTCAATTGAATATCGACTTCAGGGTCACCATTTAAGAAATTATATTGTGTTATGAATTGTCCGAATGGTGCCGCGGTCGCGTTAGTCGTAATAATAACCTTATTTGTTGTTGTTAAAATAATATCTCCCGCAACACCTCTGTTTATCAACATTGGGAATAGAGTTTTAAATACCGCAGTATTTGTAGTAATATTTACCGAAACAACCTGTTTTGGATTACCCCCGCTTTGGACCGCAATCAAGGTTGTGTTATTAATTGCCCCCAACCCAGGACCTATGCCTGATGGTAATGTAATTACACGATTAAATACCGCGGTAAACGGACTCAAAGTAATATCCCATTCGTATATCTCACTGGCACTAGCCATCCACAACTTACTTGAAGTATGGGCAATATCATTTGTCGCGGAACCAACTGTGTCAGGAACTATAAGTTGTGTAGTAGTGTCCGTGTCAACATCATAGAAAAATACATTTTGTAATGAATTAAATATTACCGCACATTCGGGAACAGATGGAGGATTAGTTCCTGTTGGAGTAAGCGTTCTAGTTGGGGTTGATGTCTTGGTAATTGTTGGTGTTTGAGTTGATGTCTTGGTAATTGTTGGTGTTTGAGTCGTCGTTGGTGTTTGAGTAGGAGTTTTAGTTGATGTTTGAGTAGGTGTATAAGTAATTGTTGGTGTAACACTTGGCGTTCTTGTTATAGATGGAGTTGGGGCACAACTGAAGACATACGTATAACCTGACTCAACACAATCAACACAGAATATTGTTGATGGGGTTGGAGTCATGGTCATTGTGGGGGTTATTGTCGGAGTTGGTGTTTTTGTGGGAGTTACAGTTTCAGTTGGAGTTATGGTAGGCGTTTTAGTTATTGTTGCGGTAGGGGTCGGTGTAGGTGCAAGTAAATTGAATTCACAGCAAACACTAAAGCGGTGCCGCCGGTTTGGGGATTGAATGTTATATCCCCATATTGTCCCGCATAATTTACCGATTGTATTAGTGCTGTTGGCATCCCTTTATATATATCAACATCCCGGTGTTACGATACCCAAAGAATTAAGTGTGGAGATTATCAAATTATAATAATAAGTCGAAGTATCTCCATCGTTTATACCTAATTGGTAGTTTAAATTGGTCAAGTAATAATCACTTAAGTTGTTAGGTGGTGAATATATTCCCGCATTTACAAAAGTTGTTTGTACCAAGTCTTGGAAGGTAGGTTGTCCCTCATTTATTACCGCAAATACAACACCTCTTAATCCATAATCAATTGAAGATAAGAGGTTTCTCAAAGTTGTAACGTCAGTCCCATAATCCGGGTCTAATACAGTTGTAGGCGTAAAAGTTCCACCTGTAACATACGCTCCACCACTCTCGTCTTGGAAAACCAAATTGATTACTAAATCAACGCTAGTATCAACTGCTCTTCCAGCATTTCTCGAAGTTGCTAAACACGCAACAAATCTTTCATTTACATTACCTAATGGGCCAGTTTGCATTGTGAAGAATTGAACTCTCTCATTATATAACGTAATATCATTGTTATAAACACCTATCAAACAAGTTTCAAGTATTCCACCAGGTGCAATCATTTGCTCCAAAGGAGCTCGTGTAGACCCCATAGAGCCTGAATCATCATACCAAATATTAATTTCAGTATTTGAACTAATTGATTCGGTATTCACCAAAGTAACAATCAAATCACAAGTTGGCGCCGGAGTTTTAGTTGGGGTAGGTGTTAAAGTTGGGGTGTTAGTAGGGCTAGATGTTTGAGTTTGTGTCGGTGTTGGGGTTTGTGTTGGAGTTTCTGTTTGTGTAGGGGTTTGCGTAGGGGTTGGTGTCGGACATGGATTTGAGAACGTACATTCATCACAATCAGTTTGGGCCGTCACACCAACAAACAAATAATTATTTGGTGTAAATACTTCGGCAATACTTGTTGCACAACCACTGAACACACCTGTCTCAATATAGTAAATATTACCTTCAACAATGGTTGTGGCTGTCAATCCAGGTATCTCATAAACTCTGAATACTATATGTGGAGAACAACATGCACTAAAGTGTCTGAATGATGGCTTATATTCAGTAATTGATGGGGTTGGTGTTTGTGTAGTAGTAGGTGTTTGAGTATTCGTTGGTGTTTGTGTAGAAGTACTAGTAACTGTTACAGTTGGTGTTTGTGTACTAGTCACCGTTGCGGTCGGTGTTTCAGTTGGTGTTGGTGTCTGTGTTGTAGTGTTAGTAACAGTTGTTGTGTTTGTAGGTGTCGAAGTTTTAGTTATTGTTACAGTTACAGTATTAGTTTGAGTTGGGGTAGGTGTTTTTGTTGGGGTACTTGTATTGGTTGGGGTGACTGTCGGTGTGTAGGTTATCGTTGGGGTAACACTTGGCGTTTTAGTGATAGAAGGTGTTGGAGCACAACTGAATACATATGTGTAACCTGATTCAACACAGTCAACACAGAATATTGTTGAAGGCGTAACGGTAATAGTATTAGTTGGTGTGACTGTTGGTGTTTGTGTTGAAGTTGAGGTTATGGTTGGTGTTTGTGTTGTCGTTGGTGTTGGGGTAGGTGTGGGTGTTTCTGTTGTTGTAGGTGTAGATGTTGTAGTGTTGGTTGGCGTAGGCGTAGATGTCTCTGTTGATGTTGGGGTCGATGTGTTGGTAACTGTACTGGTTTGAGTTGGAGTATTAGTTGTTGTATTTGTTTGAGTAGGAGTACTTGTTATCGTTTCAGTAACAGTCACTGTCTGTGTAACTGTTTGAGTTTGAGTATTAGTAACCGTGTTTGTTGGAGTACTAGTGATTGTACTTGTTTGTGTTTGAGTTACTGTTGGGGTATTTGTTTCGGTTGGCGTTTGAGTTGTAGTTGGTGTTTGAGTTGGTGTTTGAGTTGGAGTTTCGGTTGGTGTCGGAGTAGGTGTAGATGTTGGACAAGGATTTGAATCTATACAATCTTGGCAAGTGAATTGATTAGTAATATTCAAATACAAGTATTGTAAATCCGTTAGAGTTTGAGCTATATTAGTCGCGCATCCCTTGAACTGTGGTGATTCAATATAATAAACATCTCCTTCAATTATGGTTTGACCTATTTCACCAGGAACTTCATATAATTGAATGATTTGTCCTGGTTGACAACAACCACTAAACCATAAGTTTAGAGGTTTAAATTCAGTTTTAGTTGGAGTGACTGTTATAGTCGGAGTTGGGGTAACGGTATTTGTTGGGGTCTCTGTACTAGTCGGAGTTTCAGTAGTGGTCGGAGTTGGTGTTACCGTATTTGTTGGGGTCTCGGTGGTGGTAGGTGTTGGTGTCGGAGTAGGACATGAATTGTCGATACATGAACCAAAATTAGTTACTATTACACCAGATGTTATTGTATATTCTTCATTTATAATACAATCCTTAACCGTAGACCCTCCAGGTACGAATAAATTAGTAACTGAAGTTCCATCACATTTATTATAAGATATAACAGCTCCACCCGCAGCGGCGAAAAACTCAATACAATTACAATTAATTGGTGTTTTGGTTGGCGTTGGTGTTTTAGTTTCAGTTACGGTTACAGTATTAGTAGGTGTTGATGTGTTAGTATTAGTAGGTGTTGATGTGTTAGTATTAGTTGGCGTTGGTGTTTGAGTTTCAGTAACAGTTGCGGTAGGTGTCTGTGTTGGTGTATTAGTAGATGCGACAGTTTGAGTTGTTGTTGGGGTCACTGTTAATGTACTCGTACTGGTCGGAGTATTAGTATTGGTAGATGTCGGAGTAGATGTTTCAGTAGGAGTTGATGTGATTGTTGGGGTATTTGTTGGGCTTTCAGTTATTGTGGGGGTATTCGTTGGGCTTTCTGTGATTGTAACAGTTTGAGTTTGTGTTTGAGTCACTGTAGGGGTATTAGTAACTGTTTCTGTAGGAGTTTGAGTTTGTGTTTGAGTTGATGTTGATGTTACGGTACTAGTTGGACTCAGAGTCTGTGTGACAGTATTGGTCGGGGTTTCAGTAACTGTTGGTGTTGATGTTAAAGTATTAGTGGGTGTTTGGGTCACTGTTGGAGTAACGGTAGGTGTTTGGGTCGAGGTTGGCGTTTCTGTTGGGAAACCTGAAACAGTTAGTGATGGTGTTACAGTTGGTGTTACTGTGGGTGTTGGGCTATTACTTGGAGTTCTTGATGGGAATGGACTTGGTGTTGCGGTCGGTGTTTGCGTTGATGTTGATGTTGTAGTGGGTGTTTGTGTTTGAGTTAATGTATTTGTAGGGGTTATCGTCGCAGTACCTGTTGGGGTGGCGGTTGGTGTTTTAGTAGAAGTAGGGGTTGGTGGAACACATGAAGAAGCCTCAGTACAATTGGTATTATCAGTGGTATAAAAACTTTGGATTATATCATTTCTATTATTATAAGACTCATCGTTATTAGAATATGTTATATAAACATCTATTCCGAATGAGTTAATAGAAGATTGAACATTGTTACATATAACAGTTATACCAGGAGAAGATATAGTAAGTCTTTGTAGTACCCCTTTACAATCTATGTATAGAATATTTACAACACCATCAAATGAGGGATTGGTATTGTTTATAGCATTTGCTAAATCAATTGCCGAAATATTAACAAAATAACAAAAACAACCATTATTAGTTACTGTAGGGGTTGGAGTTGGTGTTGGGGTGCTACTTGGCAAAACACAATCCCCGCTTTGTGAACAAGTTGAATAATCTGTAAAAAACGTACTAGAGAATGATAATGGTGTGAATACATTACTATAACTAAAATTATTTTGACTGTAATTCAATAGTACCGGAATACTAAACCCATCTATAGTTTCCGATGGATTGTTACAGATATAATAAATTCCACTTCCAGTAATTGCAGAGGTTATAATACCCTCGGAACAATCATAATACACTAAATTAACAACACCATTTGCAGTTGTTTCAGTATTACCGCTAGCTCTATTGATATCTAACTGGGTAATATCAACAAAGTAACAAAAACAACCATTATTCGTAGGTGTTGGGGTTAAGGTTGGTGTTACCGTATTAGTTGGTGTCTCCGTATTAGTTATTGTTGGAGTTTGTGTATTGGTTGGAGTTTGTGTGAGTGTTTCAGTAACCGTCGGGGTAATAGTTGGGGTAATACTAATAGTTGGGGTGATTGTAGGTGTTTCAGTAATAGTTGGGGTGATTGTAGGGGTAATCGTTGGTGTTATCGATATTGTAGGGGTTGGGGTGGTTATAATACTACATAAAACAGTTTCTAATCTTTCACATCCGTCCGCGGTTATTATTTTAACACCAACCGCCGCCGAGTCTTGGAAAACTATAGGGACATTAAGTGTAATAATCGGGGGAACAAAGTTATTTACTATAGCAACTTCGACACAATTATCGCCGTAAATATCACATATGTATATTATGAATGGAGGATTAACACCCGATATGTTAAATAAACTTATAGTATCCATCTTTAACTACCAAACGTTTTCTTATAAATAATTAATTAATCGTTTTATGTTGGTTTATTTGTTCTAATAACATATCGAACATGAGTAATTACTTATTATTCCTCCACCAAAAGATATCATAGTCGGAGTTATTGCACCTCCTGATGATGAAAGGGCTTTGATGTATTGGAAAGGAGGTATGGGTGTTGTACAGGTTGAGTTTATGTACAACTGAGAACCAGGTATTAAAAAGTCGCTCGGAGAATACATAGTCGTATTGGCAGGTAGTGGGTATAACGCAGAAACAGCCGGATGGTAACATATATTACATGGTCCTGTTGATACTATAACCGTATGGGGTTTACACGCTTGTATTGGTGCCGATTGTGGTGCTTTAGTAGGTGTTGGAGTTCTTGTAGGCGTTAAACTAGGTGGTGGTGGTTGGGGTGGGGCCGTTTGTGTATTGGATGAGCACTTACTACAGTCGGTATATAAAACATTATTGATTATCGAAAATGCGTTTGTAGTATATGTGATTGTATTATAATTAGGGTTAGATGTATTACAAACAGATGTTACACTAACTAGCTCCCAACAAGTATTCGCGAATTGTCCCGCATTACCTACTTTGAATACAGTACCTATTGATTGATTTGAGATTGCCGGCATTGGTTGACAAGCTCTTGTGTAAGTACCACATCTTTCATACGTATAATATAATACTTGTTTAGAAGGGGTAACGGTTGGGCTTTGTGATGGTGCCGGTGGTGCTGGTTTATTAGATGACGAAGTTAATGTAATTGTTGGGGTTATTGATGGTGTTGGTGTTGGGGTCGGGGTAAGTATTCCTAAACAATTAGTACATTCACCTAAATTAGAATACCCTATCAAATTAGAGATAAGAGTAACATTACTACTTCCTATAATGTTTTGGTTTATACCGACGAAAGAAACACACTTTCTTATTCCGTCAATATTCGCCTGATAAATCATAAACTTTTCTAAAGTGCCACCTTCAGGCCTTGAGAGTGAATTAGTTGTGTAATATGTTAATCCATTGTAACAATCTTGAAATTCTAAACTTACCGGACAGTCTATAACAGAATTTATAGTATTAAAGGTAACGTCACCCAAAAATCCACATCCTCGGGTAATCGTTTCAGGTAATGTAGGAGTTTGGGTCGGTGTTGGTGTTTGTGTTGGAGTGTAAGACGAAATTGAGGCATTAACCGATAATGGGCAGAATACTGTTGCGGTGGGAGTTTGAGTTGGTGTTGGGGAACATGGAGGTATAATTGTAAAACATGAAATGGTACAGGGGTCAAAAGTATATCCTACAGGACATGTATATCCACTGGCCAGATATTGACCTGATAAATTCTGCACTATAGTCGCCTCTGTTTGGCCAGCGGATGTGAATATTATATCCAAATCAGAAACTTGGGTTGCTCCGGTCAATTCATCAATAGTGTTGTTATAAATTTCGCAACCAAACGCACCGGAAGCCCCATTATTTAATCCAAATAATTCAACAACATGGTCTCCTGCAGTTAATGTTATTGGATATACATGCCAAAAAATAAAGGCAAATGTATCACCATCATAAGGTCCGCTTATTGTATTTACAATAGTTTGACCATCAATAGAGATTCTAAAATTATTGTCCCCCGCTAATCCAACCCAATAAGTTTTAGTTTCAGAAACATTTATACAAACAGTAAATCCTAACCAAGTGTCGTAAGGTCTATCATTAGGTTGATTGGTCCACAATCCAGTTCTATTTAATGGCCCATCAGTAGAATCAATTCTTTTCCACACCGGTTGAGTTGTAGAAACCGCCAAATATATATTACCGGGACTAGTACCATTAAAATTAAAAGGGCTATGGAATATTGTACCTTGATTAGTATAAACAATATCAGTATCAGGTTCAAATTCAATTGTTGAAGTTGGTGAAGTCGCAGAAATTGTTATTTTATCACCACATTGAGGTGTAGGTGGTGGTGTGGGTGATGGTACATCGCAATTGAATATAGCATCAAAATCAATTATATTACAAGGGTTAACAGGTGGTGGGGGTTCTGGTGGGGGACAAGTTCCGTTGGTAAAATAATCATCACAAAAATCAGGACAAGTTCTGTAACATGACTTACCGCTCAAAAAACATTGTCCATCAATATAATCAGAAAGACACCATCCGTTATCACTTAAAAAAATTACATATCCGTTTGTATTACCTATATAATAGTAGTTACCATTATAACTTCCTGACCTAGTATAGGTGTCGTCCCATTGTGGAAATCCTGTATCATAGACGCATAGGGTTGTATATGCACAAGGTGTTGTTGGTGCTGCCATGTTATAAATTCAATGTTTGAAACGTTTCACAACCACCATTTGTTGTTATTTTTAAGTTAAAAGAAACTTGACCATTGAATATATCAGGAATTGCGAAACTATAAGGTGCCGAGGTGATTGTATCGATAAACACACAAGATGTTGTTGGGTTATCACATAAATAAATATTAAATGGACTTTGACCTGATAATTCGTTGATAATAACTTCAGTTGGCATTATGAATTTTTTATATTCATAAATATAATAGGTTGATAAAACTTGTGAAGGTTGATTGTATCTAATTTATCCCTTATTTTTACCTGATGTCAGATGAAAAAGAAATATTGGTTGAATTATTGAGAGAAATCCTTGGTGATGAGAGACATCACTACGAACACCGAGGACAAATCTCCTTTAATTGCCCCGTATGTGACGAAGAGAGAAACAAAGGTAACCTCGAAATCAATTACTTACAACACGTATATAAATGTTGGAGTTGTGCTGAAACCAATAGTACCCACGGCTCACTCGGTAAACTTATTGACATCTACGGAAACAAGAAACATAAGAAGGTCTACAAACTTTTTCAACCTGAGGACACCAAACCAAAGGAAAAACCAAAACAAAAGTTAAGATTGCCTGAAAGTTTTGTTATGTTTAAAGATTCTAACCCAATCTATCCTGTATATAAACAAGCGTATAATTACCTGAAAACTAGAGGAATAACTGACGAGATTATCGAAAGGTATTCAATAGGGTTCTGTGATAACGGTAGTCATGCCGGTAGGGTTATCGTACCTTCATATGATATTGAGGGTGAGTTGAATTATTATATTGCAAGAAGTTGGGACCCAAAGTCGAGAGCCAAATACAAAAATCCCCAAGCCGAGAAGGATAAGATAATCTTCAATCAACACCTAATAGATTGGAAAAAGGATATCTATCTTGTTGAGGGCGTGTTCGATGGATTTTTCTTACCTAACAGTATTCCGATGCTTGGAAAGCACATGAGTGAGTTGTTGTTTAACACTCTATATGATAAGGTTAAAAAGAATATTATAATCGCTTTGGATGGTGACGCCTATGATAACGCGGTTAAATTATACCGTGAGCTTAATGGTGGTAAATTGTACGGAAAAATAAAAATTGTTCATCTACCTAAAGATAAAGACGTGTGTGATTTGAAGGGTCAGATAGATGAATATTATGTTCAAATTAAAGATTAAATGTTTTTAACAAGGAAACGTAAGATTAAAGTTGGGAATTTGAAATTCACCAAAAAAACTGAATTTGATGAGTCAAAGACGGAATTGGTTGATGATTTATCAAATAAAAAATTTGATGAAACTAAAGGTAGAATACTAGTAGATAGAAAAAATAAAATTATGGATGGTCACCATAGAGTTCATTTACTGAAGGAACATTACGGTGATGACCATATTGTAACCGTTGAAAAACTACTTGTACATAAAATAACATATTATGCCATTGTTTTCAGTTTAGCTCACATCTTAATGGATTTGATGACAATAATTGAAGGCATTTGGTATATGCCAAAAAAAATTAAAAATGGAATTAAAGAAATTATCAGAAGAAATAAGGGAAATATTACACAAAAGACGGAAGGAGATTGATTTAACTTTCATAGAAGAGGAACACAAATACTTTATGAAAGATTTGAGTGGTGAAATTAAAGGTGACTTCCCTTCAGTATCTAAACTATTAAAAAAGTTTTACGAGGAATTTCCCGCAGAGGAGATATCACTAAAGAAAGCAAAAGGTGATATTATTGAGCAACAACGATTACTTGCCGAGTGGAAAGCCGCTGGTGATTACTCAACCAATATGGGTAGTAGGGTCCATTTTTTCTTGGAGAAAAAAATACTTGAAATGTTTGGACATGACAAGGAGGTTAGGGAACCTATGTTTGAGTGTGATTTTACTCAAACACTAAAGGGGGATAGTATGATTAATGCCGGAACCAATTACCTCAAACTTATGAGAGAACGAGGTGCTGAACTTTTGGATACGGAGATTGTTTTGGGTGACCCGGGTCTTGGATATACTGGACAACCTGATAAAGTTTGGTTAATTGAAAGTAGGGATAAAAAAAGTGTTGGTATTATCATAACAGATTGGAAGACAAACAAGCCAAAAAATTTTGAGGAGAACCAATTTACCAAAAGAATGAAGTCCCCATTTCAAAAACATCCCGATAATGCGTTAGGACACTACTTCTTACAGCTACCATTTTATGGAAAGTTACTTAAGGAAATGTTAAAAGGGTCAAAGTATGAGGATATTAAAATTTTTGGTTGTATCATTGTGTTACTGAAAGAAAATTCCGATTTCGAGGAGTTCAGAGTACCCCAAGATGTCCTCGATACGGTGTTTTCTATGGATATTAGACAATATTTATCTTAACACTAAAAACTAAAAACTATGAAAAAACTAACTTATTTATTGGCGGGCACATTTTTATCTGTTATTGTTTATGCCTCTTTGGTAACTAAACCTATTAAACCAAAACCACAGAACAATGCCGAAAAAATGTATTCGGCAATTATTTTATACGCCGACTCATTTAACATTCCCATTCATATTGCTTTCAACGTAGCAAGAATTGAGACCGGATATCGAGGACCTCATCATAAAGATTATAACCATAAACAAGTTTCAAGTGCAGGTGCGGTTGGGGCCATGCAGATTATGCCACAATACGCTTCTTATTTTGCCGGATTTCCTGTTAAACGTCAGGAGCTTAAAGATAGTATTGAGCTAAACGTATATGTGTCTATGAGGTGTTTATCTTTACATTATAAGAAATATAAGGATTGGAAAAAGGTTTTGGGAACATACAACACGGGAAAACCGGTTATCAACGCATACGCTAGAAATGGAGTGGTGCAGAATTACCAAGATTTTTGGGTAAAACCAAAGAATGTTGTTACCAATAATGATACAATTATCTTGGATGAAGAAATCCCTATTCTTTTTACAATGTGGTAATTACCAAATACTTTCTTGTTTCATATATCCTAACACGCAACAATACGCATCAGATTGGTCAAAATTTTCCTTTTTGAGCGTATTGTTTCTTGTGTATTGCCATTGAATTTGAGGTTCTCTCTTGGCCACCAAGTCCCAAATTATTTGTTTCTTATCACAATCTTTAGGATATCCTCCGAATAGGACGTATTTGTTTTTGTCGTTTTGTCTAACTAGTTCAGGAAACGCCGATTTACGTGAATTATATGTTGATATAAATTCCGGTACAATACCTAACACATCATATATCTCTTTAGTTATAAGTGTGTTATATCTTAAAAGTGTCTGAATGGTATAAACATTATTAGAGTTTAATAATGGTTCTTCTATAATTACATTTGTAATTCCAAGACCTACATACTTTTCTAGTTTTGTTCTGAAAATTTCACTTTTCAAAAGGAGTTCTTTGATTTTATTATCCTCTTTTGGTTTAGGAATTGGTGATATGTGAGTTAATTCTAGTAATTGTTTTGTCTGAATATCAAACAAGGCCCACCCTATTGTTTTCGTGCTCACATCTAATCCAAGAACTTTTGGACTTTCCTTTAATGTTTGTTTCATAGATTAAAAATCAAATTTTACCAAAAATTGCTGAATACCCTGTCTTAATACAGGTGACTGCATTTTCGATATAATCATAAGATTTTTTTCATTATCGTAAAGACCAATGTCGGTAATGTAACTACTACCACCATTGTAAGTAGGATTAGACGGTACCAAAAATTCAGAGAAACTCAAATTAACCTTATACCTCATCTCATAAATGGTTGCTTGAATATCCGTTTCTATATTACCATAGAAATAATACTCATCACCAAAATTTAAGGTTTGACCAGATGGGTTTAAACTAACCATAGGAATATAATCGTTGAGATTATAATAATCAGCGGCGTCATATAATTCTTGAGTGATTACAAATGTAGATGCGGTTAATCCACTTTGTAAAATACATCCATCTACAATTGTATTACTTATTTGAGATGTAAAATCAATTATTTTCCATTCGTCAGGAATTGGTCTTTGATTTCCTTCAACTATTTGACAGATTATTTCAATATTTTCAGCAAAGAACCCTGATGTCATAACACATCCGCCGCCGCACCCTACACATGATAAACACGGAAACTCAGGACCAAATCTTACACTCACATTTTGTGATATTGGGTTACCACAATCTAAATTAGGTCCTTGTTGTCTAATATAATAATTACAGTGTAATGAATTTGTAAAATTAACATTGTTAGTAAATCTGTATGTAATATACATTGTTTGATTACTACCTGATAATATTCCTGTTGTTGACGCATTATCATCACCACAAGTATTAGGTGCAACTAATGAAATTCTAGGTGCCGGTAAAGTCCAGTTTCTATTCGATTTATAGGACATAGCCGCAATTATCTCATCATCGTCAAAAATAACCAACTTATGGTCAGGGAATACTTTACCGACTCTGCTTGGGTATCCATCATCATTCGCATTAGTGTCCCATAAATGATAATATCTCATGCCAGGGTCGTTCATATCCTCATTCTTGTTAGACGTTAGATAATGAACTTGGAATAAATTTAGATTGTCGAATCCTTCGGGGTCAACATAAAATGTTTGTCCTTGGCAACAATTAGGATTTTTATGCCACATAATCCATGGGAGATGTACTTTGAAGTTTCTTGCTTGTCCCGTGGTTTCTACCGGATTATCAGGGTCAATTGACTCCATTGCAAATTTTTCACCATAAAATAAATCTATGGTTTTATTTGTGTAATGGACAATTGCAATAGCCTTTTGTTCTTCTGGGGTAATTGTTATCCTATCATCAAATGAATTATAAAAATAAACTGAACTACTATCAGTTTGTCCGCTTGTTGACATATAACCAAAGAATTCTTTTGACCCAATATAACTTCTTGAATTAAAATAGGAATACCCTTTGTATAAAGAAGGTATTAATCCGGCAGGGTCTTCAGACCAAGGAATATTCATATTCCATATTTTAACATCAAATTGGTCATAACCACATATTGATTCAAAATTGATTACATCATCATTCCAATGGGCTTGTGGTGTGTAACTATCATATATCTCCGTCATGTTAGGTGGATATATTAATATTCTAGCATAGCATGAACTATTAAATACTGTAAAATCGGGTGCCGGTCTATCTAAAACTATACTACCACCACACACTTCTACTATTCTATAAGTTAAAATATGATAACAACTTGACATTGTCATCTCACAAGTGGCAACCGGTTCAGGAGGACATAATGGCACTGGTGTTGGTTCAGGACATGGTGGGTTTGATGGGGTAGGTGTTGGCGTAACTAAACATGGGAATGGTTCGGGTACCGCAGCTGACGCCGATGGTGACGGTGGAGGAGTTGCTGAAGGTGGATATTGTATCGGATTACATCCACAATTATTAAATCCGGCACCATCGTAGTAAATAGTTACAATATCACCGGCTTGTGGTAATCTTAAAGTATTAGCGTTACATGCGTTATATATTAACTCAATAGTGTTAGTACCATTGATAGTTGACATATTTGATACATAGTTAGAATTAACCACATATTGCCCATTTGTTAAAACAGTCCATGAGGTTGGTAAAAATGACGTATCAGCATTAAAAAATCCTCTCATTACTGCCGTATTATACACAGGACTTACTATTGAATCCATGTAAGGAATTCCATAGGTGTTTCCACCATTACCATCAACATAATAAGGGTATTTTACGTACTGTTTGTTTGATTGTGGTACTCCGGCAGAATTATGGTCGTTGAATCCGGCTTCAAGAATATTTGTGTCAAATTGATTGTAAAAATCCTCAAGTCCATTGTACGAAACTTCACTATCACCTATTTGAAAATAGGTAATATTGAATTTACCTTGTGATAATTTTTTTCGTCCTGCGTCAGTAAGTTTTGTATTTATTAATCCTGACGTATTTTTGAGTATATATCCCATTGTCTATAAATATAGAAAAACTTTTTTTATACTGTAATGTTTGAAACACCGCAATTACTACATCCACTTATTGTTAAATTTGTTAATGTAAAATCATCAATAGATTCTCCTATGTAACACTTGTCTATTGAATTTCTTGTTACACTAGTTGATGTAATTAGAGACAGTGTGTCCGTCTTTGAGTATTTTACAGATGTCCAAGTTTCTGTTAAATTATTTACATAAATTACTTTCTGTTGGCAACCTGAATTTGTATTTAGAGTCGTACCTGTATCTGATACCACCGTAGATGCTGTGTAATTAAATGAATTCTTTTTCAGTAAACTACTCGTAACTAAAGTAGCTGCAGTTAATGATGGAGACCTTCTAAAGGTATCCGTATGTATTAAATCAAAAGTTAGAACAACTCCATCGGGTAAATCAGGAGTTACCTTAATAGTCGATGTAAATTGTCTTGTAGTTACATTAGAAGCACTTCTAGGTATTACGTTGCTTGTTTCAAGCGATACTTGGTAAATAGTAGGTCCTACAGGTCCGAACAAAGTAACCTGATTACTGTACGTATTACCTGAAGAATCTTTTATAATTGTATTATAACTGCCAGGTCCTAATTTACTGAACAGTGGTGAAGATTTATATGTTAATCCTCCGTCTATTGAATACTGGTAGGGTGGATATCCTCCTGAAGCCCTAAAAGTTATGTTACCGTCATTTATTATTCCGGTATCTTCTGCGGTAGTAACCGCACTACGAGTTCCTCCACCTGTAACATTTTGATTACAAGAATCTCCCAAAATATCTAAACAATAATTTGTTATTGAAGTTTGTCCCCCCGCGCTTTGAGCGGTTTGACATGGCTCTTCAATAACCCCTCCCGTTACTGTTGTCCCAACTCTTCTACATATACAAGCTCTCGCATTTACTCCTATACCTCCAGGTACAGATATCTGTGCGGGATTACCATCACAATCTGTGTAAAATGCGATTCCGGGGTAAGTACTTATTGTTCTAACCGCAATACACTCGCATTGATATCCACCAAGGGTTGTAGTTCCGTCTCTACCCTCCGTATCATTAAATGGTATATCTCCCGTGGATGGATTATTAGTTGTTAAAGCCCCTCCTAAATTATTTCCAGAAACTAAACCGCTAGTATTACCTCCAAGTCCTCCTCCGATTACACTTCCCCCACCGCTTGTGTTGTTATTACTTCCATTGAGGGATGCTGTTCCGACTGTAGTACTTGGAGTACAATTACCTTCATATATTGTTGCAAAACTAGGTGGTGTTGTACCAGGTTGTTGCCATCCTGTTAATGGCGGTATCGATGGATTTGAATTAGTCGGATTAGTATACTTAGGATTTGTTGTAAAATCAATTACCCATCTACCTCCATTAGTAGTTTGCCAAGTAAGAATATACGTACCATCAGAAGATTGCCATGAAGGATACCCATTAATCTGTCCTGTATAAAATAAATCAATTACACCTTCATATAATGGGTCACCAGGACCTTTGATTTGTCTATAAGTAAAACACAAATTTCCGTAAGATGCACATTCACCTAAAATACCTGTAACAGACCCTTGATTTTGCGGGTCCAAAAATACCCACCCTGATAACGGTGTGATATCTGTTGTATAGTTTATAACATTACCTTGGGTTAGTGTGCCGTCTAATACCCAACTATTAGGGACTTGGTCTGTGGACCAATATATATTATAGTTATTATTACTTAAATACTGAGGCATACTGTTTAACAATTCCCCAGTATATGTAAAATACATGTTAATTGTTTGTGGTGGCCTAATATTAGTCAATGTTAAGCAGAATGAAGGATAACTAGGGTCCGGGGTCGGCGTAACTGTTTGTGTAACTGTTGGTGTGTTGGTTAATCTAGTTTCTGTAGGCACTGGAGTTGGAGCGGTTAAAGTACAAGTAGTATAAGCCGTGAAATCACCATAATAATCCACAACAATTGAGCTATAGCTCCCAACACCTAAATTAGTTAGAAGTAATCCATTACCTCCAGTACTCCACGTAACAGTATAAGGTGGTGTTCCACCTGTGATTATTAGTGACAAAGACCCATCAGGTATTGTCGTCAAAGTTGGATTTGCACCAACACATTGAACTCCCATTGGGAATATAACTATAGGGTCACATTCATTTCTTTTTAGTATTCCATTACCACATCTAGTATCTGAACTATAATAGATTGTAGGAGTTGGGGTTGGCACAGGTGGGAAACATCCACCAGTTGACCCTGTACACAATGAACAACTATTATAACTGGTTAGAGTATAATTCGCATCATCTAATATGATTTCACCTGCTGGGGATGAGGAAACACTTATGGCCCTCACACATCCTGACAAAATTAATGATTCTAAAAAATAGACCTGATTTGACGCAAAACTTGGTTGACCAATATCATTTGCCGATATGGTTGTTCCTAAATTACTACAACAAAATTCAAAATTATAAAAATTAGCAGCCATTTATTTTTAAGTAATCTTTTAATTTATTCTTTAGGTTATACATCTCATATTAAATTCGTAATTACCCCCCGCAAAAGCCGCACAAATAGTAACAATTTCAACGTAAGTTGGGTTTGGTAAAGTTTTTGTAAACTGAAGTTTTATATCAGTATCACTTGCTAAAGAAGCCGGAGTCGGGTAATTCTCCACAACCCCTATTTGATTTCCAACCGAACCAAACAATCTTTGCGGAGTTAATGGAGCAACATCATTAGCAGTATAGCTAACATTTATTGTTCCATTTGAGGTCCAATCTGAATTAGGGAATACTTGAGTAGCATTACCGGTACCAGGAGTATAATTATATTTATTTAATTGGGTGTATTGTATAATTTCATTAATACTAATATTCAAACCCGCATTATCATTTACACCAGTCAAGAATAATGAGTCAGCAACTATGTTTCCATTCCAAATTATTTGGTGTCTAGAATTAGTACTTCCCTGTATTGTTAATTCTGCAATTCCTGTTGCAGACCCCAAATTAACTCTTGTTACAAAATAACCACCTGTTGTATTATTCAGGTTAATAAACCCTAATGTACTATTTTGTCCACATGGTAATGTTGGTAAAACAAATTCTGGTGTGAAACAACTATTACCTTGATATAAGCTAGGGGTTATTACCGCTCCTCCGATAGAACCATATGATAATACGCTATTTGGTTGGGATAAAGTGACTTGATATATATTAGCAGCATCATCAACCAAATAAATTATAGAATTATTTACCAAATCAGGATTAAAGAATAATCCTGAAGGAACACCTACTATAGTAGGTGTTAATTCCAATGTGAATGTAGTCGAATAATCGAAAGTACTAACGATTTTTAAGTAATAATCGACAAATGGTTCATTCAGATTATTTTGAATTAACACATAGAAGTTTCCGTCATTTCCATTAACTATACTTCCTACAACTTCTTCGAAGTTTTCTAAATTAACTTTATTTGTAACAACAGGAGATATTCCTGAAACATTTATTTCAATATATCTATTAGGTGTTACATCCGCATTTGTTGTAATTAATATATTACCTGATTTAACTCCTATTGCATTACCAATCGCAAATCCTAAAGTTATTGTTCTATTATATAAAGCGGTAAATGGATTCAGAGTAATATCCCATTCTCTAATTGAGGTTGAACCGGCTGATGTAGTGTACGCCCACAATTTTGTATTGGTATAGGCAATACTTGGGGTATCAAAATTATATCCATCAACACTTAATAAAGTGCTCGTATCTGAACTTAAAACATAATTATATATTTGGGATGAAGCGTCGGTATATATCATATCACATGTGTTAAATACAGGTCCTGGTATTGGTATAACTTTACATACACAGGAAATGTCATACGAAATTTTGAAATCAACGCTTACTTCAGCACTGTTCAAACTTAATCCACTATCAGTACAACTACTTTGAAGAGTTATACTATTTTGAGCAGGGTCTATGGTGACATTACCAATTGAATCGAAAGATGTTAAAATAGAATCTATCGTATTAAACCACAATTGGTCTGATGGATAGTCACCTAAACTGTTACTTGTATAAAATGGTTGCTCGACAACTGTCCCATCAACACTAATTACCGCAGTAAAAATAGCCTCATTTAAAATACAGTTCGTTTCACCCGAAGTTAAATCGTAAAACCCTTCTAAAAACATATTTTGGGGTCTCTTTAAAACTGTTAAACCATTTGATACAAACTCTGTTTGGCAATAGTTATACGTTTCATATCCACCTCTGTTATTATACCCTACCAAAGTCAATTGATGACTCAATTGGCACCCATTAGCATCGGTAATAAGAACACTATATGTTCCGGCTGAAAGATTAGTTAAATTCAAACCTGTTTGACCATTAACATTATCACTCCATTGTATATTATAAGGTGCAGGCCCTTCGGTTATATAAACCTGAATTGTTCCATCGTTACCAAAATTTAGATTGGTTCCTGCCATAGAAAAATCAATGCTATCAGCTGCGGTTACCGTTACATTTTGTACTTGTGAACATAGTAAAGCGTCAGTTACTGTTAATTGGTAACTACCTGAAAATAAATTGTTAAATGTGACTACGGTCTGTGATGTATTACTAATTGTAGGTTGCCCTGTTAATTGATAACTTAAAGGTAAGGTAAACCCTGAAGATACTCTTGCAGATATACTACCATTACTACCATTACAGGTTGTTCCTGTGGAGGAAGTCGTTACGGTATATTTTTCAATATTATTAATTGTATACGTATTTGTGAAAGTACACGGACCATTTGAAATTGTTAGTGTATATGTGCCGGCGGATAGTCCTTGAAACTGATTTGAGTTCCCGTTTACTGTTTGCTGTATCGAATTACCCGATGGATAAGTAAGAGTATACGTAAATGGGGGGTTTCCTCCAATTAGTGTTATGGGGCTCAATGCTCCTGAAGAATTGTTACAAGTTGAGTTAACAACTCCAATGTTTCCTATAGTAAATCCATTTGGGGTTACAAGTGTTTGTGAAATACTAGTAGAACATAAGGCTGCGTCAGTGATTGTAATGGAATAGTTACCAGATGGTATTCCAGTTAAACTAAATGTTTCGCTAAAAGTAATTAAACTTTGTCCATTACTACCAAGATAATAATATGGAGTTGTTCCTCCTGTAACTACTATGGTTATTTGACCATCATTACCCGAACAAGACGGTGGGATAGTAATCAATTCAGCAACCCCTATCGCCCTTACCATACCTACTGTAACATTTTTTGATTTCCTACATCCTGTCGCATCAACTACTGTGACAGAATAATTACCATTTGATAAACCTGTTATCGAAGGTTCAATACTTCCAGTATTCCATTGATACGTGTATGGTTCGGTTCCCGTTAGGCCGGTTACGAATACTTTACCGGTGTTAGTTGTACATGGTGAATCGTTTACTATGTAAAAACCGTAATCAAACGGAGTTGAGGGTTTAATTATACAACTTTCAGACCTACCTGTACATCCCCCTCCGTCATTTACCACCACATAATAAGTACCTCCTGACAAATCTCTGAAAACAAAATCATCTAAAGAAGAAACTCCTGAAGTAACATAACCTCTTGTGTTTTCATATAAAAAATATTGGGTTAATTGTAAGTTATTATCAGTTCTTGCGGTAATCGACCCGTTTGGTGCATCACAAGTTGTATTTGCATGGTCCAATAAAGAAACACATACTCCATCAGATATTATTACGTTAACTATTTGTCTAGTGGGTGGGACACAACTATCTGTGATTTGTAATGAATACGTGTTTGGTGTTAGATTACTTATAGTTAACTCACTTACCCCATCCCCAAAAGGGATTGGTAATGGGTCGTCAAATGGTGAAAAAAATTGGTAAAAAAACGGAGCCCTACCTTGTACCTGAAGATTGAACGCCCCAAGACCTTGGTTAGTACAATCGCCAGTCACTGATAATCTATATGTTAAACTACATATCGCCATTAATTACAACTTATTGTAAATTCTATACCTACATTTATTTCTAACAAAATACCACTACTGTTCAATGAACATATATTATTAATCACTACAACTTCATCAGTATCTGTTAAATAGTAACTATAACCATAATTAGATAAAGACATTAGGGCTTCATTTATACCGTTATACCAATCCGAATTAGAAGGATAACTCAATCCATCTAAATTATAACCAACTCCATTAAAAAATGGGTACTGCGTTAACTGAATCCCCTGTAATCTGATGTCAACATACCAAATAGAATTTATACTATCCGAAACACATTGATTTAAACTCAATCCATTATTGGTTAAATACTTATTTACAATGTTACCTAATATAGCGGCAAAACTTTGTATTTGACTTGAGTTCGGATTCCATGGATATAGGGAACAAGTCGCTGTTTGAACGGGACAATTATCTGTGAATATATTATCCGTAACGGTACAGGGTTTGCAGGGTATTGCAACAATCTGGCAACCAGCCTGTCTTCTCCAAACATATTTTTGTCTGTGAAAAATTGAATTTTCATATTTGATACCTGTATTCCATAAAGTTGTTGCGGGTATCATCTGTTCAACTAGTCTAATCCAATAATCCCCCATATCCTGAACATACTCCATCATACTTTGGTAATTGAAGTTGTTATTTTCAATTCCCACATTTTTTTGTGATTCTAGGTATCTCCAATATATTGATTCTAAAGTCGGGTATGCTCCAAAATATTGTCTGTTTCTAACATTGATTGTGTTCTGCCAAAATGTTTGAGCAAATTCAAAAAATGTTTTCTGTCTTGGTTGTGGATTAATTACCGTCCAATCGACCCCATCTCTACTCGGATACATAGTATAAGGGTCAGGATTACACCTTGTAGGTTGTACCCACCCAAGTCCTTGGTTTGCAATAGGATAATTATATTGTCTTGACATATACCACACATCATATAACAATCCTTGTCCAGGATTCATGAATAGGTCTATGTTCTTGGCATTTAATACTAACTTTTCATTATCAACATAATAACGAGCGTTAAAGTTACCATCTAAATTTTCTCTGAGTCCAGTTTCAGCATCAGTCCAACTCTTATTGTTATCGGGTATTTGAGTCAATTTGAAACCCATGCTCATATACGGGAAATTTCTATATCTATCTAAATAAATTTGTCCATATGTATATGGGATTAAGCTCGTCTGATAGTCAGGATTTGCCCCTGTGAATACGCTTGTTGTTAAATTAGGTTGAGCCGGAGACCTATGTTTTGGCGTCGATTCAAACCAACCACTACCAATCTGAAAGAAGTAATTTTCTGTGTCATTAGGAGCAATCGGATATCCTTGTTCGTCAATCGGATAAGCACCTATCCCTATATTAACATCATCAATAATAAAATTGGTGGTAAACCCTGTATATTTAACCCCGAATATTGAGAACACATCTGTCGGGTCTAAAACCGCGACCTGTTCCAAATAAGTACCACCCGATATAAGAGCAAACTTTTTATCAAATTGACTTAATTTAATCTTTTGGTCCGCAACATAAACATATTCATTAAAATCAACAAGAGCATCGGGAGCCCCAATCAATCTCATCAATACCTCAATTGATTTACGAGTACCCTTTGATTTGAATAGAAAAGCCGCGTTTAGACATAAATTTCTATAATATTGATAATTTAACTCATCGGGTGTTTGTTGTATTGAGACTCCCGCAAAGCTAGATTTATCATTGTTTTTTTGTCCGAAAACCGAACTTAAAAAGTCTGAATTAGTTATTGGTGATATGTCAGTGTTAAACCCTAAAGTTTGAGCTAAATTCTTTAAAAGTTGTGAAGGTATATCATTTCCGGTGTTATAATTTACGGAATTCATAAACCCTAAAGCGGTTATGTACTTTTTAGTATCATCGAAACTTCTACCAAAAATTTGTAATATTTTTTCAACTTTTTGTCCTTGTGTATCAAAGTCTTTAAATGCCCCTGTCACTAAAAATCTACTTACCAAGTTGGTCAAGTATCCATCAAAATTCTCACTAGCTTCACCTATCTTTTCAATATAGTTTGTAAAATTAGGCGTTCTGATATCCAAATTCCATCTTCCATCTAAAGGCCAACTTATATTTTGTGTTGCAACATAAAATCTTCCATCATCAGCCTCAAGTGGTATCTTAAATGCAGCAGTATAAATCGGAGTAAGATTTCTGTTTAATAGAAAATTTTCAACCTCGTCTAAATCTTCGTTGAATACTTTTGAGACTTGTTGGTCGTTCGGTCTTATTATAAGAGTATCACTAACATCAGTAACCCCACTGAACGGTCTTCCCTCAACATATATTTTTAATACCCCTGTTGATAAACTATCTGTAGGAATAATTCTTTTGATGTTGTATCCAACACCATTAACATACAATGAATAATTAATATATTCAACCGTCATGTTCCTGAGTGGTGATACCTGAACTTCCTTTAACTGTAAATTACGTGTTGCGTTTACTGTAAAATCAACACCAAATGGGTTAGCCATTTTAGCAACGGATATCTCCATACTACTTTGGTCATCGATTGGGTAATATACAATATTGTAAGCCGTCGCACCCTTGGTGTAGTCCATACCAAGTTTATTAACTTCAATACCCGCGGGGAACTTACTAATAACCGTTGTTATAGATGCCGACATCCTTTTAGACATCGAACCATACTGAACAAAATTTGTAATTTGAGATAAATCAAAATTAGGATAAACCTTAAAGTTATTCTCAAATATTAACTTTGATTGATTTACTGACCCGATACCAAGTGAGTCCAAACTAACTGGGTCTGAAAATGTACCGGTATTAAATGTTCTATTAACTTTTTCTACGACCCCTGTTGAGAACTCGAAATTTGCTTGCGTTAACCCTCCTCCCGTGGTTAGTTGAAAACCTACGAGATTGTCAGAAAAACTACCCTGGCCTGAAGCCTGAGGGGGACAAGTAAATTTCTTTATCGCCATTAAGATGTTATATTTGTGAAGTTTTTACTAAAATCAATATTATCTCCTCTGTCTTCCCTAACCTCAAACAATAACTCATTGAATTGGTCACGTACTTCATATAGGTTGTATTGTTTGTAAATGTTATTAGATGTGTCGTACATTGTGTAAATTCCATCATCAATAGATTTGGTCTGATTACCAAATAGAGCAATTGCAAGAGTAGAGAAGTCATGTTCTGCAATCTCCACATCCAAAGTTATTGGATTAAAGAATGTATTGGTTATTATAATATTTTGATTTGGTTGTCCAATATAAGGAATGGCGTTTGGCTTATTTGTTGGTGATGATGATGGTGTTAGGGTGCAAAAAATCAAATTTGTATTTGTATCTGTATAACGATATCTTATCGCCTTTTGTGATGTGTTTGTTAGGTTTTGAATAACAGGTTCACAAAAGAATGACGATGTAATAATTCTGAAAAAGTTAGGTATTTTGGTTCCATCTGAATTGAGATACTCAATTCTAAAACCGACCAATCCTTGGTCAACGAATTTATTTCTATACTCCGATGGTACAGAATTTAAATCAATAACTAACCCTCTCACGTTCGGTAATGCGGATAAAACACCACAATCCAAAATAGTTGTTCTAATTTGAGTGGGTCTTACAAAAATGGTATAAATTCCCAACTTATTAAATGTGTCGGCAGGTAAAGTTAGATTATATAACCCACCCAATATTTCTATGCCAGCGTTACCACCAGTATCATCATTACAAAAGTATGGTTTTAGAATTGCACCTGAATCTAATTTAGTTAATATAAAATTGTCAGTTTCGTCTCTAGATGGAGTATAATTCAAAATTATCTCAACATCCTCGGGACTAACGTCTGCCGGTCTTATTGTACCATATGTTCCTGTTGCCATATTATTTTATTTTTTAACCCTTATACATAAATATGAAAAGTTGGTTTTTATTATTGTGTTTTTATAGTAAAGTAGCTGTACCCATAGTTTCTTAAATCACCAAATGTTGCAATCTCACCTAATCTTTGTATTTGTTCAAGTGCGGTATTCTTACCTCTTTCGATAAATACGTTTGAAAGTATTTCGGGTTCGCTTACAACATTCATTAACGCTTCATCCTTTGTTATTGCAGAACAAACTAAAAAGTCAGTACATCCTGATGAATAAACACTGAATGTAGTTTTACCATCTGGGTAATCTCTATATTCTATATCGTTTATGGTATATGCGGTAAATGAATTGTTTGCGGCTACTCCCTTGAAAACCGCAACCGTTCCTGATGCCCCTGTTATTTTTTGGTCAATTCTATATTTTGTTGGTCCATAAAGTTCAACTAATGATAAGGAAGATGTGGTATACCCTGTTATCAAAAACGGAGTTGGTGTAAATTCACAACACGGATTATCTGTTTCACATTCCGCATCATATTGAATTATATAATTATATGATATAGGTGTTGCCGACCAATTACCACCAGCCGGTATGAAAAATGCTTCCCCATTTGGGTTGTCTGCAATAATATCAGTATATGGTGTAAAAACTTTCTTCTTTATAACATTGTATCCCCAAGGACTTAGACCTGACATGCTTATCTCAAACTCACCATCTGAAGCGTATGTGTGAACATATGGTGTAGGAGCCGTTGAATTAACAGTTTCTGTCGGTGTTCCGTCACCCCAATCAATTTGATAATTAGCAAATTTTAGATATCTCTTGAATTGTTTATCTGATGTATTGTAAAAAGAATAGACGTATGGGGCCGCCACAGATGATTGAAACAAAAAGTTCATCATGGTATCCTGTTGGGTAACCATACCGTCGAACACACTATAATATCCTACATCGACTGTGTTTTCGGTTAAGAAAATCGGTACCGTTATATTGAGAATTGAATTTCCATTATCCGCCGACACGATTTCGGTCATAGACGAATAAATGTATACGGTATTAGGTGTTTGTCCTGTCAGGGGTGGTGGTGGTTCATCGCAGCAAGGATTTTTATCTTTAGGGATATCATAATCCTGATAAAATATTTTTGGAAATATTTTATCACTGATAACCTCGGGTGATATTCTTATATTATAAATCCTATCTTGCATTATGATGGGTTAATATATTCATACCAATTTATGGGTGACCCTGTTCCTATTCTTGCACCGCTAGAATTATATATTTTATATGTGTAGTTATCGTAATCTAAAACGACTTTTCTATAAAAATATTTTTTAGTATCAAATGATGTTGGGTCGGGTAAAGTATTTGGTTTAACTGTCATCATTCTTACGAATACCCCCAATTTAGCATCGAAGAATTTGGCACTCATGTAGAAAGTGTCCAAGTTGAGAAACTTTTTATCTCTCATCCAATAAAAGAAAAAACCTTCTCTATTTTTAGTGTAATCTAATTTAAATTCAGGTCTCTCAACTAACACGGGTGGTAGATAAGGACTAATTGACACAGAATTTTCCTCACCAGTTTGTAATGGAAGAATTACAGTAAAATAAATTGTTTGATTAGCGTTATCGGGTGTATTATAAAAATCAAGTTTAAAAAATGACCTTTCAAATCCATTACTTATATAGTAGTTTTCTTCTGTGGTAAAACCTTCAGCTTGATAGTCGTCTACCCAATCAGAATTTAATTCGTCAAAAAAATAAAATTTGTAGTTTACACTAGTTTGTTGGTCGGACCCATATTCTTCGTGAGCAAATCTAAGGATATCAAAATCTTTTGCCAGTCCAATAACTTCAGCAATAGCGTTTTTTTCCCATATTTCAATACTATCACTCTGACCAACGCTATCAAATTTCAATTCAACAGGAAGTTGGATTGACTTTGTTCCGATTGGTATTGTAAAAAGATATTTGTTATTCGCACCCATCTATTACCATTAATTGAGTTATATTATACTCCTTATAATTAGTACCTTCAGGTATAATTCTAAAAGTTATATTTCGATATATATGGTGTCTTCCATTCATGAAAGGCCAATTTGTTCCTATACCAGTGCTATCTATGTATCCATATTCGTATAAATCTCTCCAAACAAATACATTCCTATTCTCTGAAAAATATGCGTAATCAGGTACTCCAACGGTATTTTTCACATCACCCTCCTCCAAATAATCAGAGTAGTCTCGTAGTGTTACACCAAAGTGAGGTTGATAATAATACCCAAATGGATTATTTGGTGGTCCATATGATGTATTAAAAGTATCACTGTTAAATCTTATTTTATGGTAGTAAGTAGCAATCTCATATTCCTTTTGTTCATAATCATTCCATTCACAAAAATCTCCGTCTAATGTATCTCCAACATTTGGGGTGTTTGTATAGGTAAAGGTAAATGGTGACCCCAATGGACTTGTTCCCAAAGGTGGTGGAACAGTATACGAACTGGTTGCAATATCAATATCTGAAAATCCATTACTATCAGTCCACCATGTTGTAGGAGTTTTTAATATTGGGTCAGGTTGTAAATTAAATTCCCAACCCTGTTTTAAACTTTTAGTGTAACCAAAATAACCTCTCCATACGGTCGTGTAATATAATTTAGTAACTGGTCTTCCTTGATTATCTACCAAATTATTTAAATCAACATCACTATTAAATGACAACGTATAAGTTTGGGAACCTTCCTTGGTTGATATTCTCTCGTATTGATTAGGGGTATATGGTTCTCTTTCTAATTTAGCACTAGTTTTAAATATGTTTTGTTCATATCCGCAATTAACTAAAGCCGACGCCTTGGGTGGGGTAAGAACTTTATGTCTTCTTACATAATATTCAGAAGTAGTTTCATTTTGATTATCTCTCAAAACAACTCTTTTGAATGTTGATTTTAATCCGCTGGATATTGAAGTAAATCCAGGGTCTTGAAGATTAATGACGTATTCATCACTACCGACTGTACCGTTACCTATCGAATACACTTGAAATAAATCAATTCCTCCTAAATTGAATGGTGATTTGAATTTAATAAATTCTCCTTGTGATACATTATGTTTTATGGGACACCATAACTGTATTGTTTTCAATCCATTTGTAGTAGTCAATTTAATTACAAATGGTATCCCGTCCGAAGCAATCCAACTCACACTTTGTTTACCTGATAATCCAGGAATTAAAAAAATTGCCGACATTGGTTGTGTTGTATCATTTTCATGAGGATAAGTCATACAAAAACTCCAATTATATCTCGCAACATCCTTTGGTCTAAAGATAAGATGTTGGTCTGGTGGTTGGGTGTAATATGGTTGATTAAAATCATTTCGAATAAAATCAAACTCATTATATTGTGGTAATCCAATCCATGTTACCGCAAGTCCCGCACAAGCGTCTTTGGCAGCTTGTTCAGAATTCAAATAATATAAATTGTTAATGAATGGTTTATAATATGAGTATCCTGAATATGCGTTTTGAAATATAACACTGTATTTAGCAACAGGTCTAAAAAATGTTGACTTCTGTCTTTCGTCATTAAAAACTTGTTCAAGACTTATGTTCGCACTTCTATCAAATTCAATTAATAACTTATTATTTTGAACCAATGGCACTTTCAATCCTGTGTCGGTATCCGGTGCCGATTTATATCTTAAAGAACCTAATATTATACGTGTGTCATTAATATTTCCCATCTTTAATATACATTTTTCTTTCTACCATCAATCCATTTAGTTGTAAATCTATCAAACGCCGATGAACCTTTTACTAAACCAAAATAGAAATAAAATGGTGCAGTATTATTAACTTTACCAACATTTCCTATATCTCTAGGACTAAAATAAGTTTCACTACCTACTGAAGGGTATGCAGCATCTGTTAAGTCATTATAAGTATTAGATATAAACCCTTTGAAATAAGATTCATTGTCTTGTTGGTTAGGGGTCATTGTTCTTGAGCCGAAAGGTGTTGAAGTACTTAGTCTGTCTATACTTTGATATTTTACGTGATTAAATTGTCCGGCAGATATTGGTAAAGTATCCCACTCATTTAATTGGTCACCAAAAATACTATCACCACTTGAGTTTGGTTTTACATGCCACAAATACATTGGTATCTCTTGTGAAAAGATTGGGTTCTCGTCAAAAGTACAAGGAAAGATGGGGTCACCGCCAGGTGAGACGATTGTTCTTTTTGGGGTAATCCAATCTCTTACCTGGCTATCCGCCGAGAAAAATACTCCAAATACACCTTTATCAGAATTCGCCCTACTAAAGAATATATCATTAGGGTCAGTGTATAAACCAGTGTCAAAAGCAATCACTCCTAATTGTGAATTAATTGCCAACATTTGAGCGTAGTCACCATCAACTTTAAGATTATCTCTACTAAAATATTTTTTAACGGGGTCATTATTTGCACCCGCCTTAGCCGATGTTTTTATTATATCTCGTATACTTGCGGATACTAATCTTTGAATTATGAATAAATTTAATAATTCGTCGACATCTTGAAAAGTTGTAGAGTCAAGTCTATCCACAACATACCCTTGAAATTCATCACTATATGATAATTCATCCATGTAATCATTTCTAGGTCCCAAATCCATCATTGTTGTTGGGTTACCCAAAATTCTTCTATTACCATCTAAATCTCGGCCTCTAATTGTTTTGTCACTAGTTCTACCGATATATCCAGTGGTTTCACTATAAGGTGTTACACGATAATAAAAATTATTATTCTGATAATCAAAGTAAGCCAAGTGAGTACAATAGCAAGAGTACGGCTGATTAGGTCCTATGGTTCCGTTTGTAATGTTTCCATTCGCATCATATGTTGGTATATCTTCACCAGGACTTGTATATCTTGTTTGTACTTGCAACGGATACGCAAATAACGTTCCGTTCACCCATTGATTTGTAAACATGTGACCCCAAACGTTTCTACAAGCGGCAAAACTAATTCTGAGTCTTAATAACCACTCATTCATAAGATACTTATCAGTCTTTCTTGATTTCCAAGGGTCGGTTATTAGCTTATAACATCCATAAGCCATTATTTTATCTCCATCACACCCATAACATTTTGATTCACTATCACCATTACAACAATTATTTGTAAAACATGGGTGTGTAACAGGCTGGACAAAAACTTCACCAGCACTATTAACATCGTAACATTCAAGAGGCACAACTCCATCACAACTAAAACTTCCAGCGATATTTGAAATTGGGGTATTTTCCGTATCTTGTTGGTTTTCAATATTATCTGCTTGATTAGACGATACCGGTGGTGGGACAATTGCCGGCACTTCACCATCTAAAGGAATGATTGATATGTCTAATTGGGGATTGTTAAACCCAATCATAGAAAGGGTTGTTGTAGGTAGTGCGTTAGTCGGAGGTAACGATACCTCGGGTTGTCCGGCATTTGTTGTGCCATTTGGGTTAGTGTCTTCAGGTGTGTCTGAAACAGGTAATCTGTCTGACCTCATAACAAATTTTCTACCACTACCTCCAGGTTGTAAGTCAATATAAACACCCAATGACGGAGATGAAAATCTAGCCCCATAATAATAATGTTGTAACATTCTACATCCTATATCATCAGGGGGTGGAGAAAGGAATGCATTTGAGTAGTCAAACGTCATTGGGTTAGTTGATTCCGGTATATATAATAAAGAACCTCCCTCAACAATTTCTCCCTTAAAATACCCTCTATTTCTTCCGTTTACAAAAGTATTAAACTCATTATCATTGTCCCCGCTAGCAACTGATGTATCATATGTTGCAAAATCGGGTTTATTATCCCCATAATTAGATGTTATATCAAACCATGACTCTTTATTATAGTTGTTTAAATCATCAATCTTTATTATATCTTGATTACTCGTAGCATCACTAAAATTACTAACAGTAACATCATTATAAGCATCTAAATCAGCACCAGCCGGATTAGTAGAATCTAATGCAGAATAATATAATGGTTTTAGACTATTGAAGGGTGTAAATTGCACAGGGTCAGGAGTAAATCCAAACGTATCATAAAATAAATCATTACCGCTATAGGGGTCAGAATTATATGAATTAGTTAAATTATGTTTAACAGTTCTCATTGTGGGTTGTATCGGTATATTTTGGTACGCCATAAATTGTTCAGTTCTAGTCAAATTAAAGAACCCATCGTCAGTAAGCGTTTCCCCAAAAAGAGCACTTAGGTCGTATTTACACATAACTTTAGTAGAATGAGGGTCAACCCCTCTAACCATGAAAACAACCCTATAATCTGAATAATCGGGTAATACGTCCATGGGCCTCTTGATTTCAGTGGCCTGAGAAATGACATTTACATCCGCACATATTTCTGGCGGTGATGAAGGCGGCATAGAGCAAGGTGTTGATAAGTTTGGTGAAAAAAGACTATTTTCATATGTGTTAGTTACAAAATACATCCCCCCATTCAAAAATCTGTGAGCAAAACTATTAGGGCTCGTACCCTCACTCGCCGCTTGAATTAAAAAAGTCCCAACAGTTCCAGTGTATATTACTTGAAAATATTCATCGTCAAACCCAAATCTTTGAGCCCCTAAACTTTCTTCGGAGCCAAAAATTTCATAGTCAACTGTTTTTGCCGCTTGTTCAGGTCCTGTAGTTGGGTTAATTTTATGATTAGCATATGTAATAGTTTTATTAAAACTATACCCTTGTTGGGCGGCATCATCAGGATTTGAACCCGATACCCAACTTGGGTCGGTAACTCCTGTTATCCCTCTACTTCCAAATTGATTATAACCTGATATTGTTTGACTAGAATAGTATATTAAATTTGGGTCAGTAGAAGGTTGTGTTTTAGAAAACCTTATCAAGTCACCCTGTCCCACAACTTGAGGGTTCTCCCCTATTCCATCATCAGGAGGTAATGGAGGCATAACCATAGCAAATACATTATCAAAGTGAAATTTACCAGCATTAGCCGTGGCATTTACATTAAAAGATACTTTAATCCTATTTACACCACCTCCAGGATTTATAGTCGGGTCTGTTGGGTCCTCATCAAAAAACTTCGCTTTTGTGTTAAACAAATTCATTTTTTCTGAATAAGGAATGCTTTGGGTAAATGTGCGTTTTGTAGTACTTTCTGTCTCCCCATCACCATCAGAACAAGCAAAATTTGTGGGGTTATCTAATGTTATAATATTAAATAATTCCGGTATGGTAGTAGTCGTTCCTAGTTGATAGTTAGTTGATAAAGTTTGTGGTAGACTGTTAGTTGAGCCAGGTGGTATTGTTGATGGAGTTGCCAAATTACTAGATATTTGATTCGGACCATCACTTTGAGTACATTCACACAATTCACAATCAGGATAAGTCAATAAGGGTAAATTAATACCTTGGTTTTCACACTTATCATTCCATTCATTACATTTACCCGTCCATTTATTACATCTCCAATTACCAAAACCCCTAAGTACATTTGAACTACAAATCATTTGTTTTAATCCACAAATAAAGTCCTTTATTTTACAAATTGCCCAAGCAACTATATGGGCAATGAAGATTAATATTGTTAATATAGGTTTAGCAATAAGAGCCAATATTGACATCAAAAGATACAACAAATCAAACTGAAATTGGGCATCATTAGCCGGAAATGGACTATTCGTACTTTCACAAGTTTCATCCAAGATATCTCTAACAGATATAAATTTTTTAACACCCGAATTTGACCTGTATTCGGATATTAATTCAGAAACAGTATAAACTTTATTATACCTCATTTCATAAAATCTATCTATACAATCAACCGCTTCTTGAACCATTCTCTGTCCAATTGATGTTAGATTATTGGCAGAGTCAGTAAGACCATAATCTCTCCAATTTACGCTGAAAGCATATGAAGCTTTAACCATTTTGAATCTATTGTCATTGTAGTCAGTTGTTGGGTTAGGTGCGTTACATTTAATTTCTGTTGATGGATAGAAAGCATATGGGTCATTGTCTGGGTCAGGAGTTGATGTAATAGTGGTGGGTCCTCCTATGGTTACGACAGTCTGATAGTCATCCCATCCCCATTCCTTAATATTAGGAACTAAAAAAGAAGCTCTTTTAATCTTTCCTATTGTTGCAGGTTGAGCCCAGTCCACTTTGAATCTATACCTTGCTCTTGTGGGAACCCCCACTTTAGGGTCGTTAGAAAAGGTTCGTTCTCCAAATTCATTTGTATATACAAAATCCAAATTCATCGGCACATCTATCAACCATGCTCCATTATCATCAATAACTTGCCCACCATCTTCTAACTGATATTCTTCAAGCACAGGATAACCATCACTATCAACTCCTATTGTTTGTCTTATTGCCAAAATAATTCCAGGACCGGCAATTAATTGACACAAATTACCTAACTTTCTATTAACTTTACATTTTCTTTTGACCGCTCTTTTATCTTGGTTAGATATAATTGACCCCATAAAAATAGCCGCCGGTAACAACTGAATTCCCGCCTCTTTTGATAAATCAAAATCCGTTCTTGTAATACCTAATTCACAAATTTCAGGTTGTCCCCACAATGGATACACTTCAATTACTCTATTAAAACTTAAAAGTTGTGGTAAGGTATCTAAAGTATTTGATGAATTGAATCTAACCCCTGATATTTGATTTTCTGTCGCAATCCCCAATCTTATTAAATCTTGTGGTGACAAAGAAAATTCTCCAATGTCTGATAAATCAATATCAACGTGAATAGTCTGACTTCCAAGTGGCACACCAAACAACATAAAGTCACCACTATCATTTGTTTTAGCCGTGAATTTATAATACTTATCATAAACTTCTATAAGAGTAGGATTTGTAAGTACGTCGTTTCTTGATGGGAATGTACCTGTTGGTGTGTGACCTCCGTGAGACTTTGTATATGGTAATAAATTATATCGATACCCATCGTCATTAACATCATCCAATGTTTTGTATGGATATAGTTCAGATATTACAGGATTTTCTTCGTCTTCTGTGGTTAGTGGGATAAATACAGATACTTTACAGTTAGGTAACCCCAATCCATTATTTGCGGTTATTCTACCAATAACAACACCATAATCAGCACAAACTCGATTATAAATGTCACTTTGTAATATCTTGAGTGATAATATTTCTAAGGATTCAAAGTCTTGTTCTAACTGTACCTTTATTGATTTGTCTTTTCCGACTTCCGTCCTAATCCTATATGATTTTGGCATTACTACTCTATTTTTTAATAAATAGTTTATTGTCTATTTTCAAAAGATAGAGGAGATACTAATAAAATAAATTATCAAGAAAAATTGACTGACTTAAAGTTCTTTACTCTAACTGTTATGTCCTTACCGGGAAATCTAATTTGGTAAGTTTGGTTTGGTTCCGCAAATAAAGTATCGTCAATTAATTCAATTTGTCTTGTTTCAGGGTCAGAGTATCTTTGTGAAGTTTGAGATGAGGAATATTGACCTCCAACCAAATTATAGAATGTAATATTCGCTAATGTAATAACCCCATTTTCATTCTGAATTTGTCTTCTCAATTCTGAAACATAAACATTCTCACCCATCTGTCTGTTCAATGGACTAAAGAAGTTTGTTACAATATTAATCACTTGAGATATTAAAGCTCCTTGATTTTGACTACTATCTAATACAACTTCAATTATTATTGAAAGGTCAACCACATTTGCCGACATAACTGATATGTAATCATTCAACATTCTGTAATTAGACAAATAATTAGCAACATTATTTTTCAAAGTATTTGAGATGACCTCGGTTAGATTACCTGTCTCATCGTAAGCCAACATTTGAATTTTAATTTTATTATTTTCTTCGGTAATCGCCACTTTAGCCGGTGCCCCGAATTGTGACGGCATTGTTCTTATGATTGAATCATAGTCATTTACAGTCACTGCTCTGTTTTGAGCAGCAAAATTAAATCCTACTAAATTTCTAACCTCTTCAACCGTTGGTATATTCGCACCACCTATGGCCGCCGTCACATTGTTACATTTTAATGAATTAACAACACTCGTATTAACTGAAGAAGATGGACCATTTACGTAAAAAGAAACCGTTCCTATTTGTGTTATTACATTAACACCGACATTACTACTTAATCCCCCTCCAATTCTATACTGAACGAACAATGTTGTATTTGACTTTAACGTACTACCCAAAGCAAAGTTGTTTGAATATTTATACAAATCCAACTTCATCCCGTTTCTCGCAAATTCTCTTAATTGTTCATCAGCAGATTGACTTCCTCCTCCAAAGGTCATTTTCATATAACCTTCAGGTGTAAATTCGGTAATAAACTTATTAGAAGTTGTGATATATTTTCCTACTTTAATACCAGGTGAGTCGGCGGTTTTAGTTGGGTCTTCAACAAAAACTCTATCTTGAGCAAGTGCTTGTACTTCATACCATCTATTATCTAAACCTAAAAATTCTTGGGTAGATGGTACACTTGCATACTGTGTTCCATCTTTTAATAAAACACTTGTAACTCCTAACACATTTTTTTCAGGTAAAAAAACTTCATAAAAAGGTTTCACATCATTTGGTGTAATAACCTTCTTAAATACTTTTGTAATACCGTTAACAACTGTCTCTCTTTTAGTGATTGTATAATTAATAAGGATATTATTTGAATCAAAATTTGGTATTACCAACCTGTTTGATGCACCTTCAGCATTAACCGCTGAAGAAAAATCAATGTCATATACAGTTTCAAAAACTTGTCCGGCGCCATTAACTTGTGACCCTCTTCTTAATATACCGCAATATCTCAAATCTTCTTTATCTCCGAATGCCGGTACCGTAATTGATAAATCAACTAACGCAACTGATGGTCTTTGTCCTGGTACCTTTAAACCGTAAGTTCTGGCAATATTATATATTGATGACCTCTGTTGAGCGTATTGTAATACTGTTTCTTGAATACTTCTATCTATGTTGAAGTGGAGGTTGTCGGTTACCGCAGCGTTCAAATCCAACAATACCGAAAACACGGCAGCGTCATTAACATTGTCAATGAGGTCGGGGTAATACGTTCTTGTAAAATTAATAAGTTCGGTCCTTATTGCTTCAAAATCCCTGGTGGTATATGATATTTTCTTATTTGCCATGTACTATTAAATATTAATTATAACAAAATCACTACTATTAAAAACACTATCTGTAATTGTGTAGTCAATTCTTACAACCGCGGTATGCTCCATTTGACCAATACCCGGTACTCTATAAACTTTCTGCCCATCATCATTTACGTATTCACCCTTTCCTTCTTCACCTTCAGACGCCGCTTTAACAGAAATTTGAGTGATTGTTAGATTAGGTAAATATTCTTGTACCGACTCACGGATTTCCGCCTCTATTTCAGAAAAAGTTGGTCCATCTAATGGCTCAAAAATAAATTCATATAATCTTGTTCCAAAATCAGGTAAAAAATATCTAGTACCTTTTCTTGTTAAAAGAAGGTGAATTAAATCAGTTCTAATTTCCTCATCTGCGGTTTGAGTTAAAAACAGATACTTACCAGTCTGCGAATCCGCAAAAGGAAAATTTATACCGTATGTATTACCTAAAGCCATTTAATATAAATACTAGTCCGTTTGTTTTATATTATAGTAGTAACTATCACCATCTTCCGCAACCCACCTATCTGATAAAGTTTCAACAGAAGGTAATTCGGTATCAACTTTTATTTTTTTTGGTTCTATCGGAAACTTATTTGTTACCCAATTTGAGTCTCTCCAATAAATTCTATTATTTGGTTGGCATAATAAGTAACCGTCATCGGCAATAAGTATGTGCCCACACTTATAATCCGAAGGTTCGTCCGAATATGGATTTCTATACCAATCAACCGTCATTAAATAAGTTGCCCAAATTTTTGACCCATCCCTTAAAACAACTTCACAGCGTTTTTCATATAAATATTCATACGTGGTTACCGTTACATTCTCTGAAAAACAATCCCATAATTGTTTAAAATGAAAAGGTATGTCATTGGTGGGTTCTTTTAAGAATATTTCAGAGATTGGTACTCGTGACCTCATCATACCATAATCGGTCATTACGTGAAATGTTAAAATTTTACCGGCAATTGATTGTATCGCGAAAGCATAGGCTTTATGAAACTTATTATCATCTTCAGGATTTTTAGTAAAGTGAGAAACCCTCACTAAACATTTAAACAACTCTATGTTCTCATTATAAACTGCCATAACTATAAATATCTAAAATAAAAAATCCCGATTTCTCGGGATTTTGTACTATGATGAACATCCGAAACATTCGAAATCGGAGTTCGCTGGTTTTGGTGGTAAATTCATACTACTATAATCAACCTTTGGTGGTTCAGGTGTTACATTTGGTTTTGTTGTTTTTGATATATCAACTGCCAAGTGTTTAGCCCCTGTTGAAATCGCCTTTGTTCTAACATAGTAACAAAGTGTTTTCAATCCCCTTTCCCAACTATAAAAATGTGATGATGAAATCTTTGACAAAGATGGATTTCCCATGTAGATATTCATTGACTGTGATTGGTCAATAAATGGTCCTCTGTCTGATGCCATCTCAATCAATTCTTTTTGAGATATTTCCCAAATTGTTTTATACTTTGGGATTAAGTGTTCAATTCTTTTAACTTTTTTGTTGTATTGTCTGTCTTCGGGGTCAAGGTAATTATTGAAGTTAATACCTTGAATGGACCCTTCGTTTAAAATTATCTCATTCTTTAGGTCTTCACACCAAATACCCAACTTTTCAAAGTCGTTAATCAAATACTTATTAACAATCATGATTTCTCCCCCAACAACTCGTCTGTTAAAAATAGCCGAGTGAGCCGGTTCTGTCATTTCATACGACCCTGTAATTTTTGCCGATGACGCCACAGGCATTTGAGCCGTGAATAGAGAGTTACAAACTCCATAATCTTTAACTTCTTCTTTTAATGAATTCCAGTTCCACCTTCCTGAAAGTTCAGACTCAGTTAATCCCCACATATCGAATTGAAATACTCCTTTTGACATTGGTGAGTCGTTGAAATAATTGTAGGGTTTGTATTCTCCTGACTTACAGAGAGAGCAACTTTCAGTTACCGACGCAAAATAAATTGTTTCAAAAATTTCTTTATTAAGCTTACGAGCTTCTTCTGACGTAAAAATATAATCCATCAAATAGAATACGTCGGCAAGTCCTTGAGTACCTATAGCAATTGCTCTCTGTTCTAAACCGCCCTTACGTCCTTTTTCTGTTGAGTAGCTATTAATATCAACAACTTTGTTTAGAGCTCTTACTACTTTGCGAGTTTCTTCATATAAAAGTTGGTGATTGAATTCTCCATCTTTAACAAAGTTCTTCAATACCATTGAAGACAATGTACAAATTGCTGTTGTATTTTCATCAGTATATTGGTAAATCTCATTACAAAGGTTTGATTGTTTAATAACACCAATGTTTTGGTGATTGGTCTTTTTGTTGGCGTTATCTTTAGAACACAGATATGGTACTCCAGTTTCAATTTGAGATTCAATAATTTTTGACCAAACTTCTTGGGCTTTAACTTTTTTACCAAGGCCCATATTAACCGCCTTATTATAATTTTCATCATATTCTGTTCCAAAACATTCTTGTAGTGGCTTTAATCCTGACTTTGTGATGTCATTAGGACAGAACAAATACCAATCATCATTCTCTTTAACAGCTTTCATGAAGTTATCAGGTAACCAAAGAGCCGTGAATAAATCTCGAGCCCTCAATTCTTCAGCACCGGTATTCTTTTTAATATCTAAAAGGTCAAAAATGTCTTTATGCCAAGGCTCAAGATAAATTGCCGCGGAGCCAGGACGACGACCTTGTTGATTGAAGAAGCGAAGTGATTCATTAACAATCTTTAGATACTTCAGAAGTCCTCCTGCGTATCCACCTGATGATGAAATACGACTTTCCTTACTACGAATGTTTGACATTGAAAGTCCGATACCAGCGGCGTCAGATGAATAAGTTGAGATATCTCTCATTGTATTCAAAAGACCTTCTCTTGAGTCAGAATCGTTATAATGAAGAACACAAGAGGCAAGTTGTGGTACTTTTGTACCGGCGTTAATCATAATAGGAGTTGCCGGTGATATAAGTTGGCTTGACAAGGACTTGTAATATTCCACCGCCTGTTCAAATGACTTTGTCACCCAAAGAGCCACACGCATATACATATGTTGTGGTCTTTCAACAGTTTCACCACTTGGTAACTTTAACAGATACATTTCTTGTAGTGACCTCCAAGCGAAGTAGTCAAAGTTATAATCATTATCGTGATTGATAACCTCATCAATGTTACTTGGTCCGTATAATTCAATGGTTTCCATCAACTTATCATTAATAATACCATCAACGTGTAATGTATGCATTGTATTTGAGAAACTTGGGCTAGTTTCTTTATGATAAGCAGAAATTGCCACCGATGAAGCAAGACGAGAATAATCATGGTGACTACCAGTATAAGCAGCTGCTATTTCATAGACCAATTTGTCCAATTCTTTTGTGGTAATCTCGCCTTCAGTTGGTACTGAAGTGATTACCTTAATAAAAATCTCATCAGAATTAACATTCAAACCTTTAGCAGCTCGCTTAATTCTATTGTAAATTTTCTGTGGGTTAAACGACGCATCGTCTCCACTACGTTTCTTAATTTTTAGTGACATCATAGTTTATAAAAATAACAAATTAAAAGTCGTCGGTAAAGGACAAAGTTTCATTCAACTTTGCTTTTTGATATTCAACAGTTCTAGATTCAAAGAAATTACCCTTTGTTTCTACTGCAATCTGCTCCATAAATTTAAATGGTTGTTCAACATTAAAATGTTTCTTACAACCAAACTTAACGAGTAGTCCATCAACTACAAATTCAAGGTATTGCTTCATTAGATTTGAATTCATACCAATAAGTGAAACTGGTAATGATTCTGTAATAAATTCTTTTTCAATCTCCAAAGCTGACAATAGAATTTCTTTAATTCTTTTTTCACTTGGTTTGTTTTCTACGTGATTGTTTAACAAATGAATTGCGAAGTCACAATGTAGATTTTCATCTTTAAAGATAAGTGAGTTTGCGTTACACAAACCCTGCATCAGTCCTCTTGATTTCAACCAAAATATTGAGCAAAACGACCCCGAAAAGAATATACCTTCAACCGCCGCAAAGGCAACTAACCTTTCCTGAAAGGATGCATTTGTAATCCATTCCAAAGCCCATTTTGCTTTCTTTTGTACCGCAGGTAATCTGTCAATAGCATGAAAACACTCGTCTTTCTCTTTTGGATTTGAAACATAGGTGTCAATCAAAAGTGAATACATCAAACTGTGGATATTTTCCATAGCTAATTGAATCCCGTAGAAAAATTTTGCTTCGGGATACTGAACTTCACGATAGAAGTTCTCCGCTAAGTTTTCATTAACAATACCGTCAGATGCCGCAAAGAATGATAAAACATTCTTAACGAAGTATTGTTCATTTTCGGATAGATTTTGCCAGTCTCTGATGTCACCTGACAAATCTACCTCTTCAGCCGTCCAAAATGCGGCTTGGTGCATTTTATAAAACTCCCAAATATCGTTATGCTCGATAGGAAATATTACAAACCTATTTGGGTTTTCTACTAAAATCTTCTCCATATTAATTAATTATTTTGTTGTTCTCTTTGTTTTCTTTTTTCAAGCAAATCTTTAATTCGCTGCCTGTTGTTTTCTTCTTTCTGTTCTTCAAGTCCCAAGAATGTTACTGAACTTTCAGTGTCAATCTCTAACATACCATTATCGAACTTACAGTTTTCGAACACAATACCATCGTCACCAATTCTTGATTTAGTAATGGCAATAGTTGCAAGTTTCATCTCCTTTTGTTGTAAGGTTTTCGCCACCGATATAATAACGTGACCAACCTGTGCCTTCTTGATAGAACCTCCCATTTGGTCCGTGGTTACAACTTCAGAGGAGATAGAACTTCTATTACCTTGAGTAGCGGTCCATCCCACAAGATTTAATTCGTGACACATCGCCTCAAATCCTCTCATAACTGAACCTTCACTCTTCCATTCATCACCCAAATTCTTATCTGGTACAATACAATCGATATAATCCAAAACTACCATATCCAACTTTAAACCATCTGCAATCATCTTACGAAGTTGATTTTTGATTTGAAGCATTGTCAAAGTATCTGAAGGTAACTTTTTAAGTATAAGTTTATTTTCCATTTTACTTTGTACTTCACGAACCTTATCCATCACCTCGTCTTTCTTATTTGACAACTCATCAGGATGGACCTTTGTCCATAAAGTAATATGCTTACGTTGGATAATTTTTGGGTTATCCTCGAAAAATATTTGAAGTACGTTATATCCCAAGTTAAATGAATGGTTTGCTATTTTGGTTAAGAAAGTTGATTTACCAACTCCCGTGGGTGCTAATATAACTCCCAATTCTCCTTTGGCCAAACCTCCTTTCAACAATCTGTCGATACCCGGTATTCCCATAGGGATAGGGTGACGATAATCCTCATTTAACACATCATCGAGATTAGAGAACACATCAGCCATACCATCTTCTCTTTCACCAACTTGTAACGCTTCTCTGACCAACTCTTCAAGTTTGTCATAACTCTCAAATTCACCACCATCAATTACTTTTTGAGCTTTCGTAATCGCCTTTTGTAATTCTTGTTGTTTACAGAATTTGAGAGCCTTTTCTTGAACAAACTGTGAACCTTCGATTTGCACTTCCTTAATCTTGGTTATGGTATCCAAAACAATTTTAGATGCCAACTCTTGTTGTAACTCCGCCTTTGTTATTTGTTCTAACGTATCGAAAGTAGGTACGTGTTCGTACTTTGAGTGATACTCCCTAATCATTTGAATTATGATTTTGAAGTACTTGTTTTCGAAATACTGTTGTTCTATAACGTCAATGATGGACCTTCCAAAATCCTTATCTACGATAATTTGATTTAATAATTGAACCTGAAAAGAAGACCCTAAATAATCGAAATTTTTGTTTGACGCCATGAGAAATATATTGTTGTGTTAGATAAATATTAGTGTTTCAAAGTAATTCCGGCGTACTCGTAAGATAATTTTTTTGACGAAAAGATGTCAGTTAAAGTTGAAAGTAGAGTTTTTATGTGTGGGCGGATATCCACGGTATATCTTATTTTAGGTGGGAAAACTTTGGCATCAATCTGATGCTGACAAATTGTCATGTCACCTTGTTTAATAAAGATGTTAAAGTGTTCGGGACCATCAGTATATGATGTGTCCAACACTGCCGGATTACTCTGAATTTCATAAGAGTGTTCAAGCATATAATCAATTGTTTTCATCTTCAATTGATGCATAAACATTCCTTTGAATTCGGCGAGATACTCAATTAACTCGGCTGAAAATTTAGCCGTGGGATTGTAATCTCTTACGTTAAAAAATCTTTGAACGATGATGTTATCATTTACCATCATCAAGAATTCCAATTTGGTTGAATCTTGTTCTTTCATAAAATTACTTTTTTGTTTTAAATTGCTTTTTTTCTTTTCTTGTTAGTTTCATAAACGGTTTAACGAAATTAACCCATGCTTCGTCATGTTTTGGGAGGAATTTAAAGAACCCATCTTCCATCATCATTCTAATGAGGTTTCTGTGTCCCCTTCCTTCGGGGTCTAAAGTTTCACGATAATAAAGTTCGACTAATTCCTTACCTTCTTCTGTGATTAACGGATTAGATAAATCAACGATTTTGTTGTTAATCTCAAAAAATTCATTTCCATAGATACCTGTTTTTGTTTTACCTGAAAGTAAGTTTTGTAACGCTTTGTTGTCTTTGTCCTCGGTCAATAAAACCTCGGCCCTTGTTAAAATATCGTTATAAGTAACCTCACGGTCAAGAATTTCAGGAAATAATTTCAATAAAGTTTTCTCCCCCAAATAATAGATACCATCAATATTATCTGATTTGTCACCAGATATTATTTTATATGTTTTTACATTATAGTGCGGAATTTCCGCATCTTGTAACTTAATATAGTCACCCTTTTTATATGTCAATCTCTTATTAGGTGAGTATAGGGAAACGTTATCAGATATTAACTGTGTGAGGTCCCTGTCACCCGAGAAAATGGTTATAACTTCATCGTTTGCGATTTGACAGTAATAGGCGATAAGGTCATCCGCCTCATTGTTATTAATATCAACCTGACGAACAAACATCTCCTCGAGATATTGTTTTACCCTATGTTTTTGTTCGTAAAATGAATCTTCTTTAAAGTCCTGACCAGGTTTTCTGTTCTCCTTGTATTGGGGGTAAATGATTTTACGAGCCAATGAGCTCCCTTCCCCATCCCAAAACACAACAACCTTATCGAAGTTTTCTTCCTCAATAAAACGTCGGGTGGTATTCAGAAAATGCCAAATACCCCCGACGTGTCTGTTTTCGTGAAAGAAATCTTTCACACCATGAAATCCTATCTTTAATAGATTGTTTCCGTCAATTAATAATGTTTTGGTCAACTTGTAGTTTATTAAGGTTCTACTTCTTCTTTCAAATCAAAATCCAAATCCGCCACACCCAAAATATCTTTCCAATATTCCGCATGGTCTTTTTTGTAACTTTCAATCGACGCTTTTTCTTCCGCCGGTTCTTTACCCGCCATAAAACCATGAGGTGTTACTATAATTTTACCATCCTCATACCCCAAACCATTGATGTGATTCTTGAGTACGGATATCTTGGTACGAACGGCAAATTTAACAGTTCTTTTATCTTTTGTGGCGGTAATCTTTGTTGTACCAGCACCTTTTTGATTTCCAAACAAGAATACCAAAGATGAGTTTAACCAAATCGCTTCACCACCTTTTGCCTTAATTTTTGGTTGACCAAATGGATTGTCGGGTAATTCAACCCAAGGTTGATTAACAATAACCAAAGTATTTTCAAACTTTGAGTCAGCTTTACGACTACCTGAAATACGTTGATTGATACCCATACCAATCTTATCGGCCAAGACAGAGGCGTTATGTTGCTTTCCACCTTTACCTTCAAAGGTCATCTTACAAGGTACAGAACCTACAGAATCCCAAAGGAAAAGAAGACTGTAATCAAGTTCACCTTTTTCTTGTGCGTCCAAAAGTGAATTGATGTATTCGGTAATCTGTTCAATATAGTCAAAGTTATTATTGAACAAATAGAATCCGTCCCAATCGATTTCACCTGTAGATTCATCAACAACTTCTTCACACTGAAATCCCATGATTCGAGCGTGTTCGAATGACCACTTCTGTTCTGTAATAATAAACACAGGAAGAATTCCTTTCTTTTGAGCATCAACTGCCGCCTTTACAAGAGCAGTTGTCTTACCCGTATCAGAGTGTCCAAGGAACATATTGATATGTCCCATAGCAGGGCCAGGAATTCCAACCGCATCCAAAAATTCAGGACCCAAGTCAAAATACCGTTGTGGTTTATATTTGGCCGAAGTCGAGAATTTAGACTTGATTGAGTCCAAACCCATTTCTTTTTTCTTAATTGCCATTTGGTTCGATTTTGATTAAAGCTTGAATTATTTCCAATTTGTCTTTCGCGTTGGCATATTTTTCCAACATTTTGTCCATTTCCTCCAAGTGTTGTGGGTGTTCCCCAATTCCAACAGGATTATTAAAATAAATCAAGAGTGTGGCTTCCGCCTCCGCAATTTCGGCCTCATATCTTTTCATGAGCGCCTTGTACATACTTTCCGCAATTTTCATAAAAAAAATTTAATAAATTAGAAAAAAGCGTGGGTACCGAAATACCCACGCCGATTATTTTATTAGAATGGCAAATCACCATCAGGTTCATCTTCTGACTGTGGGTCAGTGTATTTTGCCCCACCCATAGATGTTGTTTCTTCAACTGAATTGCCATAAACATATTTACCAGCATCCGAGTCCCAACGTGGAGTTTCGCCACGAGCGATAGCCTCCAAGTAATCAACTGGCTTTTTAGAATAAACGTCAGCCCAACTCAACTCATCTTTAACCCATGAGTCACCAATCGCCTTGTCTTCATGAACAGGACTTGGGTCATCATACATGATTGTTTGAATTACCGTATAAGTCGCGCCTTTTGGTGTTTTAGCTTTGGTCATTTCAAGAATGATGTCACGACCTTTATCAGGGTCAGTAATGTCACCTTTAGCTCTCCAAATCGGGATAATCTTATCAAGAATACCTTCGTTCTTGTAGTTGTGCTTGAAACGCCAGAATTTCACACCGTCTTGTTCGTTATCACGGTCAATAACTTTTACAATATAAAACTTACGTGGCTTATATTGTTTAGCAAGTTCTTTGTCCGCCTCTTTACCTGTTGACATGAGTTCTTCATAAACTTCGGTAAGTGGTGAACGTTCATTATCATTTTTTCCTGGGTCATAGATTTTATTCCACTTGCCATCAACTTGTACCTCATGATACCATACTTCTTTGAATGGTGAGCTTCCGTCTTTTGTAGGTAGAATACGAAGTCTTTTCTGACCTTGTTTTTCGCTGTCTTTAAGAATTGCTGCGAAATACTTTTTCATTCTTTCATCTTGAGACATTTTTGAGGAGTTAGATGAACCTCCTTGACTTGCTTTTTCATACTGTGCAAGTACAGCATCTAAAGAATTGTTTGTCGCCATAATATATAAATTTAAATTGTTTACTAAATATAAGTGTCAGCCGTAGTGTAGTCAAATGTAAAAGGGACCGAAGTCCCTTTTTATTATCTAATTTCTTTGAAGTCTTGTATATCATCCTCATTTTCATCATCAAAGTTTCTAAAACTTTTTTTGATTTCGTTTGGTGAAAATCCTTCAACCTCATCCGAAGTTAAAACATACTCATTCTTACCCGCTTTTTCAAGGTCTCCTTGTTTGTCCTCAAAAAATTCAGATAATTTTTGATTGAATGGTCCTGAATCTAAACTTCTTAACTCCAATTTTTCTTCAGGAGTTTTTGGTCTGTATTTTTCAACTTTGGCTTCAAGGTCATTCAACTTACTAACAATTGAATCCATATTACCAAGTTTTGATTCTAAATCTTCGAGGTGTTTAAATAAATTTTCGAAATACTCTTCTTGTTTTTTCTCAACATTTTGTTGTGATTGTACCAAGTCAGTTATTTCTAATTCTTCTCTTTTCTCCTTTTCATCACCAACCTTTTCAACATCAGGGTCAGTTGCAACATCTACAGGTTGTGGTTCAGCTCCCGCAGCTGGTGGTGATGGAGGTGGTGCAGCTCCTGCGTCAGGGGCAGGAGCTCCTGGTGGAGGAGGTAATGCGGCACCCGCATCAGGTGGGGGTGGTAACGCTGCTGCCGGGTCTTCGGGAACCGGTGGCACTTCTTGTTCAGTGATATATTGATTAATATTCTTATATCTCTGAATTTCTTCTAAAATTTTGTTATCTATGGACATTTTTTTAACCGTTTAATAGTTGTTTAACACCAGTCATTGTTTCGACTTGGATTTTTTTATTTTGTTTCATCGTGTTATCTACTCTTTCAATCAACCCATCTTTCATTCTCAAAGTATAACATTCTCCTGTATCCAAATCACAAACTTCTTTGTAACCATTACCTGTTTCTTTTTCGGTGATACGGGTATTCTTACCCAAGTATCTATCCAAAACTTCTTTCGTGTTCATAGTATTTTATTTATAAATATTATTCAATATAGAAAAATTATCCATTTGAGGAATTAAACAAGTTAATTGCGTTTTGCACCTCTGTTTCAATATTACTTAATAGTGCTGGGTCGTAAGAATTATATATATCCTCTCTTCCAGTTCCAGTATTGGTAGCCGCAAAATTTAAAATGTAAAATTTAGTAATTAATTTTGCATCAATTTGTTGAACTTGATACATTCTATCTTTCCATCTTTGAACCAAGTATTTGATGGAGTCATCCGCATTCGCAAATGATGCAAATGGCACGTTACTCGAAGAACAGAAAAATCTAGTCTCCATATAATTTTTATTCCAATTCTGTTGTAAATCCAATCCGATAAAGTTATTATTATTTGCCTGAAATCCTGTTTGTGTTCCTGATGCAATATAAGCCGCTGCAAACACACACATATTTAATTTATCTTTTTCTGAAATCGTAGTTGCCCCAACCAAAGATTTTACTTTCCCAACCATTTGATTTGTTGTAAGTGTCTGTTTAACCGCAGCTTTATAAGTAAATTCTACAAAATTAGTTGAAGCTGAGCAGGTTTGGTTAGCCGATGCAGTATTAGAAGGATTTGTATTAACAAAATCATTTAATTGTTTCTGTTGAGCTTTAACATTTTCGGCCTTTTTAGCCTCATTGTTTATCGCCTCCTTTTGTCTATTACTTTCAGCAATAACAGAATTTAAAAGATTTGTTTTTAATATCTGTAAGAAGTTATCTATTTTAGGTAAAGACGCGGTCGGTTGTCTTACCGCCTCCAATATGGTCTCGAAACTACCGGGATTTACAGTATGAGTAACCTTTGTAATCATATATGGACCACTAAACATTGGTACGTGCCTAAGATTGAAATACATTGTTGGTTGTATCATGGCATTGCCTAATAAACTTACGGTACACGTATAACTTCTGTTTTTATACAAATTATATAGGGATAGGTTTTGAGTTGCCACTGCCCTATTCCCTCCTTGGTTTGCCATCTGATTTAGGACTTGGAGAGCTTCTGCGGTACTCTGGCTATTACCTTGATTAATATTAAATCCATAAAATATTGATTGATTTTGAGGTCCGATATCTACACTAAAGCCAACCACCTTATTTGATTTATCCCAATCGGTTTTACCAATTTGATTTTCTGCTAATGGATTACTTGACGCTTTAGTGATTTCAAACGCATCATCTCTAAATCTAAAATCCACATTATCTTTTATATCAACAATCTCACTTGGTTTGCCACCATAAAAACACACCATTTTAGCACTAGAGTCTCGGTAGTCAACATTCAAAAATGTACCAAACAAATTATTAGCAAAATCTGAAGTACTATCCAATCTTGGTTTTGCGTTTTTCTGAGCTTCTTGAACATTATAAAAATTAACATATGATGGTATGTTCATTACCACAAAATTATTCTCAACAAGAATAGTGGTTATAAAACCCAACATATTGTTTGTTGGGTCAATGGTCATAAGTTGATTTCTTAATTTATAAATGTCACAAAGAACAACATCACCTATATTTCTACTAGCTCTATCTAATAATAGAATGTCTTCAAATAATGTTTTTTGTTTAAAGTCATTACCGGCAATCCATTTATCATTAATCGCTTTGAATGTTTCCCATAAATCAACTTTACTCTGTGGTCCCTCAAGAGCCGATTGATTAATAACCTCTGACTTTAAACTGATATCGGGTAGTTTTTTTCTAATTTTAGTAAAGAAACTATCTATTATTTTGTTTTGGAAGTCATCGGTATTTCTAACAAATTCTCCCAATGAGTTTGACAATGTTGTTTTACTCCATTTACCAACAGGGTCTGGTACTGCGGGAAATTGTGGTGCCGGACTTTTAATTATATTAATAACTTCCGGTGACTCTGCGAGATTACCATAGTACGCCTGTAACGCTTCATTGACAATTCCTTGGCTGTCAGGATTTGCTGATATGGATATTTTTTCTCCTATATATAGTGTCTCTTCATTCTGATTAACAAGTACCGCGAATTTTCTTGGTCCTTGTTTAAAAATTAAAACTTTTGACCCTCCAGATAATTCATAGGTTTCAATTAACGCCCCTTCGTATGGTTGAGTTGATGGTAAAGTTGGTGGTGTTGAATTTACTTGAAATTGAGCTAGTTTTTGTGAAGCGTAAATTTTTATAATTGGGTATAAATTTTTAACATTATTGTCAGTAAAAGCAACATTTAAATCAATAAAGAAATCCGTAATATATGACCCATTATCCGAATATGTTAGACTAGAAATATCTGACTTACCAACATAAGTTTCTAATGCTTTCCAAGCGTCAGGGTAATTTAATTTAGAATCACTGAGGGTAGTAGTTCCTCCGTCAACAGGTAATGCGTTTGGTGTTTTTTCTTTATAACTTTCCCAAGTAAAAGGGTCTTCTATTATTGAAGGTGTAAAAGAATAAAATAATTTTTTATTATAGTTAGATGGGTTACCGAATTTGAACGCAGCATCATATGTCAAGAACTTTGTAAGTGTATTTGCAATAACTGATGTCTGTTTATTTTGAACATCTGTTATCAATTGGTCCCCCGTTGTTCCGGTCAATTTAACGACAGTCATCATGTTTGTGAAAAGTGTCTGAAAGTTTTTGAGTGTCGATGTTAAACTCGATTCTAAATCTGTTTGTTGTGTTGCCGCGGTGTCCCCAGTCGTTCCAGTAGTTCCCGGATTACTTGCTTGGGCGTAACTATTAGTCATCGCCATCGGTTTTATCAAACCACTATCTACAAAATCATACTTACATACTGAAAAATTCAAGAACTCTTCTTCAAATTTATCTAAAATTTCTTTTTCAAATACTGAAAAAATTTCACTTATTTTGGTATAAATTGGTTTTGAATTTAATGTAAAATGATTTTGTTCTTCCTGATTTATAAAAATTGTTTTTAGATATTCTTCAGGTGATGGTTTTAATAAATTGTCTAAATCAAAATATCCATAATGAGGTGCCGCCCAAAACATTCTAACGGACCCATTAAACATAGATTTATTATTATTAACTTCTTTTTTAATTTTACCGTTTTCAAAACATTCCACTTTGGTTTGATTGAAGGTTGACCCTTGTGATGGTATAATAAATTGGTTTGTTCTATTTTTATCGTCAACTAAAACACTCCAAGTTATAATTCTTAAGTCTCTCTGTGGGTTCTCGTCATCAAAACCTTCCGCCAAATCTATGACAGAGTCTTGTGAATAGTTTATACTTAATCCTTTTAAAAATGAGTCCTGTATCGATTGGTCACTGTATGGTGTGTTAAACGCATTTACTACTGTAAAACTTATATTGGTCACATTTTGTGAAGTGCTTATTTGATAAGTGCCTGGTCCGCCAGGTATTCCATCTGTTTGTGACAATATTTGAGCCGAGTTTAATCCGTTTCCTTGTAAAATAAATCCAGTAGTTAATGAATTATGATTTACAGTTAGTACGGTTAATATGTTTCCAGCGGATGTGCAAGTACCTTTAATTTCAGTACTTGTGTCTATAATATTATATCCTTGATAGAATACGTTAAAATCATTAATAAGTTTAGGATAAAATCCAGTGTTAATTAATGAAGATGTTTCGGTACCAAATACCGTATCTTTTTGTAGTACAATGTCGAATGGAGAACCATTCAAAATTAATCCGTAATTCCTTGAGGGGTTAGAACCAAATGGGTCAAAACTGCGGGTTGAATCAAAGTTTTTCCAAGAACCGTCAAGTATGTCTATACCTTTATCGGTGTATTCTTTATATCTATGCCATATAGAACCTAACTTTAAAATCCAAGGATATGGTACTCTGTGGATTGCACCAAACTTTTTTAATGTAGCAAATATATAGTCAAGGGGTTTACTAAAAACACCTCCGTCAGTCGATGACTCAAATGTTTGATATTTCTCCCTTAATGTAGGTAAGGGCAATGAATTTAGAAAAAGATACGCGGGGACTTTATATGGATGTTTATCAAAATTTCTAAACTTTTCAACTCCTTCCGAAATTGAATTTATAAAGAATGGAGTGTTAAACATTGAGGTAGTTTGACTACTTGTTAACAGCCCATTATAACCTGAATAAGTAATATTACCTTCAGTAACAAGTTGTTTCTTGGGTGTTCTTCCTTCGTAAAAACTTTTTATATTTTCGTTAGTAATGTTGGGTACGTTATTGGTCTTATATATAAAGTTAGTTACTATTCTTTTTTCTTCGGGACTTGTCGCATCCAAAAAATTCGTTATGACTTTTTTAGTTTTATTGAATGTCAGTATTTTGTCGGTGGTAAACGCTTGTTTAGCGTCGGCCACATTTTTACCATTCGCCAACCCACTTTTAGACCAAGCGTTACTTATGAAAGGATATATATCAGTAACATCAAAAACATTTGAGAGCGATGCTTGAGCCAAATAATCAATAATATCTTGTTCTTTTTCTAAACTTACAAGCGGTTCTGATACTGGTGCAAGTAATGTATTCAAATCCATAAATTCAAACTCAGAATTTGATATTAAATTTCTTATATAATTTGTATTGTAAATTCCTCTCAAATAATTCTGCCAACTTTGTCCCGTTCCATCATTCGAAAATCCCCTGAGTGTGGATAAATAATTTTGAGAGTTGAACGCATAATTTTTTAACTTGTCAAGTAGGAACGGATTTGTATCCCCCAAACTTGTAACCATATTTGTTGCCTCAGCATCTGCCAACAAATCGATTATTTTATCTGATTCCGCAATAGAGTTAGAACATCTCGAAAGTTTTGAATAATATGTTACAAAATTTATTCTTTCATAAATTTCAAAGAAAAACTTAATCTCTTCTTTATTCGAAAAAACAATGTTGTTTATTGGGAATTCCATAGCATTGAACGAAATTCTCTTTGGTTCGGTTAGTTCATTAAAATTTGTGCTCGGGTTTTGTGGTGGTAAAGTTCTTTCTATGTATCCTTTTATAAATTCTTCTTCAAATTCTATTTCAGGCCAAACATCATATTGAAATCCTTGAGTTTGTTGTATAACATCGCTGTCTCCAGGGTATTTTATTTCATATTTTTCTTGTCCGTTTTCCCCTGCGGTTTCTACTAAAAACTGAGGCCATGGATAAACAGGATTTTCATTATTTAACCCCGGGTCCAAAGCGTCCTGTGACGCACTTTCAATTTGTTTATTAAAAATTGCATTTTTTCTTGCGGGAGCATCCCTTTGATTCCACGCCTCTCTGTGAACATCATCCATCAATCTTATGAAAGCTTCTCCACTTGCAAAAACAACCGCCAAAACATTCCTTATATTTGGGACAAACCCAATACCGTTATTTGAATTTTGTAATAAATTAGATAGAGCTTTAGTTAGGTCTTCTTCTATTTGAATTCTAAAAGCTTTTAATTTTTTTTGTATTTGGTCTATCTCACCAAAAAAAGTCGGGTCTAAAAAATTTGAAACATTATTAATAATTTCATTGGTGTTGTTATCAAATGCAAAATATTGATAGGTTATTTCAGGTTGTCCGTCTTTAACTGTTGTATCAGAAGCATTAAATAAATTTCTTTTCTGAAAGTCAGCCTTTAATTCGTTAATTTGTGTATCTCCTGTCGCAGGAACACCGTTTATTAACTTAAACGTTTCTTCAAAATTTATTTCATTTTCAGACGTGAATGTTCTTAAAAATGTTTTATCATAAGTTATTTTAACGGGTATTGATGCCGGTATGGTCTTATTATCTATAGTATAAGACCCTTTATCCCCAAGTGTGTTATTAGTCTTTAGTTTCTCATTATAACTAGATATCAAAGACTTTAACTCTGTAATCGCCGCTTGTTTTTTTTCAGCATCTAAATTACCTTTAAACGTATATATTTTGGTCTTGAATTGATTTGCCAATACGAATGGCGCTTTGGTATCCATATACTTGTTAAACCAAGACCCCGCTTTTTCTCCTTGAGCCGTATAAACATCCCTTATATATTCATTGATAGTCTTTTGATATAACTCTAGGTCATCCAAAGGCTTCATATTAACTTTAGTAAAGTTATCTAAAATGTTTTTTATAAAGTTCTCAAGTCTATATTGTAATTGTATTAAAGTTAATTCAGGAAAATCATCAGGAATTAATCCTTTAGATTTATATTCTGAATACATTTCTTTAATTTTTTCATACCCAATTTCCGCAAAACTTTGATTGACAGGAGTTGTCGCTCCTCCACCACTTGTCAATGCCGCAACCTGAACACTAGATTTATACATATGAGGGGTCGCTAACAACATACCCATCGATATTTCGGACAACATTGTATATTTGTAAGTGTAAAAAACTAATGATATTTCAAAATTACTTGTTCCAGCATCAAAACGAGAATTGAAGCTTTGTAACATTAATTCTAATTGAATTGCCTTACCGTAATAACCTTTGAGGGTTAAAAAGAATTTGGGGTATGGTAGATTAAAAAACGCGGCGTATGGAGAATTGTTTCCACCTTCAAATAATGCTCTGCCTTTAACATCAATAAGCTCTACTGTAATAATTGGTAAGAATGAAGTATCTAACTTTACAGTTATATTTCTTACCCCCAATAACCCATTATCAGTAGACCCTTGTTTTCCACCTGATGTTATTGTTTGTCTAATATAAAAATCGTCACTCTTATTTGGGTTTGAAATTGCCGTCTTTTTTGGTTGGTTAACACCTTCGCCTTTTACTGAATTTTCTCCTGTTATCTCGTCGGTATAAGAATTATCTAAAAATGTTTTACCACCAGGTTTCAAAAAATTTATCGAAGCGACCGATATAGTTTGTAGTGAATCATTGTTAGCAACTCCCAAAGCTAGTTTTGTTCTTGGGAGCATTTTACATTCCAAATTAACATAATAAACCAAGTCTTCTTGGTTCACAAATCTTTCTTTAACTTTACCTTGAGCGTCAACTACTTTATTTGGGTCAACTATGGTAATGTTGTTATAATCAAATTCCGTTAATATATTTTCGTTATTACCTACCATAGTAGAAGAAGTGATTGTCTAAAGCGTTTTTATAGTCTTGTAACGAAGCTACTAAAGGAAACGGAATAGTCAATATAGACCCGTCAGCAATATTCCATTCTTGACCTCCATAAATTGGGTTTGCTGCTAATATCAACCATCCGAAATATGGAGTACCATAATATTGTTGTGACATCTTATCTAATCTTGATTGACCTATCTTATATATAAATCTTTTATCTGTTGATTTACTCGGCAGATTTACATAAGGAACAACAGTTTGTTGTCCGTTAATTACAAAATTACTATACCTATTAAAATATTGTCTGCCGGCCATGTTACTTAAATTTAAATGGGTTTAGATACAAGTCTTTAATTTTCTCTCCATTTGTCTGAACATTCGCATCAGGTGTTGTATCATATGTGAACTTTCTTAATTTTCCTTTAACATATAATTTATTATCTAACCCATCTTCAAAATCTTTGTAATCTTTGGATTTTTTGAAGTTTTTCATGTACTTCTCATCATCCTTCAATTGTTTTTTGTACCTGTCAGCAACGTCGTCCACCACTCTATTAACCCTTCGGACAAATTGATTATCCTCATCAATCCCTTTAACCAAATCTTTCTGAAATGTTTGTAATTTAGCATCGTCGGTAAGAACTCTACTTATAATAATATAAAATAGTTTATCATTTTCTGTATTCGACGGGTCAAATTCATTACTCGATTCTGGAGTATCATAGTCACCGTCATAATAAGCGTTATTGGCGATTGCGTATGTTACAGATATTAATTCATTAAATTCTGGTAATACATCAATAAAGGATTGGAAGTCGGACCTTAATTCCACCAAAGTATCGGCAGGTGAATTTTCACTAGATGTTGATACTTCAGATGTTCCGACAGTATTATAAACTCTTGGAACATTTCCTGATAAAAGTTTTCCGTCTAACTTTTCTGAAACTAAACTAACTTTTCTAACTGTCTGATAAAAGTCTTGCTCAAAAATAGTGATTTCTTGTACTATAGTTGATATCGAATTAGAAAACTCAGCCTGAAACGCTTTGAGATAATTATTCAAATTATTTTTCAAGTTATCTATTTTAGTTGTTTCATTGTAAGCCGTTCCATGTTTGTCTATGAAATCGGAAATAATTGGGTTATCATCGTTAATTACATTTTCAATGTTTCTGTCAAACAACGATTGGACAGGTTCTTCGTAGTTTCCAGGATTACCATATATTATAACTTTTTCATCTTCATCCCCATTTTTTGTCGGTAATTCAGTACTTTCAGGATTACTTTCTCTTCTATCATTTAACATCATGAGCACACCATAGTTATTAACCAAGACAACTTTTTCAAGTTGATTAACGATAGTTGAAAAATAATCTTTAGTATTATCATAAAGTTTGTCCATAATATCCTTATATCCAATCTCACCTGTTTGTCCGCTAGCCGCTGGTATATTAGTTATTATTGTACCAATAGTTGTCCCACCATCATTAGGTTGTTGATTATCAACTTGATTTGGTGTTGCAGGCTGTTCTCCATCAATAATACCCTGTACCAAAGTTTTATCTAACGCTGAAGTATCTTCCGTGAATACTGCTCTATCGTCATAAACTTCAGTGTTACCATAGTAATTAAACGACAATGCGTTCTGTAATTGTTCGACAGGTTTAGCAATACCCTGACCACCGATAACATTAAACGATAAGGATATGTTGGCAATCATTGGTTGTACCCCAATACCTTCAGGATTTAGGTCAAAAATCAAAGGCTCATATCCTATTTGTAAGCTAGTTGGTATTATCTTGGTGTGGAAAAAATCTCCAATTCTTAAAATCAAAACAGGTGGTGCCCCGAATGAGGTATTCACGGCATCATTGTATTTTGGTGTTCCATCAGGCCCTATCACAGGTATTGTTTCACCAGGTCTAACACATTGATTCAAGAAAGTTAACCTAGCATTTAATCCTTCAGGGGTCATAGAGTGAAACGCAGGATTAAAATATTTTATTTTTTCTTGAATTGAGTCGTATACAAAAGGATTAGTTTCTTTAATAACCTCAAAATAATCGCACTCGGAAAATAATTGTCTTAATATTTTCTTACCTATACCATCTTTTAATTTCTTAACAATGTCAACTGTTGGTTGTGGCTGTGGTGGGTATTCGGTTATAGTTGATGCGGATGTTCTTGTTTCTGTCGTTTTAATAGGTGTAGGGTCAGGTTTTTTAGGGGGTGTAGGGGTTGGTAATGGGGTTACATTTATATTAGATATTCTAACTCGTCTACATGCCATAGCACTGACAGAATAAGTTTGTGAGTTAGTTGTTACTTTATTATTTTTATCTTTAATGTCAGCGGTACAATCAACCGACCCTTGAGTTCCTGAATCAATTGTTGAGGCTGTAGTCGCTCCCGTAGTCACTTCTAATGAATATTGGGGTATTGTGATTGATTCTCCTGAACCTTGTTCTGATGTGATTGTAAATGTTTTATCCGTATCAATATATTGACCTAATCCCTTACTACGAAAATAATTTTTAACCGAGTCTATACGTCTTTTTGATAAAGCATCATTATATTGAGTACTTGCTTTAGCTGACGCAGAACCAACCATTGTAATACTGATTGTTCCTTTTTTGTTTGATAAAATATCTATTGCGTCCGGAATAAATTTATTATTTATAATATTAAAATTATTTTCAATTATTTCCGTAAAGAACTCATCAGTATTCGCCTCAGCACTTCCTGAAGGAAAAGTTACAGAAGCGGTCGAACTATAATTAGATTTCTGTCCTATGTAGATATTATAAGCACTTTCAAAATCTTCACTTGTGGTTGTAACAGTTTTGTCTTGAGGGCCAGGCACATCGTTATCAAAATAAAATGCAAACCCTAAATAATTTGAGTTGAAGGACGCAAGAGTGGTGTCTTCTGTAACTTGTGGTACTTCTTCAGCGACACCAGGAGTGATAACATCCACTTGATAATTGACAGGAATCTCTCTTTTAACACCGGCCAATTCTTCAGGTGTTAATCTTGGATTATTGATTATTTCTTGATATGTAAATAAATCTTTTGAGGGAATCGTGTTGAATTTTTTTGCCAATTCATATATGTCGTATTTTACACATCCCGCAAAGAATGAATCAATTATTGAATTAACTCTTTCCTTACTTTGTCCCTTTAATTGTTTTTCAATTATGGCATTTATTACAGAAGGACTATCTACAATTATTTTCCAACTTAAACTACCCGTTCTACTTGTGTCTTTATAGGTATAAATTGGTTCAGGTCTTCCGATAAATGAAGTTGGGTTCCAATTCGCAGTACTTGACTCATTGAATTTAATATCGTATGGAGGAAACCACATAACTCGGCCTCCATTTGGTCCTTTTTCACAATCAGGTAATTCATCATATGTAAAACCAGGTCTTGACGAAGTTCTCCAAGCCAAGTTCTCAATAGAGAACATATATTTTTTAGCAACAATCTTACCATCCGCTCCTTTCAATAGATTAGTAGAACCAATTCTATCATCACCTGAACCTCTTAAAGGAGCAATATTTAAATTGTAGGTACTATCCATTACAGAATTGGTAAATCTTCTACCCGACTTTGTTATACCATCTCTTTTTTGTAAATCAGCATATGTTAAATAAGGAATATCTTTAGCAAATACCCTACAGTATTCTCTACCAACTTCACCACCAGTTGTATTATCAGTATAAGAAACAACTTGAGAACCTTTTGTCATTTCTTTATACCCGTCATTGAACACCTTACTTACTTGATTAATCGCATTACCTACGTGTTTTAATTTTTGAATTCCTTGTACGTTATCCGCAGATTGAATAATCCTTTGGGTGTTATCTAATATTGAATTTTTCTTAAAATCAATGTTTGTGGACTCCCCTTTAGTGTAATTTCCGCTAACTATATTAAACTCTTCGTCTCTACTACCCTTTCCTCCTCCGACTGTTGGTTTATAACCCGCAGCACCTTTATATTTAGGTGATGTCCAAACAAAAGCACCTGTTATATCACCAGTATCAGAATAATTTTTTGCCTTTAAACCAAAATTAATTTGGGTTTCATTCCCTTCATATAAAATACCTAATTCAGATGGCCCATATACAGGGGCGTTTACTTGTTGTCCATAAGGATTAACCGGTACTTGGTTTGGTGGAGAAGTAATTGTACTTGGTTCGGCATTCTTACTTCCTACATAATAACCAGGGCCTGCACTACTACCCCCCAATAAATCAACCGCGGCGTTTATTATACCCGAAGCTATTCCCAATAAACCACCAAATTGTTCCTGATATGATGGTTGATACCTATTATAATCAAGGTTATTGAAAAGTGCCGACCTTTGAGCATTACCCGTATTCGCCAAAAATATTTCAGACGGATTTCTTGTAATATTTAATATCGGACCTAAAAATCCACCTGTTAGTTGATTTGTAACATTAAGAGCGTTAGATATCTGTGGTGATTGACCATTAGGTGTATTTTCGTCAAAATAATCACCTGGTATTGGTGATACCGGCCAATAAGCACTAGCAAGTCTTGTTGCCAAATCTACTGTTCTTGATATAGGGTTTTCAGGAACAGTAATTCTATAATTTCGATATATTAAAGGTTCTTTACCCGATGCAACTAAACTAGCCTCAAACGGGTCCTGTAATGCCTGTAAATTTACTAAACCTAAACTATTTTGATATATTTCAGCATTAATCCTAACCTCAAACAATTTTTTTAATTGTTCGGCCCCAAGTTTAGCAATATATGAGTCCTGTGATAACGGTCCATTGTCACCCGTCGGATTATTTGATAATAATATTTGATATGGCGAATAAGTTGAAGGTACAAAACTTGGTGGTTCCCAGTATTGAACAAAATATTTAAAACTTAACGGGATATCTTCAGTACTATATAAATAGTTATATCCTCCATCAGGTAAAAATCTATTCTGATTATTCGGAGCAAATGCCGACCCACTCAAATAATAATCTGATGACAAAACTAATGGACTTACTGAAAAAGGGTAATATGGTCCTTGGTTTGGGTCAACAGGTAATAAAGGTCCATTATATGTTATGTCTAAATTATATCCACCTTCAGGTCCGAATTCGTTTAATGGGTATAATTTATTAGCAAATGGGTTTTCAGCAATTAATTCATCAGGTGAATTAATTACCGAAAGATTTGATTGGATATATTCATACGTTAATTGATTTGCCGGTGGAGAATAAACACCCGGCACATTATAAGGTGCCAAGTTTCTCGCAATCAATTTGTCTCTAAAGGACTGTGTTGACGAAAATGATAAACTACTTTCGGACATCAATTAAACTTTATTATAAATAGATGACTTGTTATTTTTTCACAATACCCGTAGCTGATGGAGTTAAACCATTTTGTTTAGCGGCGGTCTCAACCGCTTGTAATAACGTCTGTTTGAATACGGGGTCTTGGAATATTTTTTCGAGTGTTGAAGCATCTACTCCTGGAGGGGAATCAATTTTAATATTTAACGATATATTTGAGTTTGAATTGGTTGTCATTGTTTGATTTGCAGTTGTTCCCATCGTGGCATTGTTTGTCGCCATTTGTGTAAGATTAGGATTTGTTGCTGTTGTGGTTGTCGTACCAGCGTTTGCTGTTTGGTTATCCCCCGTCATTCCTTCGTTTTTAGCAAATTGACCCGTGACAGTTGTCAATAACTGAGCAAATTTATTTTGACTAGTTGATAACTCTAATGTACTGTTTTTCGCACTTTCTATTGCCGAGTTAAATCCTTTTTCTAAAAACTCTGATGTTTGTTTTGCTATTCCTGTCATAGATTTGAATACCGCTTCAACACTATCTTCACCTCTAATAACTCTATTCAATGTATCAACAAAATCAGTTGCCCCTTCGTCATAAATTTTTCTCATACCTTTGATGTCGATTTCATCAAAAGCGTCTGCAGTTTTTTTATAACCCGCAACCACAGCCTCGATAGCGTCTTGACCTACTTCACTTCCTCCAAAAGCATATCCTCCTCTATCTTGCAGTGAATCAATACTTGCCTTTATTCCTTGTAGAGTTGTTAATTGTTGGGTGGCGAGGTCCTCCATGGTTTTTGGTTTACTATCTTCCATGAATTTTGCCAACTTTGCTTGGTCTCCACCAAACTCTTTCATTAAATCATTAACTTCCCTATCCTTACCCTCATACGAAATAACATACTCACCCTTTTCATTCATTTCTGCCATGTTGGCAATGAATTGTTTTTGTTCTTCAGTTATCGTATCAGGGAATTTAATCTTCTGTAGTTTGTCTTCGAGTTCCTTTGCACCAATCGCCATTTTTGCAAATTCGGCCGGCATCATACCCAATTCTTTAGCAACCTCTTTAAGTCTTCTTTGTTCTCCTTTAATAATTTCAAATTGACCTTTTTCATTTAACTTTACAAAGTCTTTACCTAAATCAGCAATCTGTCTTTGTAATTCTTCAGGGTCATTCTGTGACAAATCCATTAATCTCAAAGGGTCAAGAAGTTGTGATTGTGTTACACCTAATCTCTGTAAAGCCGCAGCCGTTTCAATTGCACCTTCAGGATTATACACTTTTTCGGCAAATTCCAAAGTTTTACCCATATCCATATTAATAGAAGTGGCATGAGCCGCCATTTTAGCTAAACCTTCAACTCCTCCTTGGAAAGTAATAAGGTTCAACTTATCCATGTGTTTCATAACCTCTCCAGTTACCGTCCCCACATTAACCCCTATTTCTCTTGCAGTATTAACAATTTTTTCCATTTGTGTTCCCGCTTGATATATTGAGATACCAACATCTTTGAATTTTGGAACAAATTCCGCGGCCTGCTTTCCAGATACCTCACCAGCAGCATATAACTTTGCATACGCCTCAGAAGCAATAACCACATTTCTACCTACTGACTCACCGACTGTTTGTTGAATTTGAGCAATCTTTTCAAAATTACCTCCCAACTTGGTTACCTCCGTGACCGCATTGGTCATGGACATCTTTAGATTAACTATATTATCCGTACCGGTACCGAAAGATTTAGCAATTGCTTTGGCGGCATCATCAACCTCAAATAGTTTTTCTAACATCCTATCAGGATTTATGTTAGTCGCAAGAGCGTCTCCTATCTCGGTAGCGAAATCACTAATAACACCTTTAATCTCTTCTAACGCGGATTTTTTTGTGGTGTCCTTCTTGTCACCTTCTCCTTCTAACATCAGGTTCTATTTTTATATAAATAGAACAAATTAAAGTTTTTAACTTTTCGGAGTATTATATTCTATGATTTTATCAACCAAGTATTTTCTCACATAAGTGGGCATACTCAAGAATTCACTATATTGTGTTCTCAAAAATCTACCCATCAATAAAAATTCATCTGTAAGATACTGCCGGTAATTAGAAGAAAGGCCGAAAAAACTCAACCCCAAACGCAATCGTAACTGTTGCAATTTCTCCTGATGGGGCTTTTACTTGTCTTTTTAGGTCTAATGACGGTTGGTTGTCAATAAGGAAGTTTCTAATATATTTAGAGTCCATAATAGGAAGGTTCTCGATAAATCTAGCAATGACACCCTTGTCTCTTTCACCATTTACCTCAACAATTTGTTTTTGTAATCTCCATTGTACTCTTGGAGCGACTCTACCGGCCGGATATTCATCAGCCATTTTATTCAACTCTATAACTTCACTATATGTAAGTAATCTTAATTTAACTTCGGACTCAGTTTTAGGTAATTTTGTAATGAACAAACCTTCTTCATTTGGTTTATGTTCAGTTTGTTTGATATACAATTCATCTAACACAATGGTAGTTTGGAAATTTTTACCTGTTCCTGGGTCTTCTACGTTAATTGAATATTCAGGTCCGAAAGATGTGTTTCTAAGGAAAATTAAAACCGCTTCAACATCTCCCTCCAATAACTCTTCAGGTCTCAAATCATGTTCATAAACTTTGTTACGTAATAAATTAAGAACAAAATAATCTTTATTATATAAAGCGGCATTTATAATAACGTTCTCATCACTCGCGGTTAGATAACCTACTTTGATTGATTTCTTTTTTGACTTATAGAATACACCACCTGAAGGTAATGTAACAACGTCGTGGGGAAGATTAAAATTTTCCGTCGCAGCGTTTAATAAACTAGCATCCATTGTTTTTTATTTATAAAATAACTATTATAGTAAATTAATCAACACTTGTTTGATTATCACCAGACTCTAACTTTTTTTTCTTATTGTGACGATTAAGAAATTCTTCTTCGGTATCGAAAACTTTACCACACCGATTACATGTATATCCACTAATTTCTTCCATAAAAAAAATCCCGTATAACAATATATACGGGATTATATAAAATATGTAAATTGAATTTTAATAAACTAATATACAACGGTCCATACGAAGAGTTGCTGAGATTGTTGCCAACGCATCTGTATTGTATGCCAAACTATCAAAATTAACATCAGATAAGAATGTTCCTTCTAAAATCCATTTTTCAACAACAACACCAGTTGGGTCTAACATTTCCAAATCAACGTTTTTCTTATAACCAACAGCATAACCCATACGACCTGTAACTGATTCAGCACATAGACGAACCCACTCCATAAGAGCTTGTGATGCCGATGGTCCGATTGGGTCACGGAATTTAACGTTAATTGTACCCCATGTAAATCTACCGGCCACATATGTGGAAGTATTCAAAAATGGAATTTCCACAGGATTAATAGTAATGTGAGGACGAGCCGTACTCTCAACAAACCATTCGTTGATACCTAACGTAGTGTCAAAACGTAGAATGAATCGGTTTTGCCTTTTGGGTTCGTAAGGTATCGGCATTTTCATCAGTAAATCAGCCATCGTATATCAGTTTTTTAATTTTTTATTTTTTTGTTTTATATTATATAAATATACCAAGTTATTTTTTTTCTATTTACTTTGGTTTTTTTTCAAATAGATTCCAGTTATAAGTATCCAGTTAATAAGGTTTTTTAATTCCTCCTGCAGTTGATATAGTTTTAATTATGTTTTCTGGGTCTTTTTCAAAATGTTGTTTAACTTTTTCTAAATTTCTTAAGTCGTCATCTGAAAATCCAATCATTGGTGTAAATCTGTTAGAAATCTTATTTTTCAGATATGCTTTCTTATTAATCATTTTAGAAATTCTTTTAACATAATCCACAAAATCTTTTAGGGCTTTAATTTTTCCTTCTTCAGGATTAGTCGCACTACCTTCTCCGTAAGTTACAGGGTAAAAACGACACATATCAAGATATTCTAATATCATATCTCTTTTGGTGGATTTTCCCACACCTTCTAAATCACGGAATTTTTCTAAATTTTTTATTAACTCATTTGAATTAATACCCATATGATTTGAAATAATCATATTATATACTGACTCTTTAATAACACTTGGAGTATGACCTCTAGCGGTGACTATCGAAAACACAGACCCGTTATTAATTGCTTCGACAAAATCAGTCCAAGCTGGTCCTGGTTTTGCTAACATAGAGTCAATAATAAATCTTTTATCACCTTCTATACTAAAGTATCTAAATGGATTTTGAGCGAAACCTACAATTTCATGTCCATCGTATTCAAAATTTTCTTTTCCTATTTTTTCACGATGATGAGCGAAATCTTCAGTTGACATACCTACTTCATCACCATCAACATCCTTGAGTACTATTTTGGTCGGCATTGTTAAGATATTATCATCCCAATCAAACGCATAATATTTCATGTCAGGAGTACCTTCTTCTGTAATACCTTCTAATATGTATTTTTTTCTCATATTAATAAATAAGGACAGACCGACTTTTATATCGGCCTGTCCTATTAAAATTTATTAGATATTTTCAAACGACGCACCTGTTGGGGTTATGTAGAATGTAATATCGATGAATTCAAGTGACCTTGTTGGTTTGATATAAATCTTACCTGTCATTTGGTTTCTATCCAAGTCAGCAGTGTCTGAAGAAACTGTTACACGGAAATCGTATAAACCTCTGTCTCTTCTGATTGCGTCAAGGATTGGATTAACCGCATCCAAGAAGTCCTGTCTAACCTTTTGGTCATTTTGTTCGAACAACAATCTAACTGAAACTGCTGAAATTAACTTACGAGCTTGTAACAACAATCTTCTAACGTTAATTCTGTCAAGTGCAGATTCTCTAACTTGAAGGGTTTTATTACCCCAAATTACTGTACCTACATCAGAGAAGGTTGCGATTGGGTTAATTCTACCTTTGTAAAGAACATCTCTATCCTCTTGAGTCAGTTTCTTACGAGCTTTTACAGCGTTTACTATACCACGAGTGTAACCTGCCGCCGCGAACCATGGGAATGCAATGTTGTCGGTCAATGCTAAGTTTCTTGTAACTTCAGCAGTTGGTGGTAAATAAATTTGTGTATTGTTAACACTATCTCTTGTTAAAACCCATGGGTAGTAAGTACAAGTATAGTTTGAGTCAATACCCGTAGTTTCAAGATTATCAACCGCTTCTTGTGGGTAAATTATTTCTTCTGAATTACCAGCTGAAGGTGTAAACATGTTGTAGTCAGGTGTTGTACAAATGTATAAGGAGTCAGCCCTATCAAACTCAATCATCTCTATCGCCGCTTCAACCAAGTTTGAGTTATTTACATAATCAATACCAGGAGTAACAAATACATTAATATTAACCGCCTCAGGATTTGAGAAGGTCTGTTGACCCAATAAATAAGCGTAATAATCTGTGTTTGCAAAGTCTACTGAATTTTTATTGACTGTAATTTTCTTAAATGCTCCCCATCCAGTAGCATTAGGATAAAGAATTGATTCACATGCACCTTTTAAATAACCTGACTTACCAAGTACGAATCTATCTGAATTTGTACGACGTTCTGTATAGATATCCCATCCATCAAAACCTCCTTGTACCGCCACAGTAAATTTACGACCAAACAATCTATAATATGGATTTGTTGGGTCTTCAGGGTCGTTAATGAACGGAGCGGAACCACAGAAGAACGTTGGGGTGCCACTAGTTGCAAAGCCATTTGCAATTGTAACTCCTGATGCGTTTATATCCATGTGGAAACCTCTTGTTCTATATCCCCATTCCTCTCCTGTTGGGTCAGTACAAAATGCTCCAGGTATTCTTTTACCTTTGTAAAGGAAGAAATCAACGTCATATCCAACAGTATCCGAGATACCTAAATATGTACGTCTTACGTTGTCACCCGCACTAGTTACCGCGTCATCGGCACCCGAAGAATTGCCAAATGGCGGATTGAATACTGTTTCACCAGGGAAATCATATTTTGTTTTATAAATAGGAAATGGAGGTACAACTCCTGAATATTCTCTCATATTAAATCCTAAGAATCCACAAGGAAGTGCGTCTGTAGGAGCATCCTCATTCATCTCAACCATTATGTATTTAGAATTTAACTGATACTCACCATCAGAAGTACCAATCTTAGTCGCAATGAAGTTATTTTCATTGGGGTCCATACTGCAGTTGGTGAATTTTTCTATAACCACTGGAGAATTATCAGAGTCAAAATAATCTCTAACTAACACATCAAATGTCTGATTAGCAAAAGACATATTAGCCAATGAAATCTTAACTTGTAAGTTAGCGTCTTCACCATCAGCAATTGTATGGAATCTGAATAAATTATATACTTTAGAACCTCTTAATTCAGATACTATCCATGGTGAAGACGATGATTGGTATTGTTCTAAATAAAAACCGATACTTGTTATCTCTTCACTTCTGGCACTGTTTAGTGCGGTTAACGAGGTATTTAAACCTTTAATGTAACCTTTTCTATAAGCGTAACTCAATAAGTTTTGATATCTTTCCTCAACAAATAAAGGAACGGTTTGTCTTGGTTTTGCAAAGTTTGTTGAACCGAATACTTTTGAAATATATTGAGTGTCCGCATTAGTAAATGAGGTTTGAAAGAACAGGGTCGTTCCATCGTTATTTGTAACGTTTAATCCAAAAGTTGAGAATGGATTTTTGGTTACTCCTGAATACTGACCTGTTGTAACCATACTCACGTCAGTCAATCCTGTAACTTCGTAAACCGCACCTGTATCGTTACCATATGTTGCAAGACCTCTTGAACGGAGAGTAGCAATAACTAAATTATCGTAATCTAAATACGGTGTTCCACTATATACATAAATTTTACCGGTCAAAGTACCGCTATAACATCTATTGATTGAACCAACATTACCTTCGCCAGCACCTGTTGCGGTACAAGGATTACAGGGGTCGCTTACAACTGCAACGATATTCCAATTTACTGTAACTGTACCATCTTCAGATACCATCTGAACTATTGCCGAACCTGAACTTAAATCCAAGAATGAAGCACCATTCCATAAAATAGCTCCTCCAGGACCTGTAATATTATCTTCATCAACACAAGTCGTATATGTTGGTGTGAAAGCAGCACTCAAAGCTCCTACACAAACTGTTATTGTATTGGTGTTGTAATTTATAACACCAGGTGTACCATCTAATTGGAATGAATAGAAAGTTGCACAATTACTAGATGTTGTCGTCGGAATAAAGCTACTTATAGTTGTATAAAATGAATACCCCGAATATCCCCCAACCTGATGAGAGTTATTATCAAACAACGCATAATACCAAGGGTCATTATTTGGGTCAGCGTAATTGTAATTTGTTGAATCTACGGTGTCTACACCAAACACGTTTGTTTCTGCACTATAAGTAGTTGATAACGCGCTATAACTACCTCCAGAAATTACACCATAGTAATAAATTGAGGAACCGGTGGTGTTACCCGAAGATAAGATTGCGTTATAAACTTGATTGTTCATTTGAGCCAACAATGAAGTAGTACTTCCATTGAATAGTTCTAAAGAATTACTTAGTTTGTTTAAAATAACTGACGGAATTTGTGCGGTATTGAAACTGATTGACGATATGTTATTAGAACATCCATTGAAATCAACACTAAAGTCAATTACTTCATAATCAGTACATTCAGTTACACAATCAACTAATGAAGATGAGTTACAATAAAAATCCACTGTACTACCATCAACATTTGCCTTTGTAGTTATTGACCATGAGGGTCCCGCATCATACCCCGATAACCCAAGTACTCTTGTTACAAACAATTGATTAGATTGTTGTAAATAAGCTTTGGCAATATATGCCGCCTCATACTTTGGAATTTGAGTATTAATGAATTTTTCTGGTGAGGTTCCACCAAAATAAGCTGTGAATTCATCAAAATTTCTGATGAATATTGGTTCAAAAGCAGGACCTCGTAGAGTCTCTCCCACTATACCAAGTGTGGTTACCCCCACACTTTGTGCCACAAAACTTAAATCAACCTCTGAAGTATAAACTCCAGGTGATACAAATACTTTACTGTTGCTTGCCATTAGTTTTGAGTTTCTTTATTTTTATTTTATTGATAAATATTCAAGAAAAAACCAAAATTCTTGACTTACCGATAACTATTTATAAATTGGGCAGACTATTTTCTGCCTTTTTTATCTTATGTCACAGAATGGTCGCCAGATTAAAAATTTAAAGATTTCACAAGAAGTCCATGACATCTTAAAAAAGTATTGTGATAAGAACGGTATTAAGATGTATAGGTTCTTGGAGAAACTAATAATTGAAAAGTGTAAGGAAAAAAAAGATATATACGGGGAGGATTAAATAACAATCGACATGAATGTTACTTTCGATTCTTGTTCGTCATTTAATTTTTTTACCACAAGTCTTAAAGCGTCCCCCGTGTTAATTTGAATCTTGTTTGGGCTTTCACCGAAGAATGTTCCGTTAATATAGACCTCAAAAGTTTCTACGTTTTTTGTTTTCTCTAAAATCAAATCCGTTGTGTAATCAAATCTCTCGTTTAACTCATCATTACCCTCAACAAACAAAGCGTTAATTTTTGGTTCTTTACTTAATTCATTTTTAACTTGTCGTCTAACTACTTTCTCGTCGACTTCCACAATTTGTAATAATCTATTGATTGCCGGAGAAACCTCAAACTCATCCTCATCTATTAAGAAACCAAGCATGGTAAATGAATAACTTTGGATATAATACTTTCTTTTTTCAACATCAAGAACTGATTCATCAGATATATCACCCATCACAATAGGGATATAGTGTCCTTTGATATTAGTATAGGCTTGTCTTGAGGCAAACTTTTCAATAACAATCTTATTGAATTTATTTAGTTCTCTCATTCGGTTACAGATAATCTTAACGGTATAAGATATATCTACGGGTACTGGTTGTGGTATTCTATAAATGTCATATCCGTGTCTTTGTCCATCCCAAGTCGGTACTTGAGCATAGAAATAAAGTTTTCTATTTGGTATGTTGTACAACAATGCGGGATTGGTACCAAATTTTACTTCAGGTACTCTAACAACTGTGATGAATGGTGGTTCAGCGTTCTTGTCAAGGTTTTGAAAATTCCATGTTTCTGTAAATTGAGCCCAATTTTGGGTCGTTATTAGAATGTCGACCATAGGCACTTTCTTACCTTCCACTACCGTTTCCAAATCTGTTTTCACAAAATCTAAAAATCCTTTATCTAAATCGGCATGTAATAAAGATTTTGGCAAATAGGTTCCATCCTTATTGATTTTATCAACAAGTTCCCTCCTTCTTGGTAACAAAGTTTTCGACTCTGTTAGAGGTAAGAATTTTTTTATTTTTTTTGGTAATCCCATTATTTTCCGTTGTCGTGCCAACACTTATGACAAATAAATGGGCCATCCCCACCATCTGATAAGTTCCATTCCCAATCACATTTATCACACTTAACTTTTTCAGAATCAACAATTTCTAAAATTCTTCTAATTTGGTCTTCGGTTAATTTTATTTTCATAATCCTCTAAATTCGTTATCTACAACGGCAGACGCCATAATTGTTCTATAGAATGGCTTGTACCCAGCGTATGTATGTTTATTATCAGAAATTACACGACCATCATTGTTGACCACATAATATCTAACACGATTTTCAGTTTCATAATAACCAATGTAATCACCGTAATTAATATCAATCTCAAGTTCATCTAACTGTTTTTGATACACCGATATTCTAATGTTACCTGGCTCAACTTGGTCAATCTTTGAGTTACCTAAATATTTGTTTTCAGGGGCCATGATTTGTACAAATGCTTTGAATTCTACGGGTGGTAAAAACTTTATTCCATCCATTAAAGCCTCTCCATATACATCATCGGTTTTGGTTTTTTGTCTATCCACACGGTATAGAACAAGTGTGAAATTCATATCACCGTGTAACCATTCCTCACCCATAGAGATATCCAAGTCGAAATCCTCAACTCCAAAAAATTTTCCTATCCTTGATATTGGTACTCTCGGTTGTCCCATATTGATAAATATCGAATTGTTTATTATTTTTATAATGTGTTGAATTCAACCTCGACAAATTTGATTGAGCAACGAGCTTTGGGCATTCTCGAAAATTATTCGGGGGCAAACAACTATATCCTGAAATTAAAATACAATAAAGAACATAATAAAAAGTTTTACCCCACCCGAGCTCAATCAGAATATATCACAACCTTTCATGAAACATCACCAAAGGTCGCCAAAAAATGGGTTGATTTGGACCCATACTTCGCAAAGAAAATTGCCGATGAAAAATTATATACGGAGATACCCACAGAATGTTGGATAGAAAAATTGTTGGTTGAGAAGGAGAAAGCTTATCACGTTTGGGGTAAGTTTTTTTCAGGTGAGACAATTCACGATTTTTGGTTACCGAAAGGGGCGTTGATTAAGTCACACAGAATGGAGAAAGTCGATATCAACTATTCAAAGTATTCTCATCGTCCTCCACTCGAACATCAAAAAGAAGCAATAGAAAAATTGGCAGGTAGTAAAAGATTTATTCTTGCCGATGACATGGGTTTGGGTAAAACAACATCAACAATTATTGCGGCTTTAGAAACGGGAGCCAAAAAGATTTTAATTGTCTGTCCGGCAACGTTAAAGGTCAATTGGCTTCGTGAGATTCAGAATTATACAGACCGAAGTGTGTTTATTTCTGAAGGTAAATCATATTCGACCGAGCATGATTTTGTTATTGTGAATTATGACATATTGAAAAACTTTCATGACCCAAAGGACAAAGAAACTTCATTAATCAAACAATCAAACTTTGATTTGATAATTTTGGATGAAGCCCACTATGTTCAGAATGCTCAAGCTCAAAGAACAAAGATTGTTAATCACATCTGTAAGAATGTTGATAAGTTGTGGTTATTAACTGGTACTCCGATGACATCACGACCAATGAATTATTTTAATCTATTACATCTTATTGATAGTCCTGTAGCTCAAAATTGGATGGCATTTGCCATTAGATATTGTCAGGGGTATCAATTCAGAGCGGGTAATAGGAAGGTTTGGAATGTGACAGGAGCATCAAACTTGGAGGAGTTGAGAGATAGAACAGCAAGACAAGTTTTACGTAGATTGAAGACAGAAGTGTTGGATTTACCTGACAAGATTATTACACCAGTTTATCTTCGTGTTAGGTCAAAACAATACGAAGCATTGATGGGTGATTATTATGATTGGTATGACAACAAAAAAGAAGAATCAGGGTCATTGACCGTACAATTTAGTAAGTTAATGAAAGTTAGACAGGTCATTGCCGATGAAAAGGTTAATAACACAATCGAGATTGCTGAAAATATTTTAGAACAAGGAAAGAAAGTCATTATATTCACAAACTTTACAGATACATTACATAAAATTTACAGTCACTTCGGAAAACAAGCTGTATTTTTAGATGGTAGTTGTAGTAATGCTCAAAGACAATATGCGGTAGACCAATTTCAAGACAACGAAAAGATAAAAGTATTCGTTGGTAACTTAAAAGCCGCAGGTGTTGGTATTACCCTAACCGCCGCAGAAGCGGTAATCATAAACGACTTGGCATTCGTGCCAGGTGATTTATCACAAGCTGAAGATAGAGCTTATAGATACGGTCAAAAAAATTCAGTTTCCGTTTATTATCCGATATTTGAAAATACAATCGAAGGAATAATCTACGATATGGTTAATAACAAGAAGAAAAATATTGAAACCGTGATGGGTGATAATATAAATTCCGGTGACATAGTTGAGGAAATAATGAATAAGATAAATTCTGTAAGACAATTCTAACCTTCGGCTTATTTATAGAAAAATAAGCTTCAAATGAAGAACATAGAAAAAAAAATAGACACCTTAACCAAATCAATTTTGAAAGAAGAAAAGGTCGAGTCGAGTCAAACTTTACTCACCGAAATGAAAAACATAGGTATTGAAAAATTACCTTACGCCTATTCATCCTTAAAATCATTCATCGATTCTGAAACGATGGATGTACATTACAACAAACACTACAAAGGTTATGTTGAAAAGTTAAACAAAGCTTTATCAAAAAAAGATTACGGAGATTTAGAATTAGAACAAATTGTTAAATCAATTAGTCGATTCAATAAAACAGTCAGAGACAATGCCGGTGGGGCATTTAACCACGCATTGTTTTGGAAGATGTTATCGCCAAAAACACAAAAAGCTAATGGTAAGATTTTAGATAAAATAAAAAGTGATTTTGGTAGTTATGTTGAATTCAAAAAACAATTTGAGGAAAAAGCAAAAGAACGTTTTGGTTCAGGTTGGGTTTGGTTGGTTCTTACAAAAAGAAACACGTTAAAGATTTTAACAACCCCAAACCAAGACAACCCCTTAATGAATGTTGTTAAGGGTGGTGGATATCCGATACTTGGATTAGACCTTTGGGAGCACGCATATTATTTGAAATACAGAAACAAACGAGACGAATACATTTCAAACTTTTGGAAAGTTGTGAATTGGGAATTTGTTAATAAACTATACGAAATGAAACTCAAGACAAAAATCAACGAGAGCACCGTTATGAAAAAACTTATCACTGAAGGTAAGTCAGAAAGATGTTCGAGAGAAAAAGTTGAGGAGATAAGAATGATTTTTAATATCAATCCCGCAGTTAAGAACACATTTCGTTATGGTATCGAGTCAATTTTAAAGTCAGTGTTTCCTGATAATTGGTATGAGAATGGGGAATACGCCGAAGGTTCTATGTCGGGTATTTTTGATTTAGAAAACAGAGGACGTTCGGTAATTAACAAACTGAATACCAACTACAATGCGTTCTGTGTTTTATATCACGACTTGAATTCAGTATTAAGATATGAAAGAAGACCCGAATTACAATTAATCGGATTACCACCGGCTCAACAAGTTAGTGAGACCAAAAAATTTGTTAGAATACTCGATGAATATAAAGACAGAATTTTTTCATCAAAGTCAGGCACATTTCAAAATGTCATGGCAATATTAGGTTCGACCAACAAAGCCGGTGACGCCAGAGAAGATTTAGTAGTTAAGAAACTCAAGGAAAAATTCGGAGACAAAAATGTTAAAAAGATTGGCGAGTTAGGTGCCAAATCTGACATGATAATGGGTGTTGATTGTATCATCATTATTGATGGTGAAGAATATACCGCTCAAATAAAACCATATAAAACGGTTAAAGTTGTCGATGAAAATTTGGTTTCAATGTTAGATACAGGACAAGTAAAAGTTTATTCGACTGATTGGATTATTTTTGAGGGTGGTCCTGATGGTATTTTAGTATTTGATAACTCGGATACAAAAATTGTTGACGGTAATTACACATTCGATAAGAACAATTTAATTTATACATTGGGTTGATATTTATATATAAAACACCAATATGGCCGTAATCGCAGAACCAGAAAGAAGTGAGTTATATACAAGATTAAAACACTTGTTAGGAGCTCCGTTACGTAGTGTTGAATTAGAGGACGAGCAACTCGACTCACTGTTACAACTATCTATTGACGATTATTCACAATACATCCAAGATTGGTTGATTGAGAGTCAATGGACTTCATTGTATAATCTAAATTTAGATACCCAATCTTTGGCTAAAGCTTTCATCACTAAAAGCCAAGGTTTTGAGGAAAGATACACTTACGCATATTCTAAAATAGTTGGTCTTCAGGCCGGTGGTGATTGGGTTTTACAAAAAGATTATATACAACTTGTACCAAACCAACAAATATATGAAATACCCGCAGGTCGTGAACTAAACGAATTGTTGTGGTTTACACCATCAGAATTAAATAACTTATTATTTGACCCTTGGACTTTTGGAGGTTTAGGTGGTGGTGGTTTTGGGGGTCCTGGTGGATTCGCACAAATGGGTATGTCAGGTTCATATTTTATGATGCCCGCATTCGATATGTTATTAAGAATGCAGGAAATTAATATTCAGAGAAGGATTATAGCCGGTGAATTAACTTATAGAGTTACCGCTTTACCTGAAGGTAAAAAGGCAATTCACTTAATGAATACACCTGGTGGTAAATTTGACTTTGGTAACTCCACATTGATGAGAGGTAAGGTATGGTATTGGTATTATGATGCTGGTGGTCCTGATAGAGATAAATGTTTAAAGGATAATCCTGATATTATTAAATTACCTTCTGATGTACCATTTAATAAAATTGATTGGGTTGATTTAAATAATCCGGCTCAAATTTGGGTTCGTCGTTGGTTCTTTGCTTACGCCAAAGAAACTTTATCTAGAATTCGTGGTAAGTTTAGTGGTAACATCAAAACACCTGATTCTGAATTAACAATGGATTATCAATCTTTAGCAACCGAAGCCAAAGATGAAAAAACAAAATTAATTGAAGAATTAACAGGTGCCGAAGGTCGTCTTACAAGGCTTAAACCTGAAAAAGTAATGGAGAGAGAGGCGTTGATTGCTGAAAATCTTAACAAGATTAAGAAACTCACAGCAATGCCAAGACAAATTTACGTTATCTAATTATGCAGAAATCTAATATCGTTAGAAAAATAGTTGGTGATAAAACAACATATACTGTTGCGACTGATAGTGAGTTAAATATTAAAACAATCTCCGAGTCAGAATATACCACAAATGGTGAAAATATAATTTTAGTTAGAGAAGTTGAATCCTGCCAACTAACTTTAGACAGGACTACAACTACTCATCTTATTATTAAATCACTTACTAATACTTTATTGAAGACAAACTCGGGTCTCATTGATGAATACTACGAGGAAATCGAAATGAAAAAAGGTGCCTGTGTAGAATTAATTAACATTGGTAACCATTGGTACGTTCTGTCCTCCGATGGTCTCAAAATGGATTAATTTTTCTTTCCACCCTTCAGAAGCAAGTTCGTACATGTAATCAGGATGTAATCCTCGTTTTTCCCAATACCTCATTTCAGGTTCAGATATTGTCAAAACTTCTTCCAACGTATCTTGGTCTCCCTTCTCAAATGGTAATCCATTAATCAATTCTGATTGGTCTTTGGTAAAGAACATTCTATCCTCGGGATTATCAACAATCAAACCGTCACGTACTTCTTCTTTAAAGACAACCAACAACGGTTCGATACGTTTGTTAAATGTTGCTATCGCTCTCGGCACATTGTAATCACCTGTCATATCAGGATTGTTTTCTAACTCACTTGGGTCGAGACGATAACAATTAAGTTGAATGTGAGAACCTAATACCGGTTCTTTACCGTGTTTTGCTCTGTACTCATCCTTTTCTTTCTTTGACATCTTATCATTAACTTTCTGAACATCACCGTGAGACGCTTTCACACCGTTATTAACATAATATATAACATCACCAAGATTCACCGCAATATTATCACGAATTGCGAGTTCCATGTGGGCCATCCTTGACATCTCATTACCCGCTTTTGTTTTTTCCTTCGAACGTTTTCTATAATCCTCAATACTTAACTTAACCTTGGCTCGTTGGGCGATTTTCATGAGTGGGATTTGTTTATCATAAATTTTCTGAACGTATTCATAATACCACTCGATAAACTCCTGACCCTTACCTTCGAGTAATTGTTTAACTCCTTTGTCCAAAAACGTTTCAATATAAAGTGGGAGTTTCTTTGACTTAATTGTATTACCCGTGAGTTTAATTTTACCCTTCGCATCCATAACCGCATAGTTCTTACGAGCGAGATTAATACAAGATGGCCAAGTACCGTCAGTATCTAACGCCATTTCACCTCTCATGAATGTATCGTTAAACTCGGCAACGTCAGCATCATCACCACGATATTCTTTACCCTCCTTAACTTTCCAGTTTAGACCCTTACCAATATAAATTCTATCCTCCACACCTTCAGGTTTTGAGAAGTTAACACCATCGGTATCCATTACAAGGGGGGTATAACCCTTATTCATAAAGAACTTAATCATCATACGAAGGTATTGTCTTCCTGTACATGTAATCTGTTCTCCCATATACATATCACCCCACGCAAATACCTGTGGTGCCGACAAGGCTCCGAACATTGAGTTGATGAAAATCTTAATCGGTAACTGTTTTCTATCGTATTTGAGTGATGTCTTTTTATCTTTATCATACCACTCGGCCGCCAAGTTTTTATACATGATACGAGAGTTACGGAAGTATGACAACATACCTTTCATCGCTCCTGTAATATCACAATCAGGAAACACATCATGTACAAGTTGGATTGAAGGATAAAGTGACGAGTAGTCGAGCTTTAATACTTTGGTTGAGTATCCTACTTTCAGTAGTCGTGACAATCCTCCCACAAAATCTGTCTTTGATTGTTTCTTTGGTATTGCGAGTTTGTGTTTATAACTCCACGCAAGCATCAACATCTTCCACAAAGTAGCTGTACCCATAGTGGATACTCTCTCATAAGTTGTTGGTACAAGTGAAGCGAGAAGGAATGTACCCTGATTGAATTCTTCGTCAACCAATAATGTTTCCTCCAAGTCATCGTCAAGATATCTCTCCACAATGTCATCACCTGTTGTCTTAATGTATGTACCAGGAAATCTTGCGTCCAAGTTATCAAACTCAGGATTATTTGCCTTCTTGTATTTTCCGTTCTTAATGTTTAACCAATATTCTTCTTTTTTGGAATACATCGGACCAATCTCGGTGTGGTCAATATAAACTCGGTCTTCGGACTCGGCATCAATATATTGGGTAATGTATTTCAAACCCGCAGACTTGATACTTGAATTGATTGCTTGAGCTCTCCGTACAGAATGTATAATGTCAATTACATTATAACCCCACATTCCAACTTGGTTGTATCTTTCAACTTCGTTGGCAAGTTTGAGCATGTTCTCACTTTCCTTAATTGTATATTTTGGGTTAAGTGTTTTACAAATCCTTTTAATTTCGAGGTTCAGAGCTTTACAACGCTCGAATATCCAATACCAGTCGAAGTTCGCCGAATTGTAACCTCCTATAATACTTGGTTTTAATTCATCAATGATATTAAAGAATTCTACAAGACCACGACGTTCCTCGTCCTCATTAGAACACTCAATTACTTTTTGGTATCCTTTGTTTGTCTTGATACCAATCATGAATATACGACCGTCTTTGGGTTCGAGTGCGGTTGTCTCTAAGTCGAATACAAACCTCGTGATGTCATTGTATTCGTCGTATCCTTTGAATAATCTTTTTTCTCGTGAGATGAGATACTGTTCGGTGGGGGGTAGTATCATTATTAGGTCTTTGGTTCTTTCTCCCCACGGGTCAACACCACCATCTCTGAAAAACTGAATGAGAGAGCGATAACCCTTTAAGGACTTAACCATAAACTTCAGACCTTCCTCCATACGGTCATTATCCCCCGTTTCGAGTTTATCAATCATAATCCCGTACTTGGACATGGCTTCTTTCTGTAAGGCCTTTGATGATTGATAAAAGTTAAGACCACGTAGGTCACCTACCCACGCGAAAGCTACGAATGTATCTTTTTTAATTTCTTTTCCTTTGCCAGGGATTTCTTTGATTTTGAATATAGAATCGGAAACATAGTCGAATTCTATGGCAACGATATGTTCTTCGGGGTCGTTTCCTTCTAGAAACGATTTAATTTCTTCTTGACTTATCATAATTGATTGGTTTATTGGCTGCCGCGAAATTACGACATTTACCTTTATATCAATTATAAATATTGAAGGTTAGGTTGTCAAATGTTAAATTGGACTTGGTGTTGGTGTTGGTGTGGTTGTTGGGGTTCTAGTTGGTAATGGAGCCAAACAATCTACCATATCTAACGTGTATATACTATAACAAGTTTGGTATGTAGGAGGTGCAACATAAGACAAACCAATCTTACCTGTTGTGAATAATGATAATGGAAGCCAATCTCCTATTCCTCCTCCAGGTGCAATCTCATTAAGGAAATCACCGGCGTTATTAGTCGGACCATCCCAAACCCAAATACGATTATATATGAAATTCGTATTAACTATTTGAACCGAAGTACCTGTAATTGTAATTGTTACATCAACACCATTAATTATTGGAGGATATAAATCCGGTGTTGGTGTAATTGTCGGTGTATTACTTATTGTTGGTGTTATACTTAATGTTGGCGTATTTGTTGGGGTACTAGTTTTTGTTGGCGTATTTGTTGGGGTACTAGTTTTTGTTGGTGTATTTGAAGGTGTTGATGTTTTAGTAGGGGTTATAGAAGGTGTATTTGTTGGGGTGTCGGTTATTGTAGGTGTAATAGACGGTGTATTACTTATTGTAGGGGTTATACTTACGGTATTAGTTGGTGTTGGTGTATTTGTTCTTGTTACTGTTGGTGTTTTAGTTATAGTTGGACTAATACTTAAAGTAGGAGTTACTGTTCTAGTTGGGGTTTTAGTTGGAGGTATAGTTTTTGTAACTGTTAAAGTTGGGGTTTGTGTTGGAGTAGACGTTGGTCCAGGGAATTGAGTTTGAGTAGGTGGAATTGTTTTTGTTGGGGTTGCGGCGGGAGTTCTTGTTGTAGTAACGGTTGGCGTATTAGTTGGTGTTTTAGTTAGTGTTGGAGTATTAGTTGGGAAAATGGATGTTTCAGTTATGTTGTAATTAAATGTTCCTCCGCTTCCGTTTAAAGTTATTCCTGAATATGAATTTATTTTGGATAGATTATAAAAATCGTTAACCAATGTAACTCGAGTAACCCCACTAGTCATACCTGAAGTTATTGTTACACCCGTGATAACTTGAATTGGTGAACCAACTATTACACCAATAGTATTTGTGAATGAAAGTGTTATTGTTTCAGATAAAACTCTACTAGCACTCAATACATAATCAATAATAGTTGAGCCAGGTCCGAATATTGCTCCCAAAGATAAATTAATATCAGAACTAGTTTGAGTTGGGGTTTTAGTTGGAGTGTGTGACGGAGTTCTAGATGGTGCAATTGTTTTAGTTGGAGTTTTAGTGGTTGTAGGTGTGGATGTAAGAGGAATGCACTGCCCACCATAACAATTACCGACTAATACAGGATACGCTCCACTCTCAAAGATTTGGAAACCAGATTGTACACATATTGTTGTGGTGGTATTAGACGATAAGACTTGAGATTCCTCATATTGAGATGTGTAACAGTCGTAGTAAAATAAACTACCAACAGCAATACCTGGGTTAGTTAATACTCTATAGCAGAAACAATTTACGCTCGAAGTATATGTAGGCGTAACCGTTGGGGTTTTAGTCATTGTCGGAGTTCTTGTCATTGTTGGTGTCTGACCTATTGGTGTATTTGTCGGAGTTCTTGTCATTGTTGGTGTTGAAGTTTTAGTTGGAGTTTTAGTAGGTGGTGGGGCCGCTTGAGAAGTATTGGTAGGAGTGGATGTTTTTGTTGGTGTCGGTGTTGCTCCTCGAGTTGAAGTAGGTGTTTTGGTAGGGGCTTGAGTTGGTGGAGGTACGGGACATGAGAAACTAAAATCCCATGCAGTACCGGGGAGTGGTGCTAATATTGTTATAAATGCACTAGTTGGGGTTGAGGACGATTTGGTGAACGCGGCGACACCTCGACCCGGACCACTAACACCAGGGTAACCAAGAGCATTTAATTGTGAATCGTAAGTCGGAGAACCAACAAATCCTGTATTTATCACTTCAATTCCATCCCATACTACAGTAAATCTATCAGGTACCGATACCGCGTTATAATTTAATTTAATCGGTCCTGTATCATTTCCAAATTCTACTTCATACGTGTAAGTACCACTACTACCATTTCTAATATTTACCGTATCATTACAAGACGCAATTGACTGTGGAGTTGCGGTTGGTTCTATAGTTTTTGTAGGAGTTGTCGTTGATGCTGGTGTTTTAGTAGGAGTTATTGACGGGGTATTGGTTTTTGTGTTTGTGATTGTAGGTGTAACAGATTTAGTTGGGGTTTTTGTTGGGGCAATTGGTTGGGTTGTTTTTGTTGGGGTATTGGTTGGTGTTTTTGTTACTGTTGAACTTGGAGTTTTTGTAATTGTTTTTGTGGGTGTATTAGAAGGAGTGTTGGATGATGTGACACTAATAGTTGGGGTATTAGAAGGAGTACTGGTAGGTGTTTTAGTTGGAGTCTTGGTCGGAGTTCTAGTTGGCTTGTTAGTTCTTGTTATACTAGGAGTTGGAGTATTTGACGGAGTTGGGTCAGGACTACAAGGTATTTTACTATTAGTAGGTGTTGGAGTTCTTGTTGGTTTTATTGAATTTGTCGGAGTTGGCTCAACTGTTGATGAGGGTGTTAATGGTATTTTACATGGGTCTAAACTTAAAGTTGGTGAGCTTGTAATTGATGGTGTCGGTGTCTGTGATTTTGTTAAAGATATAGTTGGGGTGTTAGTAGGTGTGGGATAAGGTGCGGTAATGTAATAAGGGCAGCTCGGGTCTTCCTGTGTCAATATCGTGTAAGTACCATATATTTCGACACCGATAGGGGGTTCATATGTATAAGGTAATGTTACCGAACCTAAATTAATTATTTGTTCGGAATTAAACGGTTGGAATAAAATTTGCGCAATTTCACCATCAAAATGGACACTTTCTATGGTTATAATTTGCAACATGTTTTTAATATAATTATCTTTTTAATTTAATTCTATAGTATTTTTGTCGGGGTGACTGTTTTAGTAGGTGTTGGTGAAACAGGAAAATCAAAACTTATACAGTTTTGTGGTTGAGCAAATCCTAGTGATGTTACTGTGGCGGTACTTAACACAGGACTTATTGTTGATGGGAATGTTAATTTATAATTATGTGGAGGGGTGGACTGCCTTTGAATATATAATTCACTATTATAAATAAATAAACTTCCGTTAACTAATGTAATACTTGCCATACTCATTTCACCCATTGGGTTACCCGATGAATCAAATTGAGAAACAAATGTGGTAGATGTGGATATACTTCGGTTGACAATTATATATCTATTGTTTGTTGTGTATATTATATCTCCCGCAATTGACCTACCCGCAGGTAAACTAAATAAAACTGTTGTTGTCAAATTGGTTAAATTAACAGATATAATTTGATTTAAAGTGTTAAATGATATAAGTGTTGAGTCGCTCAATGCAAATAAACCGTTGTTACTTGTTGCGAATGTACCTGACGGATATATGAAATCGGTTGGGTTAGTTGCGGTCCATGGGTTTCTAGTTATTTGGAACCTTCTAATAGTGTTAGAAGATATCGTAAATAAATAATTTTCTGAAACGGCAATATCACTCGGTAATACTTGTCTACCGCTGACCGGCAATTCGGTAACAGTATTCGATACGTAATCATATTTGTATATAATACCCGTTGTATTTGCAACACTTAAAATATCACACAATGAAATCGATATTGAAGTACTCGGTGTTGGGGTTTTTGTTCTTGTCGGTGTTGGGGTTAATGATGTATTAGACGATTTAGTCGGTGTTGGGGTTTTTGTTCTTGTCGGTGTTGGGGTTTTTGTTCTTGTCGGAGTAGGTGTTAATGATGTATTAGACGATTTAGTCGGAGTAGGGGTTTTTGTTCTCGTTGGTGTGAGGGTTAATGTAATATTAGTTGATTTAGTTGGTGTGAGGGTTCTTGTCGGAGTAGGTGTTAATGTTCTTGTTGGGGTAGAGGTCGGACTTTCAACAATTAAATTACTTGTTTTACTTACTGTTGGGGTTTGAGTGGATGTCCTTGTAGGTGTTAATGTTCTTGTTGGGGTGGATGTAAGGGTTTTAGTCAACGTTACAGTAGGTGTCGATGTTGGAGTTACGTCAACAAAATTGGCGGTTTTTGTAACTGTTGGTGTTGCAGTTCTTGTTGGTGTTTTAGTTGGGGTGATTGAGGTTCCTAAAGTTCTAAAATTATTAATTTTTAAAAACTTACCCCACCCGTTATTTAAAGGACTGCTTATTTTTACATTTAGTTGATTGAACGGTTCTGTTGAATTAACAATGACTCGGAATGCACCTCCATCTACGTTTCCGAGCTGGCTACATAAAGTTGTACCAACAATTTGATTGGCGGCGCCATTTTGACCACAACACCCTTGGCAAATTCCGACAAACGTAGTACCATTATTTGCACTAAACGTAATCACATCAGTTGCTTGTAAAGCCCCAAACGATAATGCGATACTTGTCAATAAAGTCGAGGAACTCATGGTGTAGTTACCCGAAGTATCAGTTAGAGAAGTTAATATGTTAACTCCACTAATATTACTTGAACCTATGCATGACGAAGGTATAATCGCAAAACTTTGAGTTGACATCACTTGAGATACCGACTTTACGAATGTTACTCCACTTATAGTTACTGAGGTTGTATTTGGAATATTTATATTGAAAGACGCAGCACAATCCCAATTACTTGTTTTAGTTGGAGTTGGTGTGTTTCTTGTAGGAGTTGGAGTTGGTGTTGTACTTGTTCTTGTAGGGGTTGGTGTAGGGGTTGGTGTAGTAAAATTTTGTAAACAAAGTGCCGCATTTATCGTATTGACCATTTTCTGTTGTGGTTGAGGTCCGAATATAGGTTGTCTTGTATTATAAGACATAATTGTCGCACCTGACGCTATACATGTACCGTTAGTTGGGTTTTGTATAGTTGTACCGCCAACGCAAGCGCAATTTGCAAGACCTGAACAACAATCTAAACAACATGTACCCGCAACATTTGTGCTACCTATTGTGTAGTTACAATTCCAAACCGAACTGAATGTATGAGAACATCCATGAGTATGACCAATTTCGTGAGCACCCGCAATTACATTCCACCCATTGGCATTTCCGTAGTAAACACTTAAATTACTACCTCCATCGACATATCCTTCAGGAGGTGGGCTACCAGGACTGACAGTTGTTGGTCTTAACTGATGGAAAAGACAATTATAAAAATCGGGGGAGCACACACCCGGAGTATACGCCGAGCTATATCTAGCACTACCACCAACAGGATTGGGCCATCCGACTGTTAACAACATTCTAACATCTCCATTGAAAGTTAAATTATTATTTTTATAATATTGCCTATAATTTTTTAATGCGCAGTCTAGATTACTTGTGTTCGCGGTGCATGGTATTGTATGACCGTAAGTCCTATATGGAGACTCGCCCGAAGTCCAAAATTTAATCTCACTCATTGTTATCGACACCCCTTCAGCGGCATGGATAGCGGATATAGAATTAAATAACGCGGTGATGTAATTAGTAGTTGCCTGTAAATCATTACCAAAATATTGATATATATCGTAATCAACCTCCAAGAGATACCTCACGTTTTTGTTGGCAACCATGGTAACGTAAGAATTCAAATTCTCAAAATTAATGTTAGCCATAATCTCACCCTCAAAGTTATTAAACATTTCTTGGTTTGGGGAGATGTAGTTATCTAATTCGGGAAAATCAATATTGTATGTATTACAATCATGTTTAGTTTCCTCAAATACTTCTTGGCAGTGATGAGTAAATCCACTGATGTTATTAATATCAACAACTAATCCTTCATCTTGTAAGGACCCACTGAACCCTTCGCTTGTAATGCTTAAAGAAACTGTAGAATTTTGACTACCAACAATAATACCTTCATAATGTTCTCCTAATTTTGAATAAAGTGTCTCTCCGAATTCATTTGATATTCTAAAATCATTTTCGTAAATATTTCGTCTAGTTAGATTAACATTTATGACCCCATCTTTAAATGGTAAATCAATATTTAATTTTTTAGGTCTTTCGCGTAAAATCCTATTTAATTCTTCTTCATTCGTTGTAAAAGTTTCATTAAGGTTAATATTTTCTATTATATTACCCATAAAAATCTCACCCTCAGTTTGAGTTGGGGTGGGGGTAGGGGTCGGTAATAGACAGTCTGAACATAATCCAACAACATAGAATTCGGCTCCGTCAAACGCGTTTATTTTAGAATTACCTACACAAACTCTAGAAGATTCACCTATACCTAATTCAACAACTGGTTGTTCAATTCCACTACAATCGATATAAGAATATGAACCATTCGCTAATGGAGCAACAATTTCAAAACATTCACAAACAATTGTTTCAGTTGGTGTTGGAGTTGGGGTGGGTGTTGGTGTTGCAAAGAATACTGAATTTTGATAGTAAGTCGTATACGTTAAACCTGTAAGATTTATGGTATTACCAAAAAATAAACTTTCACGATTTAAATTTTGAAAATCATCAGGAAGAATTACTTGGGTAGTTCCCGTAAATTCACCAACACTCAAAGTTACACCGGTTGTTATTAATACAGGACTTCCAACAATCACCCCAAGTAAATTTGAGAACGACATTGTAAGTTCCTGTGAAAATAATCTATTTGATGTTAGAACATAATCTATAACAACTGACCCTGGATTTATAAATCCTTGTAGAGTTAGAGATAATTGAGAGTCAGTTACAGTAGGTGTAGGAGTAGGAGTACTTGAAGGTTGAGGTAATGGCACTGGTATAGGATTACTGCAACAAGCATAATCAACTATGTAACATGAAACGTAATCTAAATCATCTAATATAAATGACTCGGTTATGTTAACATAAAGTTTTTCACCTAATGTTAAAACATTATTACCGTACTCATTTTTTATAACAAACTCACCCTCAAATCTACCCTCTTTTGTTGTGTCGGTATTTTGAAACTGATAGTATATAAAATAGTTTGGGTATTCGCCGCCAACACCTGCAGGTTTGTTTGTTATCTTTGGGGTACCGTTTTCAACATTAGTCATTGAAAAGAATAAAGATGACAACTCTAACGTATTTAGAAAGTTGTTATAATCGCTTCTTCCATTGTCAACAATGTTAAGTTTTAATAAAGGAAGGGTCGCGCCTTTTTTAATGAAAAATTCCATCCAAAGATTTTATTCTATAAATACTTTGGTAAACGTTTTAATAAGTAAAGATTTAGACATTGTAATTATATAATTAAGTACAGAATATATAGAACGTATTAGTAAATGGCTCAAGACTCAATATAATTTCAGAATTATTTGGCTCATATAGTATACTTCCGTTAGACTTACCACTATAAGTCCCAAGTACTGATAATCCTTCATCAGTTAGTGTTGTTATGTCAATCTTAATTAATCCAAACACATTGTCATCAACATTTAGAATATAAAGTTTGTTATTATTTATATCGATTGTCATACTTGTATTAGTTCCACTGTATGGAGTTAAATCTACATAAGATGTTGCCGAACCTACGGCGTCATATATAAATAATCTTTGACTATCAACAAGTAAATACGTATAAGAATTAGTATTGTCATAAAGTAATCGTTTACCATATCCACTATAACCTCCTGATGGAATAGTATCTGTACCAACTATATCTTTGGCCGTTGGGTCAATATACACAATCGTGTCTCCAGTAGAAACAATCCAAAACGTGTCATTAAGTCTGGACCAAGCGATATCACCATTAGTGGTTGCACTAACATTAACAGTATAGTTAACTAATTGAGTTGAAATGTTTATTTGTTTATATTCATCATTAACCCCTATCATTCCTATAAAAGAATTGGTTCTGTCTACATCTATCTCAGTTGGTTCTATAGTGGTGGATATTATACCTGAAGTAAGGTTAGTTATATCATAGTAATCAACATACTTTAAATCCCCATCATGTCCAACATAAACATACTTATAAGTACTTTGCGCAAATGTCATACTAGCATAAGTTACACTTCCACCACTTAATGAATTTGGATAAGTATCAATAGTTAAGTACGAACTATCTAATACAACCGTGCCACCAGTGGTAACCACGTAAATGTAATTAGTATAATCATTGTAACCTATCCTATAGATAGGAGAACCAAATCCTTTAGTTCCAACTTGATATGGACAAATGAGTGGTGATGGTGACGCGGTTGGTGATGGCGTCAAACTTATTGTAGGGGTAATTGACGGTGTTAAACTTATTGTAGGGGTAATTGACGGTGTTAAACTTATAGTTGGTGTTATACTCTTTGTTGGTGTATTAGATGGCGTATTTGTAGGAGTTGGTGATGGACAATTAGCATAACTAATACAATAGTTTTTACACACGTCTAATTCATAACCTGAAGGACAAGTATACCCGCTTGATAAATAAACTCCCGCCATACTCTGAACTATAGTAGCCGCTGTTAATGCACTTGTACTGTAAATTATATTAAGGTCACTTACTGAAGTTGCTGCGGTTAATTGGGATAGAGTGTTATCATAAATCTCACATCCAAATGAACCTATTGAGTTGTCATTTAAACCATAGACCTCAACTGTATGCGCTCCTGAATTAACAGTTATAGGATAAACGTGCCACCACAAGAATGGTATATTTGTATTATTATACGGACCAATACTAGAATTTACAATCTGTACTCCGTCGAGTCGGATTCTAAAGTCATTATCCGCCCCAATACCTATGTAATATCTCTTGTTATCTGTTGCACTTGTAAAACAGAATGTATCTCCAATCCATATATCAACAGGTTGCCCTGAGTTTGTCCAAACTCCAGTTCTATTTAATGGACCGTTATTAACATTTGATGTATCCCATACCGGTACAGTTGTCGATGTCGCATCGTATACTGGACTAGTACCACTTAAAGTGAATGTTATAGGATAGAACAATGTTCCTTGCTGACTATATACCAAATCACTCTTTCTTGATAATACTATTGCTGTGTTTGTATTAATAATTGAAGTGGTTGCCGAACAAGCCAATTGAGTTGGAGTTTGAGTTCTTGTTGGGGTTACGCTTCTTGTTGGTGTTGAAGTTATGTCAAATTGAGGGGTTTGAGTTATAGTTACTGTTGGGGTTGGGGTTGGGAACATCGTATTAACATTTAATTGGGTCGTTCCGCTATAAAAATATGGGTCGTAAGTAAATCCACTAAAGGTACTTGTTCTATCTAAAACACTTGGGGGTATTTCAAATATTATTGATGTTGTTCCACTAACTTCACCAACGTTTATTGACACTCCAGTTTCAATTGGGAATGGTCCATAAATTGTTGTACCCAAGGTATTTGTAAAGAACAAATCAAAATAATAAGTTAGTGGTAAATTCGATACCAAATTGTAAATAATTTCGAATGAATCAACATAATAAACAAGACTTGTGCTCAAGATTAATTCAATATTTTGAGGGAATATGGGGGTATTAGTTGGGGTTATACTAGGTGTGATAGATGGTGTTGGGGTTATTGTTGATGTTACGGTAGATGTTGGGGTTGGGAAAACATTGGTCTCCACAATTGTAGTTATACCACTCAAATAAGGAGGGTATATCGAGATATTAGTAAAATAACTTGTTTTATCTAAATCATAAATACTATCTTCAAGTGTGACTAAAGTAGAACCTGAATTGGGTCAATATTTGGCACAAATTCGGCATTGTTATCTTCCACTAATGAAGAACCTCCGAAAGATATAAAATCAACCGTACAGGGTCCCGAACAAATACAACTAAGTGGGTCTTCACATGATGTTTCTCCACATCCGATTGGGGGACAAATGAATGTCTTTTCGGCGGTTGTTAAGTCATATCTTATTCTCATATTTGCCCCCGACTGAGAAGAATAAATATTCCCATTATATTGCCATAGTGCGGTTGGGGTACAACAAGCAGGTGCTCTAAAATTAAGTTCCCCCGTATCGTAAATGTACTGCTCAACATTGAACCCTAATGGACCATTGTTTGTCCATATAAATTTACCTGTACTTGTAAACATTAAGTCACTATAATCATCCGACTGATTGAACGGTACTTGAAATTTCAAAGTCTCAATAGGGCTCGATAATGACGGGTCAATATTTATTTCAATAACCCATTGTTCAGCGCCTATTTTTCTCGTACTAATTAATGTAGTGTCATTTATATAAGTTAAACCTTTACCATATGATGAGCCAGTCAAGGTAATTGTTCTTATAAATAATGTATTATAATCTGAATTTATTATTGAATATTCATTTATTTGTGATGAATTAGGTGACTTCGTCCAAACGTATCCTGTATTAGTATTCAAATCATATGAGTGAGCCAAACCGGTTGATAACATTCCTTGAATTGATTCACCTGACTGGGATATTAGTGGTTGTAATGTGTTGGATACAAAATTATATTTGAAAACTAAATTATAATTAACACCATTAGGGACTGGTTTATATTCTGCGGATATTAGAATTGAAGTCTCGATTATTGGTGATGGTGTTGAACTTATAGTTGGGGTTGGGGTAATATTAGTTGAGGTCATTGTAGGAGTGGAACTATTAGTTGGTGTAATTGTTGGGGTTTCGGTATTAGTTGGTGTAATTGTTGGGGTTTCGGTATTAGTTGGGGTTACTGTCGGAGTCTCATTTATAAATCCTGTAGATGAAGTAACTGTCGGAGTCTGTGTATTTGTAACTGTGGGGGTAGGTGTTGGGCTACCGCAACTCTCACTAACACATGGGCCATTCGACACTACATTGATTCTAATATCCTCAACGTAATCCGTGACACAAGTTGTAAATGTACTTCCTTGAGTACCATCAGGTGTTAATAATTTTGATTTTGTTTTTTTATCACAAGTATTGAAAGTAATAATTACATCGTAATTAACAGTATTTCTAAAGCTCGTACAAAAACAATTAGGGGTTGGTGTTGGGGTTAAATTTGTTGCCGTTGGTGTTTGAGTCAAATTGGTTGATGTTGGTGTTGGTGTTAATTGTGTAGATGTCTGTGTTCTTGTTGGGGTGGGAGTTTTAGTTAATGTTGGGGTAGGAGTTAACGTTGGAGTGTCAGGATACTGGTAAAATTCAAACTGGTTGCAATTAGCGAAAGATTCACTATCATTTATATACCCAAATTCTATTGTGAATTGTGAAACCTCAGTCAATGTGTGTGGTTGGTATGGGTCAACGGTATATACTATATGAGGTCCATTAGGTGATGACTGTTGTGAAACTATATAAAATTCACCATCATAAATGAATATAGAGGTACCATTCGTATACGATAATGGTAATGTAAAGGAATAAAGAAGAGTCGTGTTAGCAAAGGTCCCGTCACAATACCATTGTTGTATTGCACAATCGGATGAATTTTGTTCTACAACCAATGCAAAAATTAAATTATTTGAACCCCTAATTATTGTTTTTGAAGATAACCCATTGGGGAAATCGGATAAATAAGTAATTGTACCGGTTAATTCATAAGTTAATAAAGAATAAGTTTCTAAATTTTCTTGATTATAACCTTGTGAAGTAAAAAATACTCCTTGTCCATTATCCATAGAAGTTATACTCTGATAAGGATTTTGTTCTATTGGATTAAAAATTGGTTCGGGTATATCATACGTTGTTAATGACCCATCTATAATTTGATTTGTAATATAATCAAACTGAAAAGTTATTAATAAATTAGTTTGAGAAAAATATATAAACAATAAATTACTTACATTAGATATTGCAATATTTGTCGGAACACCTAGAACTGGTAATACCATTTCATAGATTATGTCCCCCGACTCAACCCCATACCCATATAAAGTACCTGTTATTAAACTGAAAGAATAAACCTTACAGTCCGCCGAATAAGGATAATCGGTTGGTGTTATTGTTGGTGTGGGTGTTTTGGTTGGGGTTAATGACTTGGTCGGTGTGTTACTTGGGGTTTTAGTGTTGGTAGGCGTTTTAGTTGGGGTCTTAGATGGGCATGGATTACATGTAAATCCTTGGCTGCAATCACTGCATTCCGCGCCCAAAGTAATAATTAAATTAGGATTGTTGTTGAATGCGGTTACCGAACCAGGAACATAACAATCACTAAACGTTGTGTTACCATAAACAACACCCACCGTTAGTGTGTTTGTTTTACATCTACGATAAAAATAAAATATCGGAATAGAATTATATGGACTAGTGTTAGTTATAGTATAACAAGCACAATCGGATTTATAATCAGTTGATGTTGGAGTAACTGTTGGAGTTTTTGTTTTGGTTACGGTAGGGGTAGGTGTTTTAGTAGGTGTTTTAGTTATTGTTGGGGTTAAAGTAGGTGTGGGTGTTAATAAAATTTGGTTAGGGTTAAAATTAAAAGTGTTACAAATAGGGTTTGAAGATGTGTCCCATATGTTTGATAATGAATTATTGTTATTAAATACTAAACTATATGTAGGTATACCATTAGAATTTGTTGAGGATGTCCATAATTGATTTAATGAAACTTGATTATTAACAAACCTATAATATTTGTTACAGTTTATGAATATCCCGTCCCACCAGCCTTCCCAAGGAACATCAGGCCATGTCGCCAAATATTCGAGCTGATTTGTGTTCATGTCAATTTGGAAAATTGTATTTGAACTACCGTTCTGTGTATATGTTCCACTATATCTAGTACCAATAAGTCTATTATTAGTGGTCACTAATAAACTTGTAATGTCGTCGGCATTAGTAGTAATTAATGGTATAGTGTAAATTGTATTAACTAGAGGTACGGTGATGTCAATATTTGGTGTAGATATATCTATTGTAACAACTCTTCTTGGGTTTGTTCCCCGTCTAGTACTTAATAAAGTATTTGAATTTAGATAAGTTATCGACTCTCCAATCTCAAACTCATTTCCTGATATGAAAATATATCTATCAAAAGAAGGATTGTAGTTTGCGTCAAGCGTGTATTCTTCTATACGTACAGGGGCATCAAAAGCAATCCACATTCTTCCTGTGTTTGTGGTGTTATCGTAAATGTGAGTAAGAGAATATGGTAACCCTGTTAAAGTTAAACTCATCAAAGTTGATGTACCATTCGATGGGTTATAGATGGCCACCCCTGTAGGTCCAGGAGAACCATTCGGGAAATCATTTGTTAAAACTAAAACTTTACTGGTTGTACAACATTGAGAACATTGAGTGGTTGAGGTACATTCCCCTAATTGGTCTGCCTTGTATTTAAAAGTTCCGGTTATTTCTCTGGCACAAATTTCATATAATGATTGAGTTGTATTTGTTATACTTTGATTTTCACCCGCACAATCAATATAATGAATCGCACCTAAATAACCTGAATTATCATAAGTTAATTTATAACAATAACATGGTACATTTGGTGTTACGCAACTATAATCAGGAGGACCGCAAACTGATATTTGAGTAATATCGACTATTGAGCTAGCTGAAATTGAATTAAATCTTATACAATCATTTATTGTTTCAAGGGGGCTCAAATAATCTGTAATTATTTCATTCTCGCAAGTTCTATATTTGACTATTGCGGTTACATCTGTTCTCGTGTTTGTTAATTCATAGCAGTAACATTTGTTTGATGGTGTTGGTATTGTTGGTATTGAGAAATTAAAATATATTAATTCAGGATTAATGTATAAATTAGAGGTCACTGAAAAATCTATAGTAGAATAACCTAAGGTAAGATTATCAAAATCGACATCTCTTGAAACTGTTACAAATGTTGATGTTTCACCACTATTTAAAGTAAGTCCTGTGGTGATAAAGATTGAGTCTCCGGTATATGTTTGAAGTATGTTTGTAAAATTAATAGTAACTGCGGATTTAACAGGTTGAGTTGACGTAAAGTTATATATCATATCGACAGAACCTGGTGACGCAATTATATTTACATTGAATCCCACCACTTCACAAATTTCTATATCAATCACGGTACATCCTGATATCGTGGCTATTTTTACAGACGTATTATCACCGTTTACAATGACCCCGTCATTATACCAAGCTTTATATGGGCCATTAGAAAGAAACAAAAAAGGAGCGCCAGGGTCATTATTAGGACCGCCCCACCCATTAAACCAAAAAGATGGACAGTTACATGACGTTGGGACTGTAGAATAAAGTCTACTTCCTATCTCTACAGGATAAGGATAAACACCAAAAGTTTTTTGTTGGGTTGATGGAGTTATTGTGTTAGTACCTAAAGAAGGGCAATATTGACTTCCTTCTGGAGTTTCAGCGAACCCAACAAATGACTGACATGCCTCTTCAGTTGTACCGGTTGTAAATAAATAATAACCTAACTCTGCGGCAACACAGGTGTTATTTACTGACCAAGCTTGGGTAAAAGTTTGAACCCCAACTTGGGGAGGTTGACATGGTGACGTTGGTGTAGGTGTACTAGTTTTAGTAGGAGTTGGTGTAGGTGTAGGACACAATACGGAGTTACAAACATATTTACCATTACAAAATACACAAGGTGTTATAGAATATGTGATTGTTACTTGAGCATTAAAACTATATACTGAACCTAATTTGAAGCATGATGGAGGATAACTTGTATTAGCGGGTAGCGTATAAGTTTGGGGTATTGAAGAATCACAAGTTGTTGCTGTAAATGTGATAGGTTTGTTCTCATAGTTAGTTATATAATGACATCTACATAATTCACCCAAAGGTAATCTAGATGGGGTATTCGTTTGTGTTTGAGTCGGAGTCGGTGTTTGTGTTGGTGGTGGTAACAAATAAGTTGGGTTACAAAATAAAATAGATGATGATGAATCTTGGTTTGTTGTAGTAGCGTTAACTTGGGTAAATTGGTAGGGGTAATTAGGGTTTATCTGATATAATCCATTGGATGTTGTTGCGAACAAGTTACCTTGGTATTCGAACAAACCTCGTATATTTGCTCCTCCTATATTATATAGTACTTCTATTTCTAAATTACCGGTTATAAAATCTAATTGTAATAATCTATATGTGTTCGTATTATCTACCGTAGAAACTAATAAATTAAAATTGTTAGTTGCTATTATATCCCCCGAAACCGCTTGTTGTCCTGGTAATGAATATAAATCAACAACAGTCATTAATGGTGATGATAATGAAACTATTACTATTTTTTCCTGAGGACTGTTTTGGTTAATTCTGATTGAGGTCAATAAAGTTGTATCGTTCAAGGCAAAAAGTCCAGGACTACTACTCTCTCCAAATCTTATGGATGTTACTCCACTATCAACACTTTGGACATATCTTGTATTGTACGTTACAGAAAATGGACACAGAGATAAATCCCACTCTAACAAATACCAGTTGGTTGGGTCACTTGTGAAAAGGAAATTAGATATCCACAATTTGTTAGGGGTATGAGCAATTGCGTTGTAATTATAACTCGTCCCTGGATTAGGAAATGGGCCTCCATTTATGTATGGTAAAGTTATTGAATATTGATTTGTTCCATTATATAAAGTTATTTGTGCTAAAGGACTCAATAGAATTGGTGTACAATTATCAAAACATAAAGAGCTATCTGTACACAAATAAATAAATGACCCAGCCCATCCGCCATCACCACTGATTACAATCGATGTAAAATCATTATTAGAATTTACATTAAAAATACCCCCACCTTTATAAGGTGGATATGGTTCGGCCCCCGAATAAATTGTGTTACCAATAATCTCACTATAACAACTATAATATGAAGTTATTGTTGGGACTCCTTGGTCAGTCATTATATGAAAATTTTCATTTCCTCCCCATCCTGAACCCCATATTACAATTCTAACATCATTAACTTCTGAAGCAAAATTAAATGTTACAGTAAAGTGGGTTGACGGATTTCCAGGTGTTGGGGTGCCATCACCGTGTCCACAAAATAGAGCTTCGATGTTATAAACGTTTATACAATCTTCATAACAAATAAAACTATCTTCTGTATTATCTTGAGGTGAATACACCACCACGTCTCCAGTGTATTCATAAGTAAATGATACATTATGAACAGTACCCGTAATAGCGATATTACATCCCTCGGCATCAGGAGCACAAGGAGTGTCAGGAACAAAACTTTGAGTTTGGCAAACCAATAATGATGAACACCCGACCACAACTCGTAAATTTGAATTATATGGTTGAACTTGATTTAACTCATAAGTTTCGGTATCCACACTCCATAACTCATTAAAATTTTCAGAATATGTAAAACAATAAAATGTCCCACAACTTTCAAATATTCCTTGGTATGAATTTTGAACATAATTATTTACATCTGGCCAATAAAAAAATGTTTCATAATCGTTAGTCGTTATATCAATTTGAAGTATTGTATTGACCGCCCCATTCGCCAAAATTCCGTAATTAGTCGCAACTATTTTAGAGTCAGAAGTAATTAATATATCAACAATTTTGTTAACTCTACCTTCAGAATCAAGAGTATTTGGTAATTGTGTGGGTTCGAATGGTGAGTAAATACCGGTAGGTATCAAGTTCGCATCAGGAATATCACCTGTATTATTTATATTTAGAAGTACAAATTCTTCGTTTACCCCAAAAAGACATAATGTTAAAATTAAATTATTTTCATTGTAAAGACTCAACCCGTGACCAATTTCTCGTAATCCATTGAGCCACGGTATATTAATTCTACGGTTATATTGGACGTTATATGATGAATCAATGTCATACTCTTCAATATATTGGTCCGGTAAATTATCAGAATTTAACCCTTTAAAACTTATCCAAATTTTACCATTATTAGTGATAGGACTAAATTTATGGGCAACATCCAAAGCTTGATATGGGGGTGATGAAACAGGGTCTATTGTTAAAATGAGAGTTTGATTACCGGTTAGAGTGTTATAACGATATAATTTTGTAACATTTTCGTCTATTTCACCGGATATTCCAGTTGTAAGTACTAAATTATGAGACGCCGAACAACAAAAAGAACAATCAGCTTCGGTGGTACAAGTCGCATCTAATTCAGTATGAGTATAATATTTTTCACCAAGTCTTTCAGAAACACACAACTCAACAACAGAATCAGTTGAATTATCAGATATTGTATTATTTTGACAATCGACATACCTTATCTGACCTATTTGAGCACCATTACCTATATAGTTGTACCTGTAGCATTTACAAGGAGTACCAGCCGTAAAACATAAATAATTAGGACCGAAACATTCCTGACTCACACCGGCAATAACTCCACTTGATACATTATATTGGTTGGTTTGAATACAGTCTTGGTAACTACCATTTGGTGAAATTGATGTTTCGACTGGTGTACCATTACAATGGGTATATCTTAATTTTGCAGGTTTACCTTGAGTATTAATAAATCTATAACAATAACAATCTCCTGTAAGAACTGATGGAGGAAATGATTGTTTAATATCTATAGAATCTGGGGTTAAACTTGTAGAAGGTGTAATTAAAACATTATCAAAATAATTTGCCAGTGTTAAATTACTAAAATCACCATCAGTTACAACTTCAACCGAGGATGTGGTCTGACCTCTATTTATTGTAATTCCTGTAGATATTGTAATTGATTCACCTGTATAAGTTACTAAAATATTTTCAAATAATACCGTAGTAGTCGCATCGACAGGTTTACTCGCGGTTAGAGTATAATCGGCAATAACGGAGCCGGGTGAATAGTTAGCATTAAGTTCAAATTCATATGGAGTATTTGGACCTGGAGGTCCTATTACACAGCATTGGAATTGTCCTACAAAACATTCATTATAGTCTAAATCATCTTCTAAATTTGAATCTTTAATTGTGATGTTTAGTTTTTCTCGTATCGGAAGAACTAAAGTACCTATTTCATTCTTTAAAAGGAATTGACCTTCATATTTACCAACTTTGTTTGTTTCTCTTTTGGTAAATTTATAATAAATGTAATATTCGGGAGGAGAGTTTGGCTCAATAAATTCCTTCTCAACATAGCCTGCAAATTTGGTGTTAATTTTCATAACACCAGTTTCAGAATTTTGCATCGAAAAATAGATAGTCGAGGTCTCTATAAAATTCATAAAATCCTCATACGTACCCCTACCATCTTTAACTATCTGCATTTTCAGCAGTGGTAAAGTGGCATTTTTCCTGATTACAAACTCCATCAAAAACTTATTTGATTATAAATACTACGAGTTATTAAAATTCAGAAAATTAACTTTCTTTTCTTAACGACCCGTCGTAATGCTCAAACCTGTTATGTTCTGTTGGGCTAGCCAATAATAAAGCCGGCCTGAGTTTACCCTTTTTCAATTCTTGGTACATATAACTCATCCATGTTTGTTCATACGGATGAGCCCACTTATCGGTGAGGAACATTTTCTTATTACCGTCTCTTGATACTATTTGAGGCCAATTACAATAATATACTTCACCTGTTACATATGGTACACCGTCATATGATTTTACATTATCGTATTGCGCTCTTGGAGCATTTGGGTCGGTACCCATTTGAGGTAATTTTGAATAATGAGGCCAATATTGCTCTCTTACATTTTGAGGTACATTATACCAAGACCATTGAGTTGAATTATCTCCGTAAAATTCCGAAAAATTAAATTTCAAGAAGTCAAAATTTTCCTTATTTATAATTCTCAATGTTTTCTCGTATAAACTCTTCAATTGTCTAGGGAAACCATTCCTACATGTACTTTCGTTTCCTGTGTAGAAAAACATATCATCCTCGAAGAATAGATAGTAATCATATCCAGTTGCTTCAAAGTGTTCGGCGATAAACTGACGACCTCCACAAATTCCTAAGTTTTCTTTCTTGATATGCTCAAAATTATATCTCTCACAAAGTTCAGTATATCTTTCGAACGTAGAACTATCTGTAGAGTTGTCAATCAAGAATTTCATTGGTTTATGTATGAAGTCCGCGTCATACAATAACATCGAGTCAATCAAAGTTTCAAATTGTTTCGGACTATTAAAAGTTAAAACATATAGAGCGGTTTTACTTACGTCCAAATCACTCAACTGATTAACTTTTTCAGATTTTACTTTTATTTCAGAATTTTTTAATTCCTCAAAAAATTTACCCATCAATCCACTTTCGTCGATTTCGGAAAAACCAACCAATTCGGGATATTTGTAAACTAAAATTGTAAATAAACTCTCCTCAGTACCCATGAAACCTCTATCTAAAGTCTCATTCAATAAACTATAATAGATTGCGTTTATTTGACCGATTGTATCTTTTTTACCACCAAAGAAACCAGCTCTTGCAACTTTATTAACTTTAGCTCCATCACAATATTTTTTCATTTCTTCATAATCGAAACCATGAATTTCTGAATTTGCTTCATATGGAAAACAAACAAAATGAAAATCTTTAATTAAATCAGGAAGTTTTTTTATTACTTTATCGTGTGTAAAATAACCGGCGTGTACAGTATTAGTTAAACCCGCATCAATCCAAAATAGATAATCTGAATTAAATTTATCTAATATTTTTGCATCATTGAGTAAGAAGACTTTAGACATTACTAAAGGATTATACATCTCTAATTTAGCTTGAGTTGATTCGGTAAGCCACCCTACCTGATTATACCATTTTGGGTTGGTTCTTATCTTTTGAATTTTTTCAAAATAATCGTTTCTTTTAAACCAACTTAAATCCCTAACTATGAATTGTGTATTTTTTTGTGTTCTATGTTCGAAAACTATTTTTTGTAATTCAATATCACCAAAGACAATCATGTTATCTTCAGTCTTTAAAAGCTGTACAAATTTTTCGATATAATGCTCAAAACTTCTAGACCATCCATTTTCAAGATTTTCTCTACCAATCTCCCAAAGACCTGTAACCAAAGTTACGATTTTATTTGATGTATAATTTTCAACAGGTTGTTCAGTTTCAATCACAACTTCTTCAGGAGTGGCGGCAACTTCTTCAATTCTCTCTCCTGTTTTAATCATCATACCAACCTGCTCACATATTTCAACAACGTTATATTTCAAACCTCTTTCAGATAAAAAGTCTCTTACCGCAGCATCAACACCAGGTAAATCAGCTCTCATAAAATCATGAAAGAAAATATATCCCCCATCACTTACCTTATCGTAAATTTTGGTCAAACTATCATAAATTGAGTTATAAAAATCACCGTCTAAAAAGGCGAAAGATATTTTTTCAGGAATTTTGTAATCAGGAATATCCTTGAACCAATCCTTATGAATTATAGGAAGAGGAAGATTATTATTTTTAAAGTTACCAATTAAAACTTCTTCGGTAGTTTTAAGAGTACCTGGTTGCCATCCTGATGACTCTTCCCATTTTGTAAGTTCAGGTAACCCATCAAATGAGTCATATACGAATAATTTTTTTGTTGAATTATATTCTACAAGAGTTTTCATCAAATATTTTGATGACTCTCCTACATAACATCCTAATTCTACTACGTCACCTTCGACATTTTTCTCAATGATGTCTATCAAATTAGTGACTAAACACCCAACTTGTTCTCTGTTTATAATAATTGGGTCAACTTGATTGTTGTGAAAATTTAATATTGTTTCTAACATATTTTTACCAAATGTTTATTTTATTTTCTTCTACGCTGAAAGGATTACCATGACCTTTCTCTATTCTAAATGTAACCTTTCCATTATCAGGTACATAATTTTGTACAAAATTCAAATTATTACCTATCGCATGGCTCATTGTCCATCCCAAAGATTGTACCCCCCATCTTGTAGAGTCCGCTTGCATTGGTTCTCGATTTTCAATGATAAGTCTATCATAAATTCTACTTATAAAACCAACATACATTTCTAACCCTTGCATACTTTTAACTTCATATATTTGGTCAAAATATTCGGTTTTATGTTTCTTAAATTCTTCAAAAATATTATTCACCTTTGTACTTGAGAAGAAAACGTCAGTTGACATATTTTTGTATTCATACCAAAAGTTTCCCGCATACGCACAATCAGTTTTTTCCAATTCATCCAAAATTTGAATAATTTTATCCTCATCAAGCATCCAGCTATCGGCCGACAGTTTGACCCACAAATGAGCTCCATTGTCTTTAAGATAATCATATCCTCCTAATAATAAATCTAAATCAGCTTCGGCATAAGGACATCCGTGTTGATGACCGTCATCACCTCTTCCATTATTTGGTTGGTATACTGTTCTAAAATGACAATTAAAATTATCATCATATCCATTATAACAAATCGCATAATTTACATCAATCTTTTTATATGACTCGATAATTTGAATTAGGTGAGGAATATAATCCTCTCTAGTGTGACAAGTAATTAACATGTTCAACTTATGCCTGTAATTACCGTCGTATATTTTTTCAGGTACTACCTCTTCAACAACTTCTTGATTAACAACAACTGTAATATTTTCAGTTAAAGTTTCTTGAGGTTGTTCGACTTCTTTATAGGTATAAGCTTTGAATTGTTCATATGGATTTAAAAACTTGTGACCAAACTTAAAAGTAAGTTCTGAAAGTAGCATCAAGTCTCCGCATTCGTGAGCCATATTTAAATCATCAATTGACGCATCAAATTTTACTCTACCAAAAAATACCCATACGTTTTGTTCTCTTACATTAATCTTTTTAGATTCCGTACCGTCACTATATTTTTCCCAAGTTGATAAAGCAAGGCAAGTATTTCTTACCTCCTCACTCGGATTAGAATAAAACTTCAATATCTCTATTAAAAATTTTTCATCAATTAAAACGTCAGGATTACATAGTATATTAATGTCATTGGGATACACATTCATGACTTGAAAAAACTCGGCAAAAGGTGGTGTATTATGACCTTCCCTAATAAAAAAAACATCGATTGGTAAACTTTTATGTTTATCTAAACAATAATCAACTTCTGATTGTTTTTTATTTTTTCTATAATTTTGTTTTGAGGTAAATAAATTTATATTCATAAAGGATTATTTTTAATGTATTCCTCTCCGTTTATTTCTGGCTGGGACTTACTTTGTCCTTGGTATCTTTTAGATGCGTCTGTGTGACCTACATAAGGACCTTCACCTATGTTACCGTACAAGTAGGTACCCCAGTTATCCTTGATATCTCCCCAAACATTTTCTTTTATTTGATTTCTATAATAAGGTATCATTGTTTCCTCAACATTATGGCTTCCTTGGTGAGATGTTCCGACATGGTCATTTTTGATTATATTGTAAAACCATTCTTTCATCTTTTCCGTTCTGAAAATTGCGGGATTATTTGACCAACGACAACTTGTAACTAAATTACATTCACCTACTCTTGATTCAAGCTCGAAAGGAGTTATTGCTCCTGTAACATCATCAGCAATCTCAAATCCTCTCATTTGATTATCGTCTTTTGAAAACCATACGGCGTTTATGAATTTGTGATTATTAAATGCCGATAACAAGGAAGAAAAATCAATATTTGTCTTGTCAAGAAAAACCCAATCATGTTCTAATAGTAGGAAGTATGGAGTTTTAATCTTATCAATAATATAATCAATAGATGATATTAAACCTCCGTGACTATATGATATTGATGCATTCAAGTTAGGTCTAGTGTCTCTAAAGTAAGCCGATAACTTTATTTTTTGGTCGTTTATATCAACACCGTGTTCATCATAATGAACAAATATCTTACACTTGTTTAGAACATTTGGTAAACTGTGAAGAAGATAGTTTAAATAATATATTGAGTTCTCAACAAAATGACCGGTAATTATTACAGTCAAATCTTTCTCAATAATATTATTTGTAAAATTATTACTTGGGTAGATATCATAAAGAAACTTATGATATGACCCTTTTATCCATCCGTCATAATTTACAGGTCCTGCCGGTTGGAGAGTTGAAACCAACCCAATTCCGTGATTTATTGTTAAAGGTATTGTTGTAAGTGTAACAAATCCTTTATCATTTAATAAAGGTAACCAATCATCAATCGCGGTAACATCCCTTTTATAATTTGAATTTTTTAAAAGATATCTGTAAGCTTTCTTTTTAATCAAATACGCCCAAGCACCTGTACTTTTATTGGCAACCGCCAAATTATCGGTAATAGGAATTAGTGGTCCTTTCGGATTACAACCAAAAGTTAAAACATCCCATTCTACGTTTTTTAAATCTTCACTAACTCTTTGTAAAACATCGTTGAATTTTTGTGGAGAACCATTAGGATAATAACACAAATCCTCAATCATAAAATCATCTTCAGCCACAAAGATTGTTTCATAATCCTCAAGTAATGAAGTTTCAAAAACTTTTAAATGACTTTTAGTGCACGAAAAGTGTCTCCATTCATCGGTTAGTGCTGGAAAACGATTTAGACCCTCTATATCGTATTTTTTTATTTGATTAACAACAAGTCTAAGTCGGTCAGTACTACTATCTAAATTGATGAAAAATCCTCTGTCGGCAAATTTAATACCATTAATTTTAAATTCTTTTTCCTCATTAACAAAATGAATAGGTTGTTCAGGAGCTCTTAATTCAGTAATTTCAGGTTTTCTCATTTCTATATCTTCAGAAGGGACCGTGAATTCAAAATTTTTTTTTTTAGATATTACTATTACATTAACATCGTAGTTCTTATAATTAATCTCATTTTCATCGAGATAACTACAAACTTTTTCTCTATTAACTACATCTTCTATAATGTATAACCCACCATCGTGTAACTTGTGATAAAAGTTTGTTAAAGTTTTAATTTGGAAGTTTGGGTCATGGTCACCATCATCAATGATAATATCAAAAGTGCCGTCCTCAAAAAACTCATCCGCCCTTGATTTGTCTGTAGAATCAAATAAAACAGTTTTAATTCTTTCTTCCTCAATCAAACAATCAGGTTGAATGTCAACACCATGGATTTGGCTGTTTGTAAAATAGTCTCTTAATCCCCTAAGTGATGCTCCTGGTTCGTAACCTAAATTTCTTTCTTTCCATCCATACATACCACTTGGTACGTGACTCATTCCATCTAAAGGAGTTTTTGAGACTGTACCTACACCGATTTCTAAAATGTTTAAATTACCATCCTTTAAAGGTTTAAATAATGACTCATAAATTAATGTATATTTGCTTTGTACTTTAGGAGAAAAGTATTTAGACATTAAAAATGTTATAGAATTTTCGCTATGAGTACTTTGATTGGAATTCAATGTATTCGAAGATGGTATTCCAAAAATATAAGGTTCTGATTTAGTTGACTCAACCATAATATTTTCCACATTAAATAAATCATCACTTATTTGTGGTTGGGTGTTTGGTATATTTTTTTTAATAAATAGACCATCAAATGTATCTTCTTCTACAGGAGCTAAAACTTCTTCTACATCTTCTTGAGAGTTTATATGCTGATTACCATAAGTGTATCTATCTTCAGACACATGGTCAGCATAAAACGGATAGGCTTCTGATTTTACTCTAAAACCTGATATCGGAATACTAAATGATAGATTACCATGAAAGTTACTTTCGTACCCAAATCCAAATTCTTTCTTATAACCAAATTCGGCAAACTTGTGCCAAACTTTTGTTAACTCTAATATTTTTTCAGGATTTTCCCCGATAAAAATCATGCATGGCCCGTCCATAGTATGAAGCTCTTCATCTTTAAACTCTCGATTTAAAACCTCAAAATACTTGGGGTGTAAATGAAAAACTTCTGATGTTGATTCTTTAGAGTAGTAGAAAACCGCAGCATTTGTTTTAACAGTATTAGGCTCGTGATTTCTAATTATAGTATTAACAATTTCTTCAGTATTTACATGTTTGTGAAACACAGTATCTCCATCCACATATATGATATAATCAAAACCATCTTTAGCCGCTTGCTCAATCACAAACCTCCTCAAGTTCCAAGGGTACCTTGCGGGATATATTCCAGTAGGGTCCTCAGGAAGTAATTCATATTGTAAAGAATAATCATGAGAACTTCTCAATTCATTTATATCGAATATTCTAACATTTTTAATATTATCATACTTCTCTAAATCTTTAGGACGATTAGTAGAGATATAATAACTAACATCATATTCATATAATTTTCTATCCAAAAAATCTTTTAATGTGTTTCTTTGAATTCTTTTTGTATAATTTGGATAATTAACGTCTGTCGCGAAACAAATTTTCATATATATTAAAATAAATTACCGGTTATTCTTTCACACCATCCTTTTGATGTTGAGTAAGGCCATACAACCCAATACTTTGGTTTTGTAACAGTTTGGAATTGTCTCCATACTTTACAATATCCGTCAGGGTCATTTTTCATTCTTGAAATTTCGCCGGGGTCGGCATCTAATCTATACAATGTTTCATCGTTTTCCCCGTGGAATGCAACTACCCAAAAATCATAATCAGTTTCAGGTACTTGAGAATAACCAACATCAATACAGTGTTTGAAAATTGATGAGAATGACTCCATATATTCCTCTTCAGTTTCAAAATTCTGTGGATTTGGTGGATAAAGTTTATCTAACGTATATTGTTGTACACCTCTCTTCTTGAAATTGATTCCAGCATATTTTTCATAATCGGCCAAAGTTCTTTCGGTACCAAAACCGTATATACCCATATCAATCATTTCCTCACCATCCATTCCGAATAATTGACGATTCTTTTTGTGAGCATGGTTATTTTTCAGGTGCCATTCTCTGTCGTCATCCCACTGCTTGGTTCTTCCTTTACGAGTATATTCGTGCCATACTAAAACTTTATGAGGGTGGAATAAATCATATCCGTGAGTATGTGCTCTTGCGGCGATTGATATCTCTTCTCCGTGGAAATAGTATTCAGGGTCGTGTTGCACTTCCGTACTGAATTCCCCAACGGAGAACGCAAAGTGAGCGGAATAGAAACGAGCGGTTACTGGCTTCTTCATATCTTGCCAACCCGGTAATGTTTCAGGTAAGAAGAATACCGCACCTTCGGGAATAAAACGGTCGAACACCATTCTCCATGGTTCTTGGACTCTAGCTGCCGGGTCGTTATCAGGGTCAAATGATGAAACATAGGCGGTCAGCAATGGTTTTTTGTGACCATCTTTTTGAAGTTGTTTAACCATCTTAATAAACTCATCATCCCAATTCTTTTCGAATCTCATGTGTGAGTCAATCTGCATGGTGTATTCTTCACCCTTATAAAGTTGTTGTACTTGGTGACGAGCCCAACAAACACCTTTAGAATCACTATATGGAATATCTAAAATTCTAAATCTTTTATCCTTTCTGTATTTATCGAGATTATCGAAACCATCTTCTTCATGGAATTGTCTTGCAATACCAAATACTAAATTTTTAGGTCTTTTTGCGTTCTCTAACGCACTTTCAATAGTAGGGATAAGTTGTGGGTCCCTGTACGATGCGATTTGAATAAAAATTTTCATTACAATTGTTTTTATAGAAAAAATATTAATTTATGTTAGATGGTAAATAGTAGTTTTAATTTACCAACAAGTTATTATTACAATACCTTGACCTCCCTTTCCACCAGTCCCTCCTGTTGTACCTGAACCTCCTCCCCCACCACCTGAACCAGGTCCTCCTGGGCCACCATTACCGCCATTCGACGTTTCAACACCTGCACCACCACCGCCCCCCAAACTATAAAACCCTTTTAGTCTATAAAATCCACCCTTACCATCA